TCTGGATTGGCTGTAGTCCCTGACTATCTGCTGTTGGGGTACGCAGGAGTGTGCGGCGAGCCATTTGCCGCCGTCCTTGTCCGTCTTGCTTGCCCTTAGAAAGGTGAGGCATTTCTGCGCCTGCGCGGCTCCGAACGTCTCGCCGCGTTCGTATCGCGTTTGGGATTCGTCCACCATGCGGTTCCATACGTATCGGCACGCGTCCCATTCGGCAAGCAGATAACGTTCGGCCTGCTTGCCGGGGCGTAGCCTGTATTTGTATCGAACCTTCATGGAAAACATTATATCACACCACATTTATCTACTTATATGACGCGACTGCCATATAATGGCAGACATGGGAAAGATGGACAAAGTGAAACACAACAACAACGTGACCTACAGATGCCACTACCACGTCGTGTGGTGTCCGAAATACCGGCGAAAGGTGATAACCAGCCTCGACCCGAAACTCGACAATCCGCCAATCGACGGAGACCCCGGACCCGTGGACGAACGGCTCAAACAGATAATACGAGAAGTCTGCAAGGAAACCGGAAACGACATACTCGAACTGGAAACCATGCCCGACCACGTGCATCTCCTCGTGGACTGCGACCCCCAGTATGGCATCAACAGGCTCGTCCGACTCATCAAGGGCAGAACCAGCAGATACCTCCGCTCGGAATTCCCTTCACTCAAACGCCGCCTGCCGACGCTATGGACGAACAGCTACTTCGTCGCAACCGTGGGGGGAGCGCCACTCTCCATAGTGAAACAATACGTACAGAACCAACGCAACGTATAAGAAAAAGGCGGCTCACCCCAGTCTTAAAAGACGGGGCTTGCGCCGCCAATTTCGGTCAATCAGGCGTTAGCTTTCGAACGGAAACAGGAAAGGAAGCATGTTGCTCGTGTATTCGCTGAATTAGGTATTGACAGGCAGAAGGCAATCAATCTTCTCGTCTTTGAATGGGATACAGGTAGAAGAGACGCTGAAGAGCTGATGTTGGAGGCTCATCGCATTTACTGGCCTTTGGAACGATTGAAACGCCATTTGAGAAACGAGGATTGGACCATGTCCGAAATCAGCGATTTTCTTCACGACTATGAAGTTGCGCGACAATTGAGAACCAATAGAAGGCTGTCTGATCTGACCGCTGCTGGTCTAGTCGATTGGCTCCAAAAGAATCAGGACTGATTGCATTGCAATGTGGCCTATCTGTCTTGTACGGGATCAAGGAAGACTGGCCACATTGTTCTATTCTTCTGGCTTGCTGAGGCCGACTCCCGTCTGTACGCCGAATTCGAATTGTTCCAGCTTGTCCGCGAATGTATCCAATTCGATTGCCGATACACGGCCGGTTATGCTTGCACCGTGGTTTGATACCCTGATGCCATAACGATTTCCTCCATCGTCCCAAACATCGAATCGCAGGTCTTCTATTCTCTCTAGTTTGTTCGCGGATGGTTCCTTAAGCACGCTGTCGATAAGCGTAAGCAGCGTATGTGCAGCATTCGGAGACAGATTCAAACGGTAATGCAGCAGACCATCATCAAACTCGATTTTGATTACGTTCGAATCGAGTCTCGTGCAGTTCAAGGAAATATCAGGCATATTCCCCAAGATATTGGCAAAGGCAGACCGGGTTCTTGGCGTGGACTTCTTTCGGAAGAAATACGGGCCAAGAACCCATGAATGTCAGTGCTTCTTCTTTTTGTTTCCGCCGTCGACCCAGTCGAAAGCGGTCTTGAATGCTTCTCGTGCGGTGTTGGTCTGATCGTAGTAGTCGCCGCCCATGTCGCTTTTCTTATAGTCGATGACGGTGTTGTTCACGTCTCCGCGACCGTCTGAGAAGGTGACTCGCCATCCTTTGCTGCCACCTAGGTAGAAGAGTTTCGCGCGACGATGGTTGTTATCGGCGTCGGTTGGCCACACCTGCGGGTACGTGTTGCCGGTCAATTCCAAATCGGGGTGGCCTTGGAGAGCCATGTTCGCGCCTTCCTCAGCCGACTGCGGGTCACAACCCTTGGACTCCAAATACTCGCCGAAGGAATAATCCATGTCATCCGTGTAGGTGAGTTCCGGATTGGTGAGATACACTTCGGCATCACCATCTTCGGCGGCTTCACTGGCAAGTTCGGACATTTGCTGCGGGTCGTTCCAAGCATCCTCGTTGCCATCCATGTAATCGTTGCCCCATGCGATATACCGGTCGCGATCCAATTCCGGCAGCTTCTCGAACTCCTCACGGCTGACGTACAGGCCGGATTCCACGCGATAGCCTTCATCATCGGGGCCGAACTTACGTTCCGAGTACTCCCTGTTGGCGATGTCGATAAGCTTCTGATCCAGTTCCTGCATTCGCTTCACACCGGTCTCATAGGTTTCAACCGGCGCGCCGCCGGTATTCGATTGCTGATTCTGTTCGAATCGTTCGAGTACGTCACCGGTCGGCATGCTGCTGGTTTTGCCTTCATCCGCATAAGTGCCGTCACGGTTTCGACGTTGCTGTTTTGCCTGTGCTGATTTTCTGGAGTCGACCATTGTTTCTGCCTTGCTATCTTTTGTCGTTTGTCAGAACGTTGAAGAATGACCGCTGCCGTTCATCCAACCATGTGGGGGAATGGCCGGCGTCAATATCCGATTGCTTGATCAGGTACGCCACTCGGTTTGGGGTTGAGCTTTTCGCGTCGCGAAACTCGTACACTGTGTTTCCTGTCGGAGTGTTCCTTCGGTGTATGCGCCATCCGTCGATTGATGCGTCATCCTGTTCGTCGAATCCTCCGGAGAAACCTACATAGGGGGAGTTGTCTTGGAGTGCGTCCATCCCTTCGGCCCACAGTTCACGATTCTCTTCGCTCATGGTCCCGTCGTAATAGGATGCGGGCGGAGACACGACGGATGTTTGCCGCTCATATTTTTCCAAGGCGTCAGCATTCGGGAACCCGGCTTTTTTGTGTTCGTCCTTGAACCGGCCGCTCTCGGGTTCCCTCAGTTGGCGTCTCGCCTGCGCTGATCTGACCGTATCTACCATTTCTGCTCTTTTCTGCTAATTGTGTATGTAGTCGAATCCATTCGAGGCCAGGGACTCTCGCTCCCTCGCTTTTTGCCATGCTTTCCATTTCCATGGCTGCCAAGGTCTACGGGGAGGCGTCCCGAATACCGGATGTACCGTCAGCCGGTTCAATCCGGTTCCGGATGCCTCCATCCGCGCGATCGGCGCATCGTATTCGCCACGTTTCTCATTGGAACGGGTTCGCCATGTCTCCAGATCGTCGGCGACCTTTTCCATCTTCGGGAGGTTGATATTTTTCGATATCGGCGTTTCCAATCTGATGGAGGTGGTGGGGGATTGGAATTGCGTGTGACGTTTCATGCCGTGTGTCTGGTCCGGCACGTCTTGCACGGTGAGCGTGGAGCCTGGTCTTCCGTCCACCGGAATGGTTCTGGAGCTCGCTTGTCTTGCTTTCGCTGGGGGTAGGGGTACTTCGGTGGTGGGGGGCAATGGCGGCCGGGGTTGCTGTTCGTATTTTCGTATGGATTCGTCGGTTGGCATACCGGATTGACGGTGCTCGTCTCGGAATCGTCCGGTGTTGGGGTCTCGCAGCTGTTGGCGGGCTTGGATTGATTTGTTGGCTGGCATGTTGTTTTTTTTTCGTTGGAAGGGGCTGTCGTGTTTTTTTCTGGTTCCACGTTATCTATTGTTTTCTGGTTTTCTCCTGTTTCTTCGTTATCTCACCACCAAGATATCTGTTATACTGAGTATGTCCACATAAAGATAATGAAAGAGGAAACCAATGGCACTCACCATCGAAGAACAACACGAAACCAACGACCTCGACCACGACATCCTCGCCACCCGCGAAGTCACCTTCATCTGCGGGCACAAGCGCGTCTACGAGGACATCAGCGCCTGCCAGAAAAGCTGGATGGAACGCTGCCAACGGTGCCCCAACTGCCAGTACAAGCGCGACAAGGCATACGTCGAAAAGCTGTCTGCCGAAATCAACTCACCAGAACTCCTCGAGATGTGGCTCAAAGAAACCCCTCCTACTAAGACCAGCAAGAAAGGAGCATAGTCTAGGTATCTAATATCTATTCATATTTATGCTATACTATTCAATATGACCTATTTCAGCCTGTCCGAGTTTCTGGAACGCACCGGAGTGAGCGCTTCGACCGCCTATCGGGCGGAACAGCGGGGCGTGATCAGTCCGGCGCGCACGGACGGCGGGCATCGACGCTACTCGCAGGAGGACGTGGCGAAACTGCTGGGATTGCAGCATCAGAATCCGGAGAAGAAATGCGTCGTCTACTGCCGGGTCAGCAGCGCCGGGCAGAAAAGCGATTTGGCCGATCAGAAAAAGGCGATGATGGACTTCGCCACCGCCAGAGGCTACGTGTACGAGGTGTGGGAGGAGATCGGTGGCGGCATGAACCTCAACCGCCCAAAGTTCCTGAAACTCGTCAACGGGATCATCGACGGTGAGATAGGCGTCGTGATCGTGGCACACAAGGATCGGCTCGCCCGGTTCGGATTCGACCTCGTGAAGAACCTGGCCGACGAGTACGGGGCTCAGATCATCGTCGCCAACCGCACGGACATGAGCCCGCAGCAGGAGATGGTGGAGGATCTGATGAGCATCATCCACACCTACTCGTGCCGCCTATACGGTCTGCGGAGGTATAAAACAAGCCAGGACCTCCTCGGCGACGGGAGCAGGGAAGACTGATGCAACGCACGTTCAAGACCCGGTTGAAGGTCAATGACCTCGAGTCGAACATCCTCGCCCAATGGTGCGGGGTGAGCCGCCTCGCCTACAACGTGTGCCTCGACCAGTGGAACAGGGACTACGAGAACGGGGTGAAACACAACTATTATTCGATTAAGAAATGGTTCAACTCCGTCAAACGGGAGATGTTCCCCTTCATCACCGGCGTCAGCAAATGGGTGCCCGAAGCGGCCATCAAGGATCTCGACACCGCGTTCCGGAACATGTATCGGCATACGGCCAAGCACCCGCGATTCCACAAGAAGGGCGTCCGCGACTCGTTCCGCATCGACGGCTCGGTGATAGCCGTGAGCGGGAAAAAACTGAAACTGCCGAAAGGCCTATGCCTGCGGCTTATGGAAAGGTTCAGATATGAGAATCAGGTGAACAAGATCAACAACGTGACCATCAGCCGCAAGGCGGGATACTGGTTCGCGTCCATATCATGTGACGTCGGGGAACCTGCGCGCGAAAACCAAGGCGCGGGCGTTCTCGGCGTCGACGTGGGCGTGAAAAGCCTCGCCGTCTGCTCGGACGGCACGGTCATCGACAATCCGAAGACCCTGTACCGGCGGGAGAAGCGGAAGAAGCATCTGCAACGCATGGTGGCCCGCAAGCAGAAGGGATCCAACAACCAGCGCAAGGCCAAGGCGTTGCTCGCCAGATACGAGTATCGGACGGCCGTGAAACGCGAGGACTGGCTGCACAAGGCGTCCAGCCGCATCGTCCGGGCCAACCGGGTATGCTTCATGGAGGATCTCAACGTCAAGGGCATGCTCTCCAACCATCATCTCGCGAAGGCCGTCTCCGACTGCTCGTTCAACGAACTGCACCGTCAGCTCGCATACAAGACCACGGTGCGCGAAATAGACCGCTGGTATCCATCCAGCCAGATCTGCTCCAACTGCGGCAGCCGGAAACCCATGCCTCTGTCGGAACGCACCTACCGGTGCGAACAATGCGGCATGGTCATGGACCGTGATCTCAACGCCGCATTGAACATACTCAACGTAGGGATGGCGAACTATCCCGAACTCATGCCTGCGGAGGATGACACCCCCGAAGCCACCGGCGCAGCCAGCCGGCAGGCGACGGCACCCGATGAAACAGGAATCGACCATCAAACACTGCGAAAGAACAGGTTTGAATAAGAATCGAAAGGCAGCCATCAGACTATTTAGGCAAGGAACCTCAATAAACACTGACTTTTCCGCGCCATAGCATCTTGTGTGAGCATGTCCAGTAGTTCACCTACTTTGGGTCTTGCAGCTTTTGCTGTCGTAGGATCATTGGTTTCTATGAAACGTCATTCTATGTGGACAAATAATCCTCCGGTGCCGTATGGCATCGGGGGATTTTTTATTCCAAACCTTGCATGATTTTTTTCATTTACATGTTATACTGAATATGTCCACATAGAATGAAAGAAACCACAATGAACACGTACAAGAACTTCGAAAAAAACGCCAACATCATACTCGCCATAACATGCGTCCTCTGCGCATGCTTCATGTGGAGAGTCACAGGGCTCGCAATGGTCATCGCATCAATCGGATTCGCAACCTCAGGAACACTGATGATTACCCACTTCGTGACGCGATGAGCATGTTCTGGATTGGATATGCCGCCGGATTCGTCACTTTTCCCGTCGTATTCGGCCTTCTGGCGTTGGGCTTCCTTCTCCTCGTCCCGCATTGGCCGAACCCGACATGCGGCCTGTCCTGCATTCCCTGCGATGAGACCCTCATCGAGGATGACAGTACGCGTACGGTATCCGGCTTCATCGCCGAACTGAAATACGTCATCCACGGTCTGACCCGCCGGCATCGCATCAACTACAAGGCGTGGATGAAGGCGGGGAAACCGAATCTGGGGTGGAAGCCGGTGGCATGACGGGTTACCTGATCTCAGACCAGTTGCAGGGTGCGCCCGTCCGGCATGATCGCGTTGACCTGAAGCCTGCCGCCGATGGCGTCGAGATAGCGGCGCAGCGTACGGATTTCGGTCTTGTCGACGTCGCCGGATTCGAGGCTGCTGACCCGCTTCTGGCTGACGCCCATGCGTTCGGCGAGCTGCTTCTGGGTCACGTCCTGCTGTTTGCGCGCTTCTTTCAGCTCATACAGGCGCATCTCCTCAAGAAGCTGTTCCTTGCGCTCGTCGATGGTCTTCTGGTCAAGGTCGTGATCGGCCTTGAAGTCCTCCAACGTGTAGCTCATTTCGTGTCCTTCCCATGTTGTTCTTCCAGCCACCGGATGTACCGTCGTTCGGCTTCGCGGATGGCTGTCTTATACCATTTGTTCCATTTGTTCTGTTTGTCTCCGCCGACCAATAGGACCGCTTTGCGTTCCGGGTCGAAGACGAACAGGATTCGGACTTCGCTTCGACCTGTCGAACCGGGTCTCAGTTCCTTCATGGAGCCGATGATGGAGCCCTCGATTTTCCCCACCAGGGGGCGTTTGAGGTTCGGTCCGCGTTCCCGAAGGAGGTCAAGGGCCGCGTAGACCTGGTAGGCGGTCTGTTTGTCAAGTCCGTCAAGCCAGTCCTTGATGGGTTCCATCTCTATCTGCCACATACCCATAAATATACCATATAAGGTATATAAAGTAAAGTCGGAAACGAGAAAAAGCAATGACCAAATGCAAGAAACCAACGCCGTACGATCCGAAGCTCATCGCCGCCCAATGCAACCCCGTGACCCTGCGGCTCGGCTGCGCGGCCGGATGCTGGAAGGGCGAGGACTTCGACATGTGCGGCAAACCGCCCGTGGCGATCCGCCGTTGGACGCGCGACGACGGGTACGACGATTGCGAGCTCCTGCCCGAGGAGGGCGTGTACGGATCCGCGTGCAAGCTGCATGCCAACCATGATGTCGTCCCGCTATCGGAGGTGTTGAAGGCCGTGGCCGATGCCGGCTGCTGGAAGCATGATCCGTCGCTCATGCCACCGCTATCGGGCGTATGGCCATACGACCCGATGCGCGTCTTCGCCTTATGCGACCCGTCCTGGCTGCGTCTAGGATGCACGGCCGGCGTATCCCGCGACGGGGACTACGAATCCTGCGGCAAACCCGTGGTCGCGATCCGCCGTTGGATGCGGACGGACGGCCCCGACTGCGAGGACATGCCTTCGCCCGGCTGGTACGGGCCCGTATGCAAGACGCACGCCAACCATGATGTCGTGCCATTGGCCGTCATATTGGACGTGATGACGGGAGTATCGGAAGAACAACGGGGACGGCGAATGATGGATGAATGCGAACGGCTGACCTATGTGAGCGGCGAGGCAGCATGCAATGCGGTCGATATCGCCACCGCATTGGGCGGCGGGTTCCACGTGAGCTTTCCGCCCGGCCGCGGCACTATGACGTTGATCAAGTATTTCCCGGACGGCTCCGATGTGAGCATTGAGGTTGGCGACGATCGGGCCGCCGCCTCGAACAGCCGGTTCGAAACCGTCGAATGGGATATCGAGGACGGAATACCACAGAAACTAGTGGACATGTTGCACCCTAAAGCGGGTTAATGCCACGGTTTTCAGATTTTCTTCAAGAATCGTTCTTTGAACGAATGATAATCGTAGTATCCGTCCGGTTTTCCTCCACCCAACTTCGGAACAGGAAAAGCCGGTCAATCTTCCAGAACGTTGTCTTAAAAAAGGATGCTGCGCCGATGCGAAGAATTAAGATATTCATCGATAACACCATTATTCCCGCAGACATATACGCCGGGCAGAAAATCGCTTTCATCTTCCTGCCAGCAGGCCGTCAAACAGCTCAAGGTCGTGAACAAGTCGTGCATCAAGCCTCAGTGGATAATGAGAACGGGCGTGTAATCAACGTGACCTGGCAGGCTAAAGGCTGGTTCAACCGGCTCGTCACCCGGCATTCGCCTCTTCTCCGACGCATGCTCGGACAACCCGACACCTACCGGTTCGACGACAACATCGCCTCTCCAGAATTTATTCAGGAGCGTGCAGATTGAGCGGGGCAGCACATAAGACCGTTCAACCAGTAAGCCGATCAGCCGTAAGAAGGAAGAACCGATTCCAACGACGTGTCGCCCTATGTCTGATGTCGGCAATGATTTTGTCAGGCGGAATGGCATGTCTTTTTCTGCCGCATAATGAAACCGCATACGCAGGTGAACGTTTCAACCAGTCCACCGCATTAACCACGGAACAGTTGACAGCATCAAGCATCGATGATGCGGCTAGCAGGAGCAGTCAAAGGGGAGACCTCACGGCGGACGGCACATGGGATATGGGCGACCAGCCGGACCGCAAGCTCACCATCATCCACGCGGACAATCCAGTGGTCCGTGACCTGATCAACGGGCGCGACGAGGATCAGACTCCGGCCGGATTCAATCCGGATCATGCGACCGGCGACACGGGCAACGCATACGCATACGGGCAATGCACATGGTGGGCGTACGTGCGGCGCACGCAACTGGGATTGCCGGTCGGCAGCCATCTGGGGGATGGCGGCATGTGGGCCGATTCCGCCAAGGCGCTCGGCTATTGGGTGGACGATACCCCCCGACAAGGGGATGTGATCGTGTTCAGCCCGGCGCAGGTCAACAACGCATGGGGGCACGTCGCCATCGTGGAGAAGGTCAACGGCGACGATTCCATCGAGATCAGCGAAGCCAATGTGAACGGGCAGGTCGGCCCGTTCCGACGCACCATCGAGGCGAAACAGACGCATGAATACCAGTACATCCACTATTAAACGCGCTCCCATTATCCTGACGGTTCTCCTGTCAATCGCCATGCTCGCCATGCCGACGATCCCGGCATGGGCGGCCGATGCCGATCCGGCTCCGATTTCCATGGCGAGCAGTGTCAGATCGTTCCCGAAACACCCGGACCCGCATCGTTCGTTCAGTGAGGCCGTATCGACCGACGTGGACGGCTCATGGGGTGGAATCGAAACCCTGGACGTGCCGCATACGGAAAGCCCCGAGGAACAGACCATGCGCATCCAAGCCGAACAGGTGCGACAGTCGCAGGCCGCGTCACGAGCCGAACCACGCACACCGGCCGCAACCCCGGTCATATCGGCGCCGACGACAGGCGACAAGGAGAAACCCGCCTCGGATACGGCCTCCGCCCTGGTCTCCTACGCGCTCCAATACCAGGGCGCGCCATACGTGTACGGGGGCAATACGCCTGCCGGCTGGGATTGCAGTGGTTTCACCCAATACGTGTACGCGCGGTTCGGCATCCAATTGCCGCACCCGTCCGGCATGCAGGCCACGGTCGGCACGCCCGTTACCGACCCGCAGCCGGGTGATCTGATGGCAAACGCGGGGCATGCGGGCATTTACATCGGCAACGGTCTGATGATCCATGCGATGAACCCGGTCGACGGCACGAAGGTCACGGCCGTCATGCCCGGCATGGGATATTATCATCTGCTCGGCTAGGGTACGCCTATACTGTGGTCAATCGTCCATCCGGCCGGCACGTTGCCGATCATCCCGTTGTGTTGGTCGTTTCCGTTGGTCTTCCTCCTTCATGCGTTCGTATGGTCGAGAATCCAATAGGCGATACTGCGGGCGGTATCCTCCGGCACGTCCACGTGCATGGATGCGTTGCCGGATTCGATATAAAAGCGGACGAGCCCAGGGTCCGTGAGCCGGTCGATCTCCAGCAGGTCATCGTCATCCTCGGCCCGGCAGTATTCGCTCCTGTCGTTCGCCGCCTGTTCACGCAGATGGGCGGGCAGGTACGGGTTGGCGAGAATACTGCGATGCAGTTCTCTGCTGTCGGTGAATGTCATGGTCATTTTTCCTAGTTTAGGGCGGCGGTGCCGGTGGATAGTGGGATCAGTTGGGAAAGTAGTGGGCTGATCCATGCCCATTCGGCGAATAGTAGCGTTATCCAGAAGAATAGGCAGGTGGTTGCACGTAGGATGATTGGGCCTGATTGGATGCGCCAGATTAGTGTCATGAAGTTCCATGATGTTGTTTTCTTCTGGCGGTCTTTGTGCCAGATGAGCCATGACAGGCCTGTGAGGATGCACCAGATTGTTAGTGTTGCGGTGAACAGGAGTTGGCTGACTGGAGCGTATTTGCTGGCTTTTTGGATGCTGCGTGTGATAGTGGCTTTTGCTTGCTGTATGGGAGTTGATTGTTTGGAGGCGAGTTCTTTTGGTATTCCGTCAGCAGTGTTGGCCCAATATTTGAACCGTCCGCGGACGATGAGTCTAGCACTCAGACTGTCCTGTTCATCTAGCGAGTATTTACAGGTGGTGAGTGTGATGAGGCGCGCGTCTTTTTGGTCTGTCTGGTCGGCGATGACGGCGGCATCATCGGGGGTCGTCATCCAAGATGATTGCATTTCATACACGTACCAGTGGTCGGCTGTCTGAATGATGATCGGATCCCCGGGTTTCAACGTGTCCGCCGGCCCTAGGTCACCGGGGGTGCGGTGTCCGGCGTAGGAGCTGTTGCCGATGCTTCCGGGCATGACGGTTCCTTGGTAGTGTCCGATACCGTAGTTGTCAAGGACTTTCAGATCGGTGCCTTCTTGGATGGCTCGTTGCCATTCGGCGCCGAACCGGGGGATTCGCATCCAGCCGATCACTGTCGAGTATTCGGGTTCCGGCTCGGTGGGTGGGTCGCCCGATTGGGGTTTGGCGATACGGGCTGAACCGTCAGTTTTAGTGGGTTGGGCTGTTTTGAATCCTTGGTTTTTGACGATGGTCTGTTGCGTGTGGATCTGATCCATTCCGTTGCCGATGTACACCCATCCGACGTGCATTACTAGGATGATGGCGAGAAAAATCGACATGCCTGCGAACAATTGCGACAGCCGGTAACCCACTCCTTGTGATTGTCTGTCTTCTCTCTTAGGAACGGTGTTCTCTTCAATATTCCGGAGCGAAATGTCTTCAGTATTGTGCTGAGGACGGAGTCGGCCTGGTCTTGAGGCGGCATGTCTTCCCATTAGTCTTTTTCCTTTCTTCCCGGATACGGTTTAGTTGACTAACTTCCGTTTTACCGTCTCACTGCTTGGAACGAATGCTATCGTCGTTAATCACCTTGTCGGAGGCCGCCTGATCCGCCTGCGAATCGGACCGGGATGTCCGCGCATTTCGCCGTCTCCAACAGGAGACGGAACAGTCGGACGGTTTCCTCCCTGCCCTCCATAGGGTCGAAACGGATGCCGTCGCCTTTCGACATGGCGGTCTCCAGCATGTACGCCACCTGACCGTCCGCCCCGATGAACGCGAGACCGGAACCGTTCTCCACCCACGCCTCGCGGATCGTGTCCCATCGGAAGTTCAGGTATCGGCCGAACGCGCGATACACGTCCGCGCCGACCCACATGGACCGGCAGCAGGCCAGGAATTCGGGTGATGTGATATTGATGTTGAAGCCGTTTGACGTATCGCCCATCATGAATCCCACCCGGTCGCCGTCCTTCCCCTCCACGAACGGGATAAGGGTGGCGAGGGTGACGGCAAGCAGGGTGAACCAGGCGCGGTCGCCGTCCTTCAACGGTGTCCGCTCCCCGTTCACGATGCTCATGTTGACATGGTTGAACGCGTCGACGATGGCGGCGGACTCCTCGAAGACGGCGGGAATTTCCCCGTCCCCGCTCATGTGGAACGTGCCGTCTGGGTCGAATTCCCAATCATATTCGACCGGATTGTTGCCGGTCTCGTCGTTGGTTTCTACGATGATGCGTTCGACGCTCATTGCTTCTCCTTGTCCAATACGGTTCTGGATACTTTCAGATATCGTGTGCCGCCCGACTGGCGTAGCTGGCGGTTGTTGATGCTGTCGATGACCGGGGCTGGGGGATCCGTATACGATTCATGCGCCCGGACGATCACATGATGATTCGGGTTGAACCCGGAGTACAGGTGCGTGATCGCGAAGGTCGCCGATAGTACGTCCAGATCCTTGAAATCGTAGATGGTGTCCGTTCGGAACCCGTCGATGCCGGTCGGCGGTTCGACCGGTTCGAGACCATGGACGCCGAACATCGCCACCCTGACCCTCATGTCCGGATCATGCTCGAACAGGTGCGCATATTCGTCGCGCAGCATATCATATTCGGCTATCGCCCGTTTCGCGGTCATCGGCATGCTCTCCGGGTCGGCAAGCATACGTTTCACGAACGCAATGCCCTCGTCGGTGATGATCCGGTCATGCTGCCCGAAATCGACCAGGCCGCGTTCCTTCAACGCGTCGAAACCATAGGGGCCGGTATACCACGAGTCTTCCTTGAGCCTGTCGACGGCGAAAAACAGCATGGCGTACTGGGCTTTCGTGATGCTCTTCATCGATTGTTCCCCGTCCATTGGCTCAGGTATCCGCGCACGTCGGCCGCCGTGCCCTCCCTGTCGGAGTCGAAGCCGTCCGGCTGCCAGGTGCCGTCTGACATGATCAGCAGGTCCAGACTGATGGGATGGTCTTCCGCACCTTGGCTTTGGAATATGACGGCGCCGGTTTCGACCGGGTCGCCGTTCGAGAACAGGTCATCCCAGTACACGTCATCCGCCTCCAATGCCTCGACCCTGCCAAGACCGGCGACGGTCTTCCGGTAGCCATCGAGAATCTTCCCGCGATTTCTGACCGCTTCGATCAGCCGACTTGCCGCATGCGTCGGATCGGCGGGCAATAGGGCGCGGAACACGCTTTCGCCGACCTCGAACACCAGATAGCCTGGATCCTTGGAACGCATGGCGGGAATGCCGTGCGAGTTCAGCAGGCTGATCGCATCACGGATATCGTCTCTCATTCCCCGCACCATCCTCTCCGTTTCGTCTCCACGTACACCGCGTCGCGCACCTCGGTGTCAAGCCACCCGTATTCGCGGGCGAGATGCAGATAATGCCCGCCTATCGCGTCGATGACTGATTGCAGGCCGGCCCGGTCCGGCACCCCGTAGTCGTTGGCCTCGGAATCGAATTCCAGCCAGTCGGCCTCGGATACCGACCTTGAATCATCATGTTCTCCGACGGCCGGCGTGGCCGACATGGGTTCCGGGCCTCCATTCGTCCGGGGCGGCATGTAGACGATCCGCCAGGATCGGGGTGCGGCAGTTCGGATTAGGGCATCGTACAGTCGGCATGCCCCGCCCATCCAGGGCCGGTTCCAACGGGAATCCGCAATACCGGCAACGGCCGTCCACCGGTTTAAGAAACGATTCTCCACTCGTCACTATTCACCTTCCCAGCATTGGAAGCAGATTGGTTCGCCGTATGCGTTCAGATGAACACAGTCGTCGCAGACGGGTCTTTCGCAGCATGCGCATAGGTTCATGGACTCGGGATCCGCCATCGTGGAACATACCGCGCATTCCATCAGTCCGCCTCCTTCCCCGCGTACGGGTTGAGGGCGGGGATGGGTACCCGGGTCGCAGACCGGCCTGTATACGGCGTTCGGCCGGCCTTTCCGGCCGCGGGCCGAAGCGCGTCTCCGGCCCGCCCTCGAATGCCGGGGTCGAGTGCGTACGGGTCCGATCGTATGCCCATCGACTCATGGCGTTGCGATGCCGTGCGGCCGTCCAAGCAGGACGATCGCGCATCCTTTGCCGTTTTTGAGGAACGTGCATAGCAGACTGTTCCAAGACCCGTCGTCGAACACACAGTACGGCAGGCCGGTATTCGGCTCGCGTTCGATGCGGAAGAACACTCGTTGTCCGACGTTGGGGAACGAACGGGCGCAACGGTCGCCGACGCGCGGATGTCGGGGCCGTATCCGTCGTCGGTGCGGGTGTCGTAAGCGAAATGGTCGAGCAGCCGGTGTTCGAAGTGTTCGTCAAACGGTTTCATAATCTGTTCCTTCCGAAATAAATCGCATTGTTTCGTGTCTCTTCATCCTCATCGTCAAGGAATCGTTCGGGCCAGAGCGTCGCGGCCGCACGGCGTATCTTGACCTTGGGGATGTTCCTCCAGTCCTGTTCGGTCAGACGGTCCACCAGACCGATCAGCTCCCATCCCTTGCCGGTCAGCGTTTCCGTGTCCTTGTCGGCCAGTCCCTTCTCGGCGAGCGCGGATGGCGTCTGCGGGTAGAGGAATGCGGGATGTTGGGTGTGTCCGGCCATGCGGAACAGCGTCCACCATTCGCCGGTGGTCAGCTCGGGGAAGACCTTCTCTTCGGTCATAACCTATCGTCCTTCCGCCTGTTCACGGCGTTCGTGCTTGGTGCCGTGGGATTCGAGTTCGGGCTCGTCGTCAAGCCACCGATTCGCGTAGTTGCTGGTGTGCTCGCCGTGCAGGGCGAGCAGGATGCCCGCGTGATAGTCGCACAGATCGATGCTCCGGTTGATGATCCGGGTGCGCGTGCCGCCGAAATAGGAGCCGTCGTCGTAATTGTCGTTTGCGATGATCGGGAAGCTCACATTCCAGTACAACGGGTTTCCGGCCAGATTCGCGCAGCCCTTGATGTCGCAGGAATGCCGTTCGACGGCGGGCTTGGTGATGTTTGCCATTGATTAGTCCTTCTTGTTTTCCGGGATGTCGCTGCCGTAGCGTTCCAATGACTCATTGATATCGTGCACCAGTTCGCGTAGATATTCGACCTGCTCCTTGTCCTTCTGCTTGACGTTCATCGCCATCCTTGTTTCCTTTCTGCCTTACTGCGGAACGTTTTCTAACGGCACGAGTTCGGCACCGGCCTGTTTGGCGTGCCGCTGGCAGACGCCGCCGAAGCTTTCCCCGTCGCCCTCATCCGGCCATCGGCGGATTGCCACAATGGGTTTGCCGCACGGGTACATCCAACCGTCCGAATCGGTCACGGTATGGGCGCAGCCAATGTCCATGAGTTCTTTGAGGTTCAACATGATTCATCCTTTCCAAAGTTGAATGCTCTGCCATAGTTTGAATCGCTCGGCTATTGCCTTCGGAGATTGCCCAAACGCATTCTCATCGTCCTCTCTACCTTTCCCCGCAATCCCAACGGTCGTAGCATGCGGGGCATTCGTATTGCGCGTATTCGGGATTCCACTTGGCGTGCTCACGGCATACCAGACGCCAGCATGCCTCACATATCTCGCCGCAATCCGTGCAGTTGACGCGCCCGCAACAGGGGCATTTCCTCGCATGCTCCTCACACAACGGTATGCCGCAACCGCCGCAGTGGTCAGCCACGTCATCCGGCTCGTACGGGCCGTGGATTGAATCTTCGCAGGTTTCGTTCGCGTTCATGATGGTTCCTTTTCATTCCTTGCCTAACAGGTCAAGTCCGGCGCATACCGTCTCCCATACGGTCTTGTCGTCGAATGCGATGAGCATGCCGGATATGCTGTATTCGCTCGCATGAGGCAACGCGTCGCCGCAATCCACGGCCGCACGCCAGGTGCCGTCGAACATGCCGTAGTCGTCCAGATCGCCCGTATACGACACGTCCGACGGCTTCGCATGGCCGAGCCGTCGGAATTCCTCGTCGGTAAGAAAGCGCCATTCGCGCGTATCGTGCACGCGCAGGTTGTCTCGGTTGGCTTGCAGTGTAGCGAGTATCGCCTTGCGGGCGGTCGTGTGGAAAGATGCTGTTTTCATGATGTTCGTCTCCTTTTCGTCCGTTCTACGTGCGACGCGAATTCCAATGCCTTCTCGCCCTTGTCGGTCAGCGCGTCGAACACTTGGTCGATGTAGTATCTGCGTTCCAGCACGCCCAGCTCCCGTAGTCGTTGCGATTCCTCCGCCGGTTTGACCACGCCGTACGGTTTAAGGTCTTTCAGGATTGCGATGTCCCGCCCGTCCAGCAGTGGCGGGTCGTCGGGTTCCAGCAACGCTTTCAGACGGTTGGCCTTGTCTTCCATGTCGGATACGGCGACGGCCAGCGAATCGGGCATGGGCGTATCCGTACCGTCGCACAGGCTCGCCCACTGTTTGCGCTTGTCTTTCGCCTTGTCGAGGTATTTGTTCGCTGTGAGGGTGATTATCCGCACGCGGAACTCGTCGAAGTCGCAGACTCCTTTATGATGGTCGTAATCCCGCCAGACGAAGGTGCCATCCGGACGAATCGAGCAGGCGAGGAATACGTACACCTTGTTAGGGTTGCGGATGTCCGCTACGTAGTCGGAGTATTCCGATTCGACCAGAGCGAACTCCACGCCTTCCTTGCTCAACCTGTCCAATAGGTCGCGGACGGATTGCAGCGTCTTCTCGATGTTCAGCATGGTTCACTCCTTGTCCAGTCGGTGCACGTTGGACAGCATGCGCGACGCGGCCTGACGGCGCGTCTTATACGGGGTGCCGAGTTCCTCGCCCAGCAGCCACCCCTCGAACACGGACACCGGGTCATGTCGGGCGGAGTATTTGTTGTTGCAGGATTCGCACACATGCATGTAGTGTTCGGCCATGTCTTCCACATCCTTCGCCTCCTGTTCGTCGCCAAGCGTGTTCCGGCACCATTCGGCGGTCTTCTCGAACTTGTCTTTCAACCGCATGAGACGGTCGGTGCGTGGCATGGGCGCGGCCAGCAGGCGGGCCAGTTCGTCCAATGCCCGTTCCTCGCCCATGTCGGCTGTATCGAGGACGGTGTTATCCTCGACAAGCTCGTACCGCGTGCGGACGATGCTGATGGTGTCGCTGTCGGGAAGGTTGACGGTAATCTCGTATCCCGCTTGGGGGTCGAATGCGGTGATGCGTCCGAACTGGTGGTCGTTGTGCACATGCCAGCCCGTCAGTGTGCGGGTGACGGTGATGAGGATGTCGCGTGTTTTCATTTTGTCAGTTCCATTCCTTCGGGGCGACGACAATCCAGCCGTTCGACAATGGGTAGACGGTGCAGGGTTCGTCCGACATCAGTCAGCCCTCCACATTTTCGGTCTTGATGACTTGCGCGTCACTGTCGCTGAGTTCGACCTGTTCGCCCAGCCGGTATTCGTAGGCGTTGTCGAGGAGTTCGTTGATGGCATCCTGTTCGGTGGAGTCGTCGTTGAGCTCGACGGTGAAGGTGCCTGAGTAGGTTTCCTCGTAGTTGATGGTGTAGCGTTTCATGGCTTCCTCTTTCTTTTTTTATGTGGACATATTCAGTATAACAGGCAATTCGTGCTTTGCAAACAGAAAAGCCCGCCTCCCACAAAAAAGGAAGACGGCTTTCGTACAAGAACAAATCAGCCAAGCAAGGGCACGGTGTAAAACCCGCTCTCCGAATGCATCAGTAGTGACCTGTCGCCGATGGGAGTGCCGTCGCTCATCGTGGAGAAAGTGTCGCAGAACCACGCATCATGCTCAAGCAATACAGTCGGAACAGGCGTATGCCCGACCACCTGAGTCAGGCACATGTCCCCGTCTTCGGCGAACTCGCTGCGATCACACCATAGGGGAGAAGGCGTTCCTGCGCCGCCGCGCGCCGGGCCGATATCCAACATGGGTACCACCATTGAAGTCGGGTGAAGAAGCATCTGGTTCAGACGGTCGGCAATCTCCCCAACCGGCTTGTTCATGTAATCGACGCCAAGCCGTCTGCGGCCCCATGCACGGGTGAGACCTGCATGCGTGGCTAGGATATTCCCATCCGTCCACGCGAGATGGAACGGAATATCCTGCATCAGCTCATGCACCCTACGGTGCGCGCCCGGCTTGAACCCGGACGCCATAGCGCGCACCCGGGCATAGGAAGTGGAGCCCTGCTTAAGGAAGTACGGCACATCATGATTGCCGAGCAGCGGCACCACCTCACGTTCAAGGGATTCACGCCGATACCATGCGGCAAACGTATCGAAGAACCGGACCAGCCCGTTGTTCGACACGTTCCAGTCATCGCAGATGTCGCCCAATAGCACGATGCGTTCCGCATGCTCTCGTCTGGCGACTCGGGTGATTAGCGGCAACAGGTCTGCTTTCGCATGCAGGTCGCCGACGAACAGGGTACGGGTCACGCAGCAACCTCCATCGCGGGCAAAACCTCATAATTCGAGTCGGTCAAAACAATGCGACCTCGCGAAGGAATCAGATTGGTCGTGTTCACTCGGCTATTAAGTCCGTTCGCATACCAAATCACATACCGGTGCCCCTCATGGACGAGACGTACCGGAATGTTCACGTCATCGGAGTCGATGACGCTCAGCACCGCGATCCCGTACTGGGATTCGACTGAACGGCGCAAGGTCTCGACGGGAACCCAATCATAGGTGGCGAAACGCCAGCCGAGGAACGCGACGAGGCTTAGCAACGTCAGCGCCGCCAAAGCGGTCTGACCAATCAGGATAAACGTGACGATGAGCGCGAGAATTCCCAGCCCCTGCATGATCTGGATCATCGCGGCGTGCAGGAACTCTTCGACGGTGGCGGGAAGCATGCACGCGAACGGACGCGACAGGGAATTGCTCTCCTTTTCCTTATCTTCCACATCGGTCTTTGCCTCGACCTTGACCGTTGGGGTCTTTTTCACAGGGTGACGGCGACGGCCAGCCGGTTTGACCGATGGTGGCTGCTGCCTCATGTCCTCGGTCTTCGCGTTCGGATCGGCGTGGGTCTCGTTCTCGTTGAGTTTGCGTTCCATATCATTGATGGCGTTTGCCATATTTCTTGCCACTTCTTTCTATCGGTTGTCGTCCGGGGTCCTATAGTCGTGTTCACGCACCTGCCGTTCACGGTTGAAACAGTTATGCAGCAGGTTGACGGTGCTGAAGTTCGCGGACTCGTCGTCGCGGACGGCTTGTAGGATGCGCTGCCGGTTGTCCCAGATCAGCTTGTCAGCCTGTTTCTCGGTGAGGCCTTCCAAGTCGCCGTCTTGGTTGAAGTGCACGTACTTGTGCTTGTCGGGGTCCCATCCACCGTACTTGCGGGCCTCTTTGATCTGTTCCTCGCTCATGTCTTCCAGATGCAGGTCGTGGGGGTTGATGGATGGGGCTATGCGCAGGTCGCCGATCGTGGATTCGCCCTTGTTCTGCTCGTCGTGGTTGATGGTCTGCCATGCGGCGGCCTTCAACGCGGTCATGTTCTCCTCGTCGGGTTTGAAGAAGATCTGGTCTCGGATGGCGGAATCCATCATGTCGTGGCGTTTCTCCTCCAGTTCAGTGTCGAGGTCGAAGTCGTCATCCCCGGATTTTTCGGCGAGATCGTCCACGAGGTCGTTGTCGGTGAAGCCCCAGTCGTCGCCGTGGATTTCGGTCAGTTGGCCGCTGTCTATGCGTTGGCTGAGGTCTTCGGTGGTGATGAAGTCCATCCTGTGGTTCACGTACCCGTCATGGTCGATGGACAGGGTGGTTTCCCCGTCTTCGTCGCCGTCGCTTTCCATTACGGAGTAGGCGTGCCAGCCGGCCGGCACCTTGTTGCGGTCGATTCGCCCATCGTCCAAGGCGTAGCCGTTGAGGGTGGATCCGTCGGGCATGTCGAATTCGATATGGCGTGCCTCGTAGGGGTCGTCGAATGCGCCGGTGGCTGTGAGCAGCTGGTTGAAGTCAGGCTCCGTGTCGTCGGTGAGGAGGCTGGCCACCTGTTGGATTTTTGTGTCGGAGGGGAGGCTGTCCTGCTTGTCTTCGTCCGCGAATCGTCCGTCCGAGCTGCGGCGTCGTTGGCGGGCTTGGGCTGACTTGTTTTGGTTGGTCATTGGAACTCTCCTTCTATGTGGACATATTCAGTATAACAGGCATATTGTCGTTCGGAGACAATTCTAGGGGTCCGGCCTCCCGTTTTGGCGAGAAGCCGTGATGTCGCGGAATCGGCAATACCTGTTATACTGAATTAGTCCACATAAAATTTTCGTAGAAGGCACCAATCATGCTCGGAAAACATCAAACAACAGGGCAGCGAGCCTGATGGCAATCGACCCAGGAACCACGCTCATCCTCATCACGTGCCTCATCTGCACGATAGTGCTCGCCTTCGCCGGAAAAGAAACAGGCGACAAGACGGACACCAAACACGACAACGAACAACGAAAGCGCAAACGTTGAAAATTCACTCGACCGTACGCGGGACGCCGGGGAATGGACGCTCTCCTATATCGGACAGCCCGGACGCCGGCGGCATGTGAAAGGCGGACGACGATGAGGCGCGGCGCATCATCCCGACACATGGGGGAGCCCCGGCCGGCGGCGGGCGTGGAGCCGGGACTGCTGGCAGCCAGCCTCGCCATGGCGCTCCTGCTCATGGCGTTCGGCGCCCTCGCCACCCTGGGCGGCGCGCTCCTGCTGCGGCTCCTGTCCGGCATCCGCATCATGACCGTCATCTCGCAGGCCGCCGCCACGTTTTTCATACTGCTCATGCCGGCCGGCGTCTGCCGGCTCATCGCACGCATACGCGGATGGGATCCGGACCCGGATCCCACGGAAAGGAACTGATCATGGCATTCGACTACATGCATCCGCCGGAGGATTTCGAATATCTGGGCGAATGGTGCAAAGCGTGGCGGGATCCCGCGACGGGGGATTGGACGATAAGCCAATTGCTCGACGGCCTGGACACCGCGCAGATCATCCTGTCCGGCGAGGAGGTCAGGGAATTGGCCCGGCTCGCCGCCCAACACGATCCGACCGATTACGAGCTGGAGTACGGGGAGCTGCGCCGACCCATGTTCGCCTCGCCGGACGAGAACGGGACGGCCGTCAACGCCGCGGAGGGCGCGGGCGGCGAACAGGCCCGCATCCATTCGGTCGAAGCCCTGCACCGGCTGGGGCGGTTCTGATGGACGGGTACTGGTGGGGCGTGCTCACCCCGTTCGCGATCATACTGGGAATCCTGCTCCTGTATCTGACGGGCAATCTGTTCGGCGCAATCGTCAGCTGGGCGTGGAAACGGGCGCATTACGGGCTGCTGAAGGAGGGGTGGATCGCCGAGGACTACGACGAGGACTCAAGGGAATGGACCACCCGCCCCGGCGCGGAACGCCTGGCGGCCGCGTTGACCCGGTCCGGCGAATACCGGATGCTCCCGTGCTTCGGCTGGATGATCCTCATCGTCCGCGACCACAAGCCGAATGACAAGGAGAAGGCCGATGGACGATAGGCGATACGAGGAGCTGGCCCGCCGGCTAGCCGATTATCCCGGCCGATGGGTCGCATGGCCGGAACCGTTCGGAACCCGGGCCGAGGCCGACGCGTTGTTCGAATCGTTGCGCGACGGCGGGCTTGAATCATTCAAGGTCGATTCGGCCGCGCTCCGCTGGCGGATAGACGAGTTCAAATCGATTGTGGACGGGCGCGGGCTTATCTGGATGGAGGTGAGCTGCGCATGGTGAAAAGCCTCACAATCGGATTGGTCGATGATGGCGTTGCGACATGGAACCCGGTTTCCGATGGGAACCTACTGGTGACGGGTGGCGCGGGATGCGGCAAGACCTGGTGGCTGACACACACCCTGATACCTGGTCTCAACGAAATGGGGCAACGGGTCTATATGTTTGACGGGTATGTGGATCGAGGTTATACCAAGCCCGTGCAAGGTGTGATTCCGGTGAACGATCCCACGTCCATCTTGGAAGAGCCGGATTCCTTTCTGATTATCGACCATGTGAATCCGGGTCTTGAAGACGATTCAGCTTTGATGGAGACGGTAAGGGAGAGTGACGCCCGTATCCCGATTATCCTGTCCGTCCAACTGGTTCCAGACCGGGAGCAATGGTCCGCATGGGCAGAACTGGACATATTTTCATCCAAATACACCGGCATGCCGTGGGCTCGGATGGGAATCTGGGAATCCACGAGTCGCGAGAGACCACAGGTGGTGGCTATATGAGATTTTCTGCGGGTTTTGGAACAAGAGGCATATCGAGGGGAAACCTGATGGGCAAACTGGTTAACGGAATCATCGCGGCCATCGCCACACTGTTCATCATGGCCGGCATTTCCATGCCGGCATTGGCCGCAACCGATGATACGTATGTTCCGAAGAACGATTCTGCTGGCAATATCTTCGTGCAGGATCAGGCGAACGTACTCAGCGCTGAAACTGAAAAACATGTTTACGACCTGAATAAGTCGTGGGAGTCACGTGAGGACAAGCCGCAGCTGCTCGTCGTCACCGTCTCCACTTTGGATGGTGTGCCCATCGAACGGAAGGCGAAGGAACTGTTCGACCGGTACAAACCCGGCATGAAAGGCAAGAACACAGGCCTCGTATGCCTGCTGTCCATCAAGGACCATAAGGACCGGCTAACCGTCGGCACGGGGATTGGACAGACATTCAACCAATCCACGTGCGAGAGCATCATCAACTCCGGGCATGCGGACTATAAGAAATCATACTGGAACGCCGGCATCAGCAAAGTCCTGGACAATATCGCTTCAACAGTGCAAGACATGCCCGAGATTTCATCCGCATCAACGTCGGCTACAACCCCCGCACCAATGCTGGCATGGACCGGGGTTCTCGGCGTGGTGATTGTTGTGGTCGGCTCGGTGCTCTTGCTGATATGGGGATTGCAGTCAGATGACAAGAGTGAACAAACGGATTATTCCGAACTAGACAACGCGCAGCGGGACCGTTCCGAGCCGGACAGACAGGAGCACGATCGTTCCTCCGAAAATGATTCCATCAACGATGACTCCTGGCCTTATACGGGCCCATCACCATCCTTCGACAGCTCTTCATCATTCGGCGGAGGCATATCCACTGGCAGCGGAGCAACCGGCAGCTGGTGACAAGAAAATCCGGCATTAGCAATCTCGTAGAGAGGAAAACCCAAGACATGGAAACTAGGATAATCGAAGTCAAGGTACGGCTCATCGGCCAGCGAAACCAGCACGAACTGCATTGGAGGTTCAGCTGATGGAGCTTGTCGAATACGCTCAGGCGGTGGACCATTCGCGGATGCCATTGCTGTTGAGGGTCCTGAATGCTCTCGGTTGGTATGCCTTCCTCGCGGATATTTCGCTCATGGCGTATGCCTATTGCCTGGTGATGGCACGGAACGGCTTTCCTAATCTCACGATGGACGAGGGCAGGCTCGTCGGCGCATCGGTGCTCCTGCTGTTCGTCGCCCTCGCGCTCATGTCCCCGGCCGAGAACTGGAACCCCCGAGGCCCGAAGCCGAAGACCATGGACGAGTATGTGGGCGACGTGTGGAATCTCGATGGTCTCGCGATCGCCGAACCCGGATATATGGACCCGTTGTCCGGTTTCCCCCGAATCAAAGGATCCTACCGGGTTTCATGGAAGCGGAACGGGCGGCGCGTCGAAGGCACGCTGGGCATCGACGGGGCAAACGTCGAACTGCGCGATAACCAAGGGATGATTGTTTCCCCGGTGAATCCAGGGACACCGGTATGGAAGCCGGGCGCGAAACATTCGAAAGGGTAGCCGATGGAATTCACCGACAGCAGAGAACTGCATCGCAGTATTCTCGCCAACCAATATCTGCCCGAACATCTGCGCGAACGGGCGAAGAACGATACAAGCGAATACTGCCGTGCCGAGGATGCCGACAATCTGCTGGAAGTCGACCGGCTCACGGGCAACGGGCTCATCCGCTTCCACTTCGAATCCGGCAACGGTTCCATGCGCATGCTCGCGCCCAAGCTGCCCGCCGGCGCAAGCCCCGTATTGCACTCGGACATGGGATGGCAGTACCGGCACCCGTGGTGGCGCGAACGGCTCGGGGAACTGGGCATACGACAGTCGATGAGCCGCAAGGGCAACTGCCTGGACAACGCCGCCACCGAACAGGTGTTCGGCCATCTCAAGGACGAGTTCTACCGCGACCGCGAATTCGACTCGTACGAGCGGTTCAAGGCCGAGCTCGACGACTACATCATCCACTGGAACACCAAACGACGCCAGATACGACTCGGTGGACACACCCTGGAGGAATTCTGGAGAGCGTCCACCGTGGTCTGAGCCTGTATCCTATTGACTTCCTCCCCACGGCTGAAGCCGGGGGATTCCTTGCCTCGCGGTAAGGATCTTCCTGTAGAGACTTGTTCCCCGCCTACCGAAGTGTTGCTTCGGCGGTTCGAGGGTCCCCGCAGGCGCGTACCGCCAGTCCGGCGGATAGGATGTTTTTGGCGGCGTTGATGTCTCGGTCGTGGTTGGTTCCGCATTTGGGGCAGTCCCATTGGCGGATGTTCAATGGTTTCTTGCCGCTGTTGTATCCGCAGGTGGAGCAGATTTGGCTGGACGGGTACCAGCGGTCGATGACCGTAAGCTGGCGCCCGTACCATTGGGCCTTGTATTCGAGCATCGTGCGGAACTGTCTCCAACTCGTGTCGAGTATGCTCCTGTTGAGACCGGTTTTTGCCGCTTGCCCGTTGGGAAGGTAACGGCCCGGATGTTCCGGATCGGGTTTCGGCGCGCACCGTCGGGTCAGGTTTTCGACCGCAAGGTCTTCGATGACCACCGTTTGGTTTTCGCGGATGAGTCGGGTCGAGAGCTTGTGGAGGAAGTCGCTTCGACAATCCTTGACCTTGGCGTACGCTTTGGCGACCTTCAGACGGGTTTTGCGATGGTTGTTGCTTCCTTTCTGCTTTCTGGAGAGAGTTTGTTGGGCTTGTTCAAGTTTCTTCTGGTAACGGTTGAGGTGGCGTGGGTTGGGGATTTTCTCCCCGGTGCTGAGGATGGCGAAGTGTTCGGTGCCCAAATCGACGCCGACCTTGTTTGGGGAGGCGGGTAGATGTTTCACTTCCTCTTCGACGAGGATGCTCACATGCCAGCGTCCGGACGGGTCCAGGGACACGGTGACGGTGGACGGCCGGGCTTTCCTCGGCAGTGTGCGCGACCAGCGGACGGGCAGAGGCTCCCGCATCTTCGCCAAAGTCAATTCCCGTTTGTCCCAATCCCAGATGAACGCGGATGCGGCATAGGTGGCGGCTCCGCCGTTCTTCTTGGATTTGAACCGGGGATAGTCTCCCGTCTTGGCGAAGAAGTTCCTGTACGCCGCCTGCAAATGTCGCAGCGACTGTTGCAACGGGACCGAGGACACTTCGCGCAGGTAGGCGTAGTCCTTGGTTTTCTTCCAGTCGGTGAGCATCCGGCTCGTATCCTCGTAGGACACGCTCTCATGACGGACCGTCCATGCTTCGGAGCGGGCTTCCAATGCCATGTTGTACACCTTGCGGCAGCAGCCCAGTGTGCGCCGGAGTGTTTGTTCCTGTTCCGGCGTCGGGTAGAAGCGGAACCTGTATGCCCGCTTGGCTGTCGTGGTGTCCATACTTCCTATGATACCCTGCTTTACAGGCTTGTATGTAGTTATGTAAGGCAGAGGCGCCTTATATCCCCATAGCTAAAGCAAGGGGTATTACGGCGCAACCTGATAAACAGCGTCCAACAATCGGGGCGCAGTTCACCACGGGCAGGTGGCCGCCCCTGTTTTTTTCGCATGCCGTCAGGCGTTGAATTCGAGTTTGTTGAACGCGCCCCGGTATTGGGTCATGTCCATGCCGCCGTCGCGCCAGTCAACGAACCGATCCATGCCGGCTTCGGCGCGGCTGATGTAGAAGTGGCGCAGGCCCTTGCTGTCGGCCTTCTTCGAATCGAGCAGGGCCTGGAACTCCTCGGGCGTGAAGATGAAGAACACGGGCTTGCGCAGCTCGTCTTCGACGGAGAGGATGTATGCGCCGAACCGGGTGGTGTCGGCGTTGCGCGGGTTGATTGAGTGCCATCCGGACATGGGTTTGCCGGTGTCGGAGCCGAGGTTGCGGCTGGCGGCGATAAACACGGGGTGGCGCCTGCCGTCGTGTCCGATGATGTAGCGGCCCTTGCGTCCCTCGTTGCTGAACGTCTCGCCCATTTGGCCGACCTTGTCGGCGAGGGCTTCGATGGCGCGTTTGAGGGTGCCGCCGGTCACGGGCTTCGGGTTTTCGAGTTGGCTGACGCGGGTTTCGAGCTCGTTGAGGCGTTGTTCGAGGATCGCGATCCGCTGGCTGTCGATGTTTTCCATCTTTTGCTCCTTGATTTTTTGGATTGTATTTCTTCCATCAGTATAGAGTCTATATTAGATGTAACTTATATACAAGTAGATTGCATAAAATAGGTAAGATTTTTTTAGAAAAACGCACCCAAAACCACGCTCCGACTAGACTGGAAAACAGCACCAACGACGGGAGCCGGCCATGACCAAGACCAGAACCATCACAGCCACCAGCATCATCCCATTGCTCCTGCTCGCCACCGCATGCGGAACGCCAACAGCCAACCCGGAATCCGCCGCACCGCAGACGAAAACACAGACGCAGACGAAAACACAGACGCAGACGAAAACGGAAAAGAAGCCGGCACCCGAACCTAAGAAAGAAACCCCAGCCGAGGAAAAGCCCGAAGAGCAGACCCCGACCGCACCAGAACCGGCCACGGATCCAACCTCCGGCGAATGGACGGAACCATGAACTCCCATCCGACCTATCCGGTCAGCTCGACGAAGCGTGGCTGCGCTGCTCACCACCGTTTTGCCGTGAAGGTGCCCCGCCTTCAGGCGTGGGGAGGAATCACTTAGAAGCCAAAACCTCTCCCATCGTCAGGATGGGGGGAATCCCCCGGCTTCAGCCGTGGGGAGGACGTCAAAATCAGGCTTCGCTACGGCCGGCTAGGGCTCGGCCGAGGGTGATTTCGTCGGCGTATTCGAGGTCGGAGCCGACCGGCAGACTACTGGCAAGGCGCGTGATCAGTATTCTGCTGGCTGCCCGTAGTCGTCGTATTGTTCTTCGGTTTCGGCTTTGCGTCGGCCTTTTTCCTGTATTTCGCTGGATTGGTCGGTGCCGCTGATTTCGGTTCTTTGGCCGATCCAGTCGATGATGGTGAATGTGATGCAGAAGATGATGAGCAGTGTGCCGATGATGGCGATGATGCCGAGGATTCGACCGTAGCTGTGTGCTTGGCCGGTCAGCCATTGGATGACATTCGCCGCTGTCATGTCGTTCGCGTATTCGGGACTGTCCAATAATAGTTCTGCACGTTGGTTGTTGATGCCGAGAAAATAGGATGCGTAGCCGACTAGGGGAGCGGCCACTGCGGTCAGTATTCCTGCAGCCCACATGAGGAACTGGTATCGGTTATACCATTTACTGATTTTCCAAAAAATACCCATGACCCCCATTGAACCAGTGAACCTCCCCGACCTTACGGTCGGGGAGGTTCACGCGAAGATACGCCTCTTCGGAACATGGGACGTCCAGTCTCTTGGAGCCGAAGTCCACGGGCTTCCTCAGCTTTCCGCAATCCTAGAGCTCGATGTCCTGGGCGAGCGTGGTGGCCGCGTCGTTTTTGTGTTCGATCCACCATGCCGCGTCGTTCATCCTCAGCACCTGTTTGCGTAGTTCGGCGAACGCGTCACGGTCCTCGATGCGCGCGTGGCGGGCGAGCACGTCGACCTGGCTGAGGGTGCGGCGTCGTATCGGCTCCGCCCGGTCGCACTGGGATTTCGAGCCCCACAGTTCGCAGAACCCGTCGAGCCTGTTGCGCTGCCGGGACGCGATGCCGATGCAGGCGGGACATGACACCCGTTCCGCGTTCCTCACCCGCTGTTCGACGACCACGTACGGGCCGTCCACGTTGATCCGCTCCTGGTGCCCGCATGCGTGCGTGACGAATCTCCAAGCCATGACCTACCGCCTTCCCGGAACAAAACCGAACCAATATTCGAACAGATGTTCTATTAAGGTGGGGACATATGCCCCGCACCAGCCGACAAGAACACTGCGACCGACACGGAGCGCGCCGCGGCCCCGACCAGCATTCGGGAGACATCATGGTACAATTTCCTGTACAAATAGGAGGTGCGTGATGACACAGGCCGTGGCCTACAGCAATTTCAGGGCGAATCTCAAGACCTATATGCGCAGGGTCAACGAGGACGCCGACACCCTTCTCGTGACCAACGCGGACCCGGAGGACAACGTGGTCGTCATGAGCGCCGACGACTACGATTCGCTCATGGAGACGCTGCGCGTCTACCAGAACCCGTATCTGAGCGATAAGGTGATGCGCGGCATGGCGCAGGTCCGGCAGGGCCAGACGATGGCCCGCGACCTTGTCGAAGCGGGCGCGTGATGCTGCTCTGCTGGACCGAAGACGCCTGGGCCGACTACTTGTACTGGCAATCCCAGGACCGGAAGACCCTCAAACGCGTCAACACGCTCATCCGGGACATGCAGCGAACCCCGTTCGAAGGCATCGGCAAGCCCGAACCCCTCAAATGGGGCCTGTCCGGCGCATGGTCGCGGCGCATCGACTCAGCCAACCGCATCATCTACACCGTCGCCGACGACAGGCTCTGCATCCTCTCCGCGAAGGACCACTACTGAACGACATGGGACGGAACGGCTCGTGTGCCTTATCGACGTTTTCGGTCGACGAGGCTTTCTCGGACAGGATTCGCTGGCAGTTCCCGAGCCGGCTCCAAAAGAATCAGCAGGGGTGTGGATCACTCCCCAATACGCCACAGAACTTATCTTCAACCCATCCACCGTCTCCACCGTTGCCGCCGCCCTGGGGCGGCTGCGGCTGTGGTGCGGGCTGCGGCTGTGGCTGTGGTGCGGGCGTGTACCCGCCACCGGTGGATTGCTGCGGCGTGTACGTGTATCCGCCCTGGGATTGCGTGTATCCGGTGTGGCCTCCGGTCGTATCGCCCGTGTAGGGGGAGCTGTTGTCCGGCGCCTGGGCCGTGTTCCCGGCCGCCTGCGCCTCCTTTTCGGCCGCGGCCTTCGCGTCCGCGTCCGACTTGGCTTTGATGGAGTCGTTGACCGCCTTCACCGCATCCGAGATCGCCTTCTCGTCCTTCGATTCGATGGCGTTCTCCAATGCGGTGCGAACCTTGTCGTCCTCCACCCTGCCCTTGGAGTCGTTCAGGACCTTGGTCGCGTCGGCGACGGTCTTGTCGGTCTTCGAGGCGTTGACCGCATCCGCCTTGCCCCTGACCTCGTTCACGGTCCTCGCGTATACGTCCGCGGTCTTGTCGAGCCGCGCGGCCGCCGCCCGGATGCCCTTCAACCCATCCGCCGGGCATCCGGGGATATCGGTCTTCGTGGTCGAAGCGGCCTTCACGGTCGACGCCAATACGGCGACCGTCTTCGCGTCGGCGACCTGCGAATCCCGGACCGTGATCGCGGTCTTCACCGCATCCGACTCCAGATACTCCGTCAGCTTCTTCTGCGCCTTCACCGCCTTGTCGTATGAGGTGGCGCATTCCTCTGAAGCCGCCGTCAACTGATTATGGTTCCAATACAGGTATCCACCGGTGCCGACAGCCGCCAAAACAACGACGGCAGTACCCCCCGCAATCAACGGAACCAGCCACTTCGGATGCTTACGATCCGGAGGTAGGTGGACTTCGAATTCCGTCACCGGCTCAACCGGTGGCGTGACGTTCATGTTCATAGGTTCTTCTTTCTCATTCATTTGTCTTTCCTTATACTATGTCGTTGACTGTCGGGCTGAACCGTGTCTCCAATACATGGTCGCCGATAAGCCTTGTTTCGTGGACAATTTCAGAATGCATCCAATGATATGCGCTTGCAAGCGCAACGGTAAGGTGGCCGCTCACAGAAAATATCGGTCAATTTCAATGAAAAACCGGTTAATTACAAGATTTGACGTTATGGTAAAAACCGCAAGAGTCCAGTGACCATCACTGGCGACAAAATATCCTTCCTATCAGAGGAGACGATATGGGGAGAAACAACAATCCTACTCGCGGTTCCACAATCCGACATGTGGTCCGCACGATCGCGGCGGCCAGTGCGGCCGTCGCCACTTTGGCGGCGGGCATGCTCGTGGCGGGCACGGCGGACGCGGCCACCATGCGCGATCCGTTTGAACGCTCCATCCAGAACGGCAACCCGGGCCTGTGGGCGAACCTGGGCACGCTCACGTTCAGCAACGGGGCCTCCTATCCGGACATGGAGCAGTCGCTCGGCGTGGTCGACAGGGTCAACGGGAAGAACGCGTACTGCATCCAGGCCGACGTGCTCTACACGGGCACGGCGGGCACGTGGGGCGAGTGGACCGACGAGAGGACCAAGCCGGACGCGCAGAAGCTCGCCTGGCTGACCAACAAGTACAATAACGACAGGGACGATCTCACGCAGGCCGCGATCGCGGGCCTGATCCACCAGAAGCTCGACCCGATGGGCGGCGAATACCTGAATGGCATCCAACGCCTCGGCTGGAAAGACGGGATCGGCTGGGACACGTACACGGCGAAGATGGACAGCCTGTGGAATGAGGCGGTCGCCAACACGCCCAAGGACCTGAACATGCAATACCGGTACACGACCGGCAAACGCAAAGGCACCATCAATGTCGGCATCCTGAACGGGAACGGAGCCAACATCGCGGGTGCCCAGTACACGGCGACCCTGAACGGCCCGGCAGTGTTCGACCAGAACGGAAAGAACACCATCAGCGGCACCACCACCGGCTCCGATCAGCATCTTGCATGGACCGCGACCGGCAACGGCGAGGTGACTTATACGCTTAGCCGCAAGATCCCGAAAGCCGCCATACTGTCCTCTCCGAACCAGAATCTGATGAGTCCGACCGACCCCGGCACTCAGACAAGTAACATCACGTTCCAGGTGCAGGCGAACTTCAAGCCGACCATCCGATCCGACCAGTCGGACCATCGCATCGAATACGGGCACGCGCCCGAGGATGATCTGACCTGGCATGCGGACCCGACGGGCGGCGACTGGATTGAAGGCGCGACCATCAAGAGCACCGGCACCCTCTACTACTTCGCGAAGAAGCCGGTCGAAGGCCAGACGACCGTCAGGGACGGGGTGAAGGCCGCGACCGCGACCGTCACCGGCGACAAGGATGGCGCCACCAATCATGTGGACGCCGCCTCCATCACCATGGACCCCGACTTCATGAAGACGCACCCGGGAGCCACCCCGTCGAGCCTGCCGGACACCGGCTGGTACACGTGGGTGTGGCAGATCACGCCCGACATGCAGGACGCCAACATGAAGCAGTACCTGTCCACGGACTACGACTGGTCTGACAACGTGCTCGAAGCGGAAACCACTCAGCACGTGCGCAACATGCAGCCGACCATCACGTCCAGCGTGTCCGCCGCCTACAAGACCGATCAGAGCACGGTGACCGGCGCCGATGGCACCGAACGTCCGAGCGTGCAAATCGGTTCCGCTCAGGCATCCGACAAGACCGATGTCGTCTACCTTGAAAAGGGCAGCGTCATCCGCGATAAGGTCACGCTCAACGTGACCGACGTGAACGGTGACGGCAAGGTCGACACCCAGGACTGGCTGCACACCAAGGACGGTCAGGGCGAAGGCAAGGAAACGGAAGACAACCAGATCACGCTTACCGTGAATGGCGCCATCTACGGTGGTATGACCCGCGAACAGGCCGAACAGGCTCAGAAGGATACCGCCGCAGGCAAGACCGTCGAGCTGCCCAAGCAGGCTGTGAAGCTCGCCACCGCGACGTTCACCACGAACAAGGCCGGCGACTACCTGATTTCCAGCAGTGACGAGGACAAGCCTGTCGCCCAATGGAAGGCCGAGGATGGTGTGGATCTGACGAACCTGCCATCCGGATACGCCACGTTCGTGTACGACATCGCGAACAAGGATCAGGACACGGAAAGCCAGACCGGTATCAAACCGTCCGACGATTATCCGTTCGCCAAGGATGTTCATGAGGCTCCGTTCACCGCGGATGAGACCGTCATGTTCCGCCTCACCCCGAAGCTCGACTCCACAGTGTCCAGCAAGGAAGTCAAGGCGGGGGAGACCACCGTCGACAAGCTCGTCGTCGCCAAGACCAACGAAAAGGACGTGTGGCCCACCTACCCGGAGACCAACGTCACCGAAGGCGAAACCCCGAAGAGCACCCCGCTGAGCCTCGACTTCCACGGCGTCCTCTACAAGGTGAGTGACGACCCGTCCGCCGCGATCGAGGAAACCGACACCGTGCCCGAAAACGCGGTGAAGGTCCACGAGACCGACATCAAGGACGTCACCAAGTTCGGCACCTACACGACCGACTCGTTCACCCTGACCGAATCGGGCACCTACGCTTGGCATTGGGTCATGACACCGAGCCTGACCGGCGACCAGAACCATAATCCGCTCGCCGCCCTCGCATGGCGTCAGCTCACCCACGGCAAGGTGCAGCACGCTTTCGGACTCGCATCCGAGATCGTGCGCGTCCGAAAGCCTGAAACACCGAAGTGCGAGGTGTCCACAAAGTCGCAGGGTGAGGTCACGTTCGAAAACGGCAAGGCCGACCTGCACGATGAGCTCCTGCTTAAGAACTGCTCGGATGCAGCCAAGGCTGAATTCGAATTGTGGAAGCAGTCCAACGGCGACCAGTCGGGCGACGTGCTCATCACCGTCACCGGCAAGGTCGACGCGAAGGACGGCATCCACTCGCCGACCGTGACCGTGCATGAAACCGGCACCTACTACTGGCGTGAGAAGGTGTACGACCAGACGGGCAAGCTTATCTCCTATGGTGACGCGCGCAAACCGAACGAGACTGTGCTCGTCAAGGAGAAGGGTCTCGCCTCCACTGGTGTCGGCACCCCGATGCTCCTGTGGGCCGGGGTCCTCGCCGGAGCTGGTATCGCTCTCGCTCTGGCTGGTTCGAGGAAGCGTATCCGCCTGTAAGGCGGTCACGCTGATCGGATAGAAACCTTGATGGGCTCATTCCGCCGTAGTGGAGTGAGCCCATCCTGCTAAAAGGGGTATGTCGGATTGGTATCAGGTTTTTCTCCTCTGTCCTGATGCTTATCCGACATGCCTTTTCTTCGTATATGCTTGTTATACTGAATATGTTCACATAGAAGAAAATAAGGAGACCAGGAACCCATGGCAGGAGAGCCGACACTCACACTCGCAGGCAATATCACAGCAAACCCCGAGCAGAGGGGAGATACGGTCACTTTCACCATCGCGCACAATACGCGTCGACGTGACCGTAACGGGCAGACCGTGGATGGGGATGCCGTATTCATGCGATGCGCAGCATTCGGAGACCTCGCCCAGAACATCATGCGCTCCTGCTATAAGGGCATGCGCGTGGTAGCCACCGGTTACATGAAAACCAACAATTGGACAGACAAGACCACCGGCCAACAGCGTAGCAATCTTGAAATGATCGTCACCGATTTGGGTGTCAGCCTCCGGTTCGGCGTCACGCAATTTCAGAAGACCACCGGCCAACAGTCCAACGGCAACGGCTACCGGCAGAACAATTACGGCGGCGGATACCAGCAGCCGAACAACGGCTATCAGCAAGGCGCATACAACAACTACCAGCAGCAGGGTTACAGCCAACAGGCTCCCGCACAGACACCGGCGCAACCTGCAGCACCCTCACAGCCCGCAATGGATCCGTGGGCTACGACCACGCCAGCCAGCACGGATCCGAACGGCGACGGCACCGACCCGGAATTCTAAACGGTTCCGACATTGATCAACCTGGAAGATCTGGGCGACAACCTCCGCCTATACAAGGGGGATTGTCGCCGGCTCATCGCCTCCTTACCGGACAACAGCGTGGATTCCGTCGTTACCGACCCGCCGTATGAGATCGGTTTCATGAACCGCAGCTTCGATTCCACAGGCATCGCGTTCGACGTGGACCTGTGGAAGGATATCCTGCGCGTCCTGAAGCCGGGCGGGCATGTGGCGGCGTTCGCGGCCAGCCGCACCTATCATCGGCTGGCATGCGCGATCGAGGATGCGGGCTTCGAAATCCGCGACCAGATCGACTGGGTGTACGCAAGCGGCATGCCGCACGGGTCGGATGCGAGCCTGCTCGTGGACAGGGAATTGGGCGCGGAACGGATCAAGGTGGTCGGGCATGGTTTGCGCCACGGCACCGGATATTCGGACGTGAAAGGCTAGGGAAGCAGCACGGCGAACGGCGGGAAGGCGAAATCCGAATGGGATGTGCTCGCGCCCGCCACCGAACAGGCGGAGCGATGGTCCGGCTGGTACAGTCAGCTGAAACCCGCGCACGAGCCGATCTGCCTGGCCCGCAAGCCGTTGGACGGGAATCTCGCCCGCAATCTGCTCGAATACGGGACGGGCGCGTTGCATATCGACGCATGCCGCGTCCCGTTCCGCAACATGGCGGACGAGGCGGAGTCGAAGGGCAAGAACCAGCATGGACGGTTCGGCTCCGGGCCGAGAGACAACCATGTATACGGTGCGGACAAGGCGGATCGCACCGACTACACGGCCGAAGCCCGTTTCGCGCCGAACATGCTGTTCGACCAATCCGCGGCCAAGGAACTCGACCGGCAGTCCGGCGTCACCGTCAGTCGAAAAGGTAAACCACGCGCAAGCACGAAACCCGGTGACGGCTGGGGCATGACCCATACGGGTGCCGAATATGACGATATGGGCGGCGCGAGTCGATTCTACCCGGTTTTCAGGTATTGTTCGAAAGCCTCACCGTCTGAACGGCCGAAAGTCGACGGCATCCTCCATCCGACGGTCAAACCGGTCGAACTCATGCGCTGGCTTGTCCGTCTCATCACTCCGGAAGGTGGCCTCGTATTGGAGCCGTTCGCCGGCAGCGGCACCACATTGGAAGCATGCCTGCTGGAACACATGCAATGCACGGCAAGCGAACTCGACCCCGACTATATCAAGCTGATCCACGCACGGCTCAGCAAACCAATACAAAACGAACTTTTCTAGGAGATATTATTCTAAATCCTCTTTTAGCCGATAATGTACATTATGTCAGAAAAGATAATTCTCAATAATTGGAAAACGCAAATGAACGCATACGAATGGCGGAAAAACCTTTTCAGCCACCCCGACCCACCCCTACCGAAAAAAACATGGCTCTGTTAAACCAACTTTGACATATGAACGAGGGGCGCTTATTCGAGAAGAAGTCCAGACCTTCAGTCTCTGGCCGTTATTATTAAATGGTTATCGATACTCTAAAGCCAGAGGTGTCCATGTCCAACATCAATGTTCAGGTTGCGGAAGTTAATGACGCATTCTTCAATCCGCGCCTTGCTGACAACCCATGCGTAAGCAGATACAATCTCAGAAAAGCTGACTTCGCCAATACGATGACAGACATCTATGAGTTCATGGGTGATCTGAATGTGATGAGCGTCGAACGTGGGTGGGGGCGATTCGAAGATATGCTTCAGCTTCAGGCACTGTCCAACGTTCTTTCAAACCTTCTTAACAGCACCATGGCGAAACATTCACGAGAACTTGTGGTCAATACTCTTCCAAACGGGCATCCAGATCTTATCCGAACCGGTATTTATCCAAACAATCTTGTGGCGGAAGCCGAAGATGGCGTTGAAATGAAAGCCACCAGAAACACCGGAGCAGCCGTTGACATGCATAGTGCAAGAGAACAGGACCTCTGCACGTTTGTATATCAGGTTGACGAACGACGAGATGACCCCGGTGTGCCAATCGCCGAAAGACAACCCCTCACCTTCACCGGAATATTCCTCGGACATGTCACCGAAGAGGACTATAGGCATAATGAGCGTGGAGAGCGTGGCACACGAACGGCCACACTTTCCAAGGATGGATTATCCTCCTATAGACGTAGCTGGGTCTATCTCACCAACGAGTTACGCGGAACGATATGGGCAAGACGCAGTCTCAATCTTCCAATGCTGTGAGTTTAGGAATCGCATTGCAGGCAAGATTGTAGTATTCGGAGTCTCGTTCAATGCCAAGGCTTGAATACCCCAATGATTCAGCAGCGGCTAATGTGGAGCCCGAACCGGCAAAGGGATCAAGGATCATGCCCATTCCTAGTGGCAGTGCTGCTCTGACTATTTGTCTCATCAGCTTCTGCGGTTTCAAAGACGGATGGTTGGCTATGGCCCGCTCTTCCTTGCGGGTCGGAGCCGACTTGATGACATCTCCAAATGGGTGATCGTCATCGATACGCCGCCAGCCGCCGGTACCATATTCGGCAAGATTGCGACCGGTTGTTTCATCCATTGGCTTGCGCATGATCACCCAAGGTTCAAATTGAGAACGAGGCATCACGCTTACATCCGGATATTCAGACTCAAATCCCTTTGGACGATCGCCCCCTCTCATGGTCTGGACCAATCGCACGAGCTGTCCTCGCGGTTCCAACCCGGCGGATTCCAAGGCCCCCGCTACAAGATGGCTCACAAGCGGATTTGTTGCCACGACGATGTTTGCGCCGGGGACAAGTACACGCAAAGCCTGTTCTCCGAACCTTCCGAAGAACTCGACTATCTTCTCTCGGTCAGCGTTCGTCAAAGTCGTAAATCGAGGCAGGGGGCTTCTTTTCGCGCCATCAAAGGATGGCGGAATCCGCCATACGCCTCCCTGCCCCTTGCGCAGTTTTGAAACTTGGCTCTTTTTGTACTCAACCAGTCCGTAAGGGGGATCTGTCACGATGGCCTGTATGGAAGATTCCTCAAGAGAAGCCATCACTGCGAATGCATCGCCCTGTATGAGAGTCGCCTTACCATATTCGAACCTAGACGTCGACTGACGGCTCATGGCATATAAGCCACGAGATACACGAACGATACCGCTGTCTGGCTTCTTGGCCTGCAATCGCAGTGACGAACGGATGCTGGACGATTCAAATGTTTCATTGAAAGAGTCCGCGATTCGGCACTCTATCTCAGTGACCGTCAAGGGAGCCTCCGATTGCGCCAATATGTTCGTAATGGCATCCCGAACCTGTCCAGGCTTCCGCACTTTTACCTCCTTGACGACGTCTAGACGTCATTATAGCACCAAAAGACGTCACATGATTGGCAAAATACGGCTAGTCTTCCCCTCTTGGCTGAGCCTTAAGTTCGAATGGCATCCCGTTTTCGCGTACTACGGCTTTGAGGAAGATGGTGACGGCTCCGGTCATGTTCAGCCCCAATGGCTCCAGCACCTTCATGGCCTGGTCCTTGAGTTCGGGGTCGAGGCGCATGGTCGTGGTGGGCGTGTTCGCCATGCCGTTCCCCCTTTCCCTGCAATATCGGATATGTACAGTGTACTTGCAATCTATGCCGCCATGCCCCAATACTCCATGTACGGCGGCATGATGCCGTTCCAGTCGCGGGTCACACCGGGGCATGGTTGCGCGTCCACCTGCCTGATGATGCTATCGTTTCGGTCGTCACGGAACGAGCGTCGCCACAGGAACCACGTCAGATAGGATTGCAGATGCTTCGTGGACACGCTCTTGAATCCGTGAAGGAACCCGTCGAGGTTCGAGTGGAGCGTGTTGATCCGGTTGATGCGATGTGACTTCGCGTCCACTTGCTCGAACACGGTGCCCAACGCCTCCAATGCTCCCGGATAGGCCGCCGCGGTGTCCGCCATGACGTGCGCTCCGTGCAGTATCCGGCCGTCCAACGCCTCGATTGCGCGTTGTTTGGAGATGACGCCGCGCCCGCTCAGTATGGCGAACGCCGTATCGGAATCGCTCACGCCGGTCATGATGCAGATCTGCTCCCTGCCAAGCCCGCGCTTGTGCAGGGAGGCTCCGCGATGGCGAGCGGTACGCGGCATGACGAACTTGCCCTTGGTGTGGTTGCCCTTGAAGCTCTCGCGCAGATACGTCTCGTCCAACTGGACGGATACGCCCGCACCGGCCACGAACTTCGGCAGATACCGTTCGAGGCATTTCAACAGACGGCGGCGCATGAGCCACGCGGTACGCAACGACACCTCGCAACGCGACGCGCAAGTACGCAATGCGAGACAATCCACGAAGCATTCCACGTACATCATCCACTTGGCGACCGGCAGCTTCGACCGACCGATCAGGGTATCCCGCGTCTTGGAGAACGTGCGCCGGCAGTCTCTGCACTGCCAACGCTGGGAGCCGTCCGGATTATGCCCCTTCCTTACGATGCCGATGGAACCGCAGCGCGGACATGCTAAGACATCGTCACGGCTGGCGATGGTCTCGTAGGCATCCTCGTAGATGACCTCACGTAATTCGCGCACCGCGCTCTCACGCTCGACCGGATTCATGCCCTTGAGCTGAATGCGTACCTCGTCCGCTAGCCTCATCGCCACCACCTCCAATACTGTAACCTCAGTGTAACTACAGTACTGGACGTAGAACCTATGTCAAAGCTGGTTTAACAGAGCCAAAGGAAAAACCATGAACACCGTCCCTCCCCCCGCAGCGTTTAGGCTGATCGGACTGGCGTTGTCCGTCGTGCTGCTCGCGCCACTGGCCGCATGCGGCCAATCCGCATCCACCGCCATGCCCGCATCCACGTCGGAGTATGCCATGCCCGCCGCCACCGTCCCATATTCCGACCATCTGGTCAACGGCGACTTCGAGACGCCGTCGCTCGACGGCACGCCGACCGATTACATCACCAGCCGGTATGCGAACTGGAAGTACGTGATCCCCGACAAGGGCGTCTTCCAAGACGACAACCACAAGGACACGAAGTCCCTGCCCATCAGCGGGTTCAACGCGGCCGCGTTCGGATGGAAATCCGACACCCCGGCGCAGAACGGGTTCGACACCGGCAGCGTGGAGATCCAACGGGACGTGAAGACCGGCGAGCAGTTCGCCGAGATCGTCAGCGAGAACGGGCTGTACAGCATCTACCAGGACGTGTCCGCCAAACCCGGCGAGGTGATGCGCTGGACGCTGAAGCACGCGCCACGCGGCTACGCCGGACAGATCGACCACGACTCGATGCAGGTGCTCGTCGGACCCGCCGGCCACGAGACCGTCTCCCCCGCCACCCGCCTCACGTCGAACGGCACCGGCAAGGTCGGCGAGACATCGGACACTATCACCACATACGCGAACGCGAACCGCGACTTCCACCCCTGGGAGACGTACACGGGCACGTATCTGGTGCCGGACGGCGTGACCAAGGTGCGGTTCACGTTCAAGGGCTTGACGAAAAGCTCCGCCACCCACGACAAGTTCGTCCGTTCCGGCAACCTGATCGACGACGTGAGCTTCCAACCCGCCTACCCGCTTACCTACGACGGTAACGGGGAACACCGACGGCAACACACCACAACGGGAATAGCGGACCGCCGTTGCAAGTCAGTTTGCTGTGGCTTGCAACGGCATTCTCTGACGGGAAAAACTGGGTGCGATATACGATGCGGAGTATTGTTTAAGACTTGATTTTTAATACTTGTATTAGTGCTATACCAAGTATGCCGAGTGTAGATAAGATTATCGCAACAACGGCAACACTAAAGCATATCAAATAAAGCAAATTCTCAAGGCCATAGACAAGAAGGAAGGAAGATGATGGAGAACAAAATCATCGTGAACCATTACTCCTATCGCTTCCAGTGGTCAGCCGATGATGTAGATTATGTCAGATAAGAATCACTCTCAATAAGAAGTCCGCTCTCCCAGCTAGAAAGAATTCCATGAACGCAAACCAATGGAAACGAGCCTTATTCAGCCACTCCGAGGGAGCAAACACAAGGACAAGCGCCGGCACAGAATATTCTCAGCAGTACAATGCGCGGCAGCGGAAAACAAATTGGCGGAACCGAGGCCATCAAATTGAACATGAACGAAACTGGCGTTAGCGGATACTTCGGCTCGTCATCGTTCTGATTGGACAGTGTCGCCGACCGTATTATCAATGAGGACCGTCAGTCCGCTTTCGTCGAATTTGTCGTAGTTTTCAATGTCGTAATTCATCTGCAATTCCAGCCAGTATTCCGGTGATGTGCCCAACACGTAGGCAAGATGGTATGCGAGGCTTGTGGTGATGCGTCTTTTCCCGCGTATTATTCCACTGACAGTGATTTGTGGCAGGTTCATGGCTTTCGCCAGACGGTACATGGTGATGTTGTTCGGTTGCAGGTATTGGTGTAGCAGCACGTCGCCTGGGAGTGGCGCATGGCCCACATCGTTCATAGCCAGACCCTTTCACGCAATTCACTGACTTTTTTCTGATAGTAACAAAAGAAGCTACCGTTTTGCTTCGGTATGTGGGAATACGGTTTTGCCCGCCTCTCCCCTGTTTCGGGTCGAAGGCGGGCAAAACACGTTTGGTGCGGTGAGAATCAGTCCTCGACTGCATGCCATCCATCGGCATGCTTGGCGGAACGTACACGCACGAGCACGCAGCCAGCACCGGCGATGGTCATGATCGCCGCCAGCGTGGCGATTGCGGTGGTGTCCGATCCGGTGGAGGCCAGATCATTGTTCGTCACGCCTGCGGCCTGCTTCTTGGCCTGTTCGGCCTTCTGCTTCTTGGCTTCGGCATCCTTCTTGGCTTGGTCGGCCTTCTTCTGGGCTTCCTGCTGCTTCTTGGCTTCCTCCTCGGCCTTCTTCTGGGCTTCGGCTTCGGCCTGCTTGGCGGCGGCGAGCTCCTTGTCGGACGCCTGCTTGTCGGCGAGCTTGGCATCATAGTCGGCCTTGGCTTTCTCGTATGCCTTGTCGGCCTCATCCTTGGCCTTGTTCGCCTCGTCGAGCTTCGCCTGGGCGTCGGCCAGCTTCGCGTTCGCCTTCTTGAGGTTCTCCTCGGCGTTCTGCAGACGCTTGATGGTGTTCTGGGCGTCGTTGAGCTTGCCGGTGGCCGTGTTGAGGTCGTCCTTCGCCTTCGCGTATGCGGCCTTGGCGTCGGCGATGGCCTCGTCGGCGGCCTTGACCTGCTTGGCGGCGGCTTCAACCTTCGCGTCGGAAACGGTCTTGGCGTCGAGCGCGGCCTGCTTGGCCTTCTCGGCCTCGGCCTTGGCTGCCTTGGCGGCGGCCAGGTCGGCCAAGGCCTTCGTCTTGTCCGTGTTGGCCTGCTTGATCGTGGCTTCCGCATCCGTCTTGTTCTTGGCGGCGGCCTTGACCTGCTTGTCGGCGGTATCGATCTTCGCCTGTGCGGCGGCGACTGCCGTGTTCGCCTTGTCCACTGCCGTCTGGGCTGCGGTCTGGGCGTCGGTGGCGGCGGCGGCTTCGGACCGGGCTTCCTTGGTGGCCTGCTGGGCGGCGGAATAAGCCGCGTTCTTATCGGCTTGATCCTTCCTGGCTTCCTCCAACGCCTTGGCCTTGTCCTCGTTCGCCTTCACGGCCTCGTCATACGCTTTCTGCGCCTCGTCGGCGGCAGCCTGCAAATCCCTGGCCTTCTGCGCGGCCTGCTGGGCTTCCTCAGCGGCCTTCCGTGCGGACTGCTGGGCGGCGGCCAGCGCCTTGGCCGCATCGGAAGCGTCCTGTGCGGCCTGCTTGCTCTTGGACAATGCGGTCTGGTATGCGGCGTCGGCTCCGGTCAGGGAATCACGGTAGGCAGTCAAATCAGCCAGGTATGCGTCAACGTCCATGATGCGGCCCGCGTCGGAGCCGATTCCGTTAGCGTTTTCGGTGAACAGCTGACTATGGGTGTTCCCGCCGATACCCGTGATGTTGCCGTTCTGGCTGACGCCGAAACCGGTGAGGGTAAAATCGGTGTTGACCAGCGTGGTGTAATGGCCATAAGCGCAGGGGTTGACGGGCTTGCCGTCCGAGGCCTTGCAATCCAGGACACCGTCGGACATGTCCTTCTCATACATGGACTTCTCCGTGTCGTACCAGCCGTTAAAGGGATCAGGATAACCCCAGGCGAGGTTTTCGCTGGCGGGGAATTGAAGTGGATGGTTCACGTTGTTGTTGGCATAATCCGCATCCGCCATGGCCTGTGCCATCAGGGTGTCACTGACCTTGAGGGGCTGCAGGCCTTCCTTCGCGCGAAGCTGATTGGCTTCCTGGATGAACTTCAGGGCCTCGATCATGTTGTCCAACGTGGTCGCATCACCCTTGGCGCCATTATGAATGGCGTCAAGATACTCGGTGACGGTCGGATCGGTGAGAACCTTGACTGCCTGAGAGGCACCCTTGTCGCCGAAGTAGGCCACTGCGCCCTGAGACAGCTTGTCCTGAGCCTCGTCTGCCGCTTCCTTCTTGGCATCGGCCTCGCTCTTGGCGTCGGCGGCGGCCTGCCGCTTCGCCTCGGCGTTGGAAGAGGAGTCGGACACCGCCTTGTCGGCATCCTTCTGCGCCTGTTCCGCCTTCTGCTGGGCGGCGGCGGCATCGGCTGCGGCCTTCTTCGCCGCTTCGAGCTTCGCGGCCAGGTCGGAAAGACCTCCATCATCCTTGGACAATTGCTCGACCTTGGCATCGGCCTTCTGCTTGGCTTCAAGCGCCTTGGCTTCGGCATGCTTGGCCGCATCCAGCTTGGCTTGCGCGGCGTTCACCGCCTCGTCGGCCTTCGTCTTGTCGCCGGTCGCCGTGGCCTGCTGCCTCCTGGCTTCCGTCAGCTCCTTCTCGGCGGCGGCCTTGTCGGCCGCGGCCTGCTTTGCGTCCGCATCGGCCCGGTCGGCCTTCTTCTGCGCATCACTGATGGCGGTATTCGCCTGATCGGCCTTCTTCTGCGCGTCCGTGGCCTGCTTGTCGGCCGCATCGATATCGGTCTGGGCCTTGTCGGCGTCCTTCTGATGGGAGGCGGATTCGGCCGTGGCCTCATCCTTCGCGGTCTGTGCGGTCTGCTTGTCGGCTTCTGCCTTCGACTGGCCGTCGGAGGTCTGCTGCATGGCCTTGTTGGCGTCGTTGATGGCGTTGGAAGCGTCGTTCGCGGCCTGCTGGGCGGCGGCGATCTTGTCGGCCGTGTCGGTCGCATCCTGTGCGGCCTGCTGCTGGGCCTTGTTGGCGTCGTCGTAGTTCGCCTGCGCCTGCTGCTGGTTGTTTGCGGCTGTCTGCTGCTGGGCGGCGGCGTTGTCGAGGTTCTGCTTGGCGGTGTCCAGTGCGGCTGCGGCGGCGTCGGCCTTGGCCTGTGCTTCGGTCACGCCGGTCGGGGATGCCTGTGCGATGGCCTGATTGGCTTCCACTGTGCTCTGCTGGGCCTGTGCGACGCTGTCCTGCGCCTGTGCGATGGCCTGCTTGGTCTGGTTGTCTGTGGTTGTGGTTTCGTCGGCCATGGCGATTGCAGGCGAGGCGAGGGTGGCCATTACGGCTGTGCTTGCCACTGCGATCTTGGTGAGGTTGCTGCGTTTCATGAAAGATCTCTTCTTTCCCTGGTCGTGTCTCTTTCGGGGTTTGTGTTCCCTGGGGGCGTTGTATGTTTTTCACCTACAGATAGTAGCACAAATTTTTACTAATGCAAATTGTTACCTCCTTTTTTTGTCAGCAAGACATGTGCCTGCCTGAAACACGCCGGCCCCGACAAAGCGAAAAACCAACAGCCAACACCCCCGTCACAGTGATACCGGAAACAAGAGCAGCCTGCTTCATATCACCCGGGGCATCCCCCGGCAAAGGAGCCTGGTCGGGCATGCTGTTACGCTCCCCCGTGACCAGAAGACGCATAGTGTTTCCCTGACCGGTGCAAGTGAGGAGCGTGACCTCGTCCTTGCCTTTATGGACGCGCAATGCCTTGGTTTCCGTGGGTGAGACGATGCGTTTGCTGGTAACCCGGTAGGCGAGCGTGTTGCCCATGACCTTGATATAGAACGGGTCCCCCTCATCGAGTTCCCCGAGTCGGGTGAACAGGGTCGCCCCCTTCAGGTTCGAATGCCCGGTAATCACGGCACGAGTGTTCTTGCCTCCGACAGGCAGACTCGTGCCAGCCAGATGACCCGCAGCATGTTCGAGCACATCTTGACCAGCTCCGTGGAGGATGGGCATGTCGACGCTGATCTTCGGAATCAGAATCTCACCCATGGCATCCAACCCATTCACGGACAGTTGACGCCGGTATTCGGCATCGCCCTCGAAATTGCCCTCGGTCTTCCCATCGAACACAGGTTCACCTATCTGTGGCTGACCGCCTTCATAAAGACGCTGATTATATGCGATGGCAGATTGGATGACGCTTTGACGGGAGGATTCCGGAAACAGCGCGGCCGTCTGGCTGACGGATCGCGCCTGCTCGTCAACGGCGCGGTCGCCGAGCGTCTGCTGGATGCGGGGCATGGCGACAAGCACCATGCCCGCGATCAGGCAGATGACTGCGGCGACCGCGTAGATCCGGGAATGGCGGACGAGCCGGCGGGCGCGATTGTCGCGCGCCCGCTTGTCGCGGACCGTATCCGCGACGCTCTCCCACACGTCGGTTTCGGCCGCTGCCGTCACTTCGCGTGCTTTCCGCCGGTGATCGGCATGTGCTTACCGGTGCGCTTGGTTGCGGCCATGCGCATGCGTAGCATCGGCATCATCACGCCGAGCGCGATCAGCATGAGCGCGAACCCGGCGTACAGCCAGATGGTCGGCACCTGGGCCTGTCCGCCCGTGAACGGCAGGGTGGTCAGGCTCGGCTCCCACTGGGCGTACACGGTGGTGCTGCCTTCGGCGGGCAGTATGACCTTGCCTTCGCCCGGCTGCAGGAAAGTGCTCCCTGCGGGCGGGTTCTTCTCCGTGCTCCATCCGACGAACCGGTAGCCGGGTCGGGTGATCTTCGGCTCCTTCGCGTCACCGGGGATGGTGACGGTGGAGAAGGCGTCGCCGGTCACGTCATCGACATGGCCGATGCCGCCGTTCGGGTTGAACTTCAGGCTGGCACCGTTGATTTTCCACTGCGCGTAGAGCACGGAGGTGTTCTTCGGCGTGGACTTGTCGTTGGCCGTCAGCACGTAGTCGGCTCCCGTGGCGTATGCCTTGCCCTTGCCGTCGGCCTGCGTGTTCCAGCCGGAGAATGTGTAACCAGGACGGTCGAACGGGTTCGTGATGGTCTTCACGGTCTGGTCGACAACACCGTCCACCGTCTTGGTTTCCGAGCCGACGGTTCCGATGTTGCTGTTGTACACCAGGTGTGCGGGGTCGGCCTTCCATTGGGCCCACACGGTGGTGGTTCTCGGTTCAAGCGTGTGTTTGTCGCCCGGTTGCAGGCTTGGGTCGCCGCGTTTGCTGGTGCTCCAGCCGGTGAACGTGTAGCCTGGACGGTCGAAGCTGTTCTGGCTGATGGTCACCGTGTCGCCGGTGTTGCCGGTGGTGTCGGGTGTGCTGCCTGTGGTGTTCGGCCAGTCGTTGCGGTACTGGATGGTTGCCGGGTTTGCCTTCCAGATGGCGTACAGGTCGTTGCCTGCTGGCTTCATCACGTACTGGCTGACGCCGTTCTTGCCTTCGCCGTATGCGGTGCCGGAACCGTCCTTGGCGGTGTCCCAACGAACGAACGTGTATCCGTCGCGGGTGAAACCATTGGCGTTTGTGGTCAGTTCGTCACCGGTCTTGCCGGATTGTGCCGCCGTGTTGCCTCCGGTTGCGCCGTTGCCGTGATAGGTGAGGGTTTGTGCGTTACCGGCCCAGCAGGCATATAGGGTGCTGGAACCACGCAACGTCCACTCGCTGTTAGGTTTCACTGCATTGCCCTTGCAGTCGGCCTGAGTGTTCCACGTGACGAACGTGTAGCCGTCGCGGGTGAATCCGTTGTCGCGCACGTTGATCTTCTCGTCGGTCTTGCCAGTCTGCGGGTCGGTCTTGCCGCCGGTCGCCCCGTTGCCGTCGTAGGTGAGGCTGGCCTGGCCGGGCGTCCACTGCGCGTACAGGGTGAGCGTGCCGTTCGCCGTCCACCTGGCTCCCGGCGCGTACCTGGCGCCGCTCCCGTCCGGGCTGGTGGCCCAGCCGGCGAACGTGTACCCGTCGATCGTCCAGCCGTTCTGGCCGATGGTCGGCGTGTCTCCGGTGTGGCCATCCCAGTTGGGGGTGCCCTGGCCTCCCGTGGTCTTGCCCGCGGGCGGGTTCGGATTGTAGCGGATGTGGGCCTCGTTGGCCGACCATTGGGCGACCATGGTGACGATCCCGTTCGGCTGCGTGGTCAGGTTCGTGACCCACTGGCCGTCGCCGTACGCCTGCTGGTTGTCGGCGCGCTTCCACCCGGTGAACGTGTACCCGTCGCGGACGAACCCGTTCCGGTGCAGGTTCTGGCCGATGTTGTATTGGAACGCCTGATCCGGGGTGCCGCCGCCGGTCGCCCCGTTGCCGGCGAATCTGACTGTGTACCCGTTGCCGACCCAGTGCGCGTACACGGTCACGTTGCCGGTGAGCGGCGTGTTGAAATCGTATTTGTTTCCGCCGTTCGGGGCCGTGTACCAGCCGTCGAACCGGTAGCCGGGAATCTTGCCCGTGTCGCCGGCCGCCCAACCGGATTTGTCGGCGGCGGCCGTGTTGTAGGGCACGGTCTGCGATGCGGGCGTGCCGGGCGCGTTGCTGCCGGCGGGCGCGTTCACGTTGTACGACAGGGTGGGGTTGATGGCCCACAATGCGTATACGGTCTTCGCCCTGGCGGGCATGACGATCTCCGTCCTGACGTTCGCGTTCAGCGTGTTCCGGTCCATGGTGTCGGCGACGGGCACGTCCCTGTCGTTGGCGTCCGTGTTCGCGCTCCAACCGTAGAACGTGCGGTTGGTCTTGCCGATCTGGCTGGAAGCCCAGCAGTCGGAGTCGGCCTTCGCGGTCGCCAATGTGATCCTGGTGCCGGCCGGATAGTAGACCTGGCAGCCGGATACGGCACCCGTGTCGGCGATCGTCTCCACGCGCACGCTGCCGTCGGATCGGGTGATCGTCCGCTGGCTGGTCCCGTCATCCTGTCTGGCGGTCGTGTCGGTCAGCACCCTGCGGTCGTCCGCGATGGTTCCGGATTCCGGTCCGGCGCTCTTGTCGGCCGCAAGCCTGACCGTGCCATCCGTCCCGGATGCGGCGGTTTCGGTCCTGCCCGTCTCGGTGCGCGAGGGCACTTGGCCGGTTCCGCCGTTCCCGTCGTAGCCGAGCCTGTAGGCCTTGGTGAAGCTCAGATCGTCGAGGATGTTGCCGTTGACGTTGTTGCTGGAGCCAACCGACTTGAAGGTGAAGCGGGTGACCGTCCCGGTGGCGATGTACGTGCCGGTGTAGGTCTCCCACTGCCCGTCATGGTTACGGCTGGAATGGTTCGACTCATGGTTCGACTCGGCGTCGTTGCTCACCTTCGTGGAGATGACCTTGCCGACGTCGCCCGGCTGGTCGCCGTTGCCGTTGACGGTGGTTCGCCTCGCGTCCTGGGCGGATTCCTTGCCGGGTTCGCCGATCATGACGCTCATCCCGTCGAGGTGGTTCCTGTCGAGGCTGGCGTGCTTCAACGTCCAGCGGTAGGACACGCCCGGGATGGTGGCGATGTCCTGGTAGATGGCGGTGCCCGCCTGTCCCGCGACGAGTTCCGCGTACTGGTTGCCGGTCTTGGAGTCCTTCTGCAGTTCGACTCCCTGTGCGATCTGCTGCCAGTCGGTTCCCTTGGTCTGGGTCGACTTCCATGCGAATTTGGAGGCGTCCCATCCCGGGATTGGCGCCCAGGGGTCCTTATCGATGCCGATGTGCCGCGCGTATCTGCCGTTGATCGGGTCGACGACGGTCCAGTCGTCCCACGGGTATTTGGTGGAGACACCGGCGATCAGGCCGGCCGGATAGTCGAACGAGCCGTTGACCAGTTCGGTCGGCAGACTGTCGGTCTTGCCGGCGATGGTCTTCACCTTGCCATCGGTGGAGGCCTTGATCTGCGACGTGCTCTTCTTGGCCCCGCCGTTCGCGTCGTAGCTGAGCTTGTAGGCGAGGCGGAAGCTCAGGTCGTCGATGATGCTGTCATTGGCGGAGGCAGTAAGAGTACCGTCCTTGGCGACGCCCCTGTAGGCGATCATCGTGCGGGATTGTCCGGCTGGGATAATGACCGTGCCCTCGTAGGATTCCCAGTCGTCGGAATGGTTCCACGGTTCGTGGCTGCCTTCCGTGGCGTCCATGGAATCGGAGTGCGTGTAGGCGACGGTTCCCACATCGCCGGTCTTGTCCCCGTACTTCTGGCCGGTCTTGGAGACCGTGGTGCGGGTCAGTTTGACTGGGGTGAGATGATCCTTGTCGGGGCCGGTGAGCAATGTCACGCCGCCCGCGTTGCCTTTGGAGCGGCCGGAGTGGCGGATACTGAACGTGTAGCTGGCGCCGGGCGTCGTGTTCACGGTCTGGGCGACGGTACGCCCCGCATGCACGTCTGCGGCCGTGTTCCCGTCCTTCTCGCGATGCAGTTCGAAGTTCTGGTTGCTGCCGATGGCATCGAGATCCTGCCAGGCGAACGTGGCGGCGGTCAGGCCGCCGGCCTTCACGCCCGTCTGTCCGGCCATGGCCTGCGCGTAGGAGCGGATCGTGCCCGCATTGGGCTTCACATACACCCAGGGCAGGCCCTGCCCCTCCTTCGCGATGCTCCACTTCGGGGTGTCGAACCCGCCGTTCACGGCCAGCTCATCACCCGCGGCCCTGAAGGCGATGGCCTCCGTCCTCGCGGCCGGAGCCTTGAACGCGGCCGGCTGCGTGGAATCCGCCTTCGAATTGGAGGGCACCTTGCCCTTGTCGTTCTTCTTCAGATCATGCACCGTCAGGCCGGAAGCGGTTTTGTCAGCCGCGAGTCCGACACTGCCCGTGGTCTTGGACTTGGCGGGCTGTACGGTGTTCTCCTTGCCGTATTGATTGGATGGCACGCTGCCGGTCGCGTCCGAAGAATTCTTGTCGTAAGAGAGCTTGTACGCCTTGTCGAAGCTTAGGTCGTCGACGCAGTTGCCTTCGGCGGTGAAGTCGAGGCCCTGACCGTTGGAGTCCCTGACGCTCCTGAACGTGAAGCGGGTCGTGGTCGAGGTGGCGAGGTAGTCGCCGGTATAGGTCTCCCACTTGCCGTCCTGCGCGGTGCCGTGCGTGGTGATCGTGGTGCCGACGCTGCCGGTCTTGTCCGACCCGTTGGATGTGGTGCGGGTCGCCTGCTGTGCGACGGTCTTGCCGGGTTCGCCGATCATGACCTGCATGCTGTCGTCCTGGTCCGCGTTGCGGGACGCGTGCTTGAGGCTCCACTTGTACACGACGCCGGGCGTGGTGGCGATGTCCTGGTAGATGTACTTGCCTCGCTTGGCTGCGGCGATCTCGCCCCACACGTTGCCCGCGTTGGTCGGATACGGGGTGTGATTGCGGCGCTGCACCTCGACGGTGTCGGCACCGGCGGTGTCGTCGTTGGATTTCCAGCCGAACTTGCCGGAATCCCAGTTGTTGAGCTTGCTGTGCAGCGGGTTGCCGATGATGCCGGTCTTTGCGCTGATTATGGCGAGGTAGGTTGTGTCGTGCCCGCCGTAGACCCTCTGGTTCTCGTTGATGATCTCGTTGCCGCGATAATCGAACGTGCCGTTCACCAGATGGTCCGGCAGATTCGACGTATTATCCGCCACCGTCTTCACGTTTCCGGTAGTCTTCGATTCGGCGGGCTGGACGGTGTTCTCCTTGCCGCGCTGGTTCGACGGGACCTTGCCGGTCGCGTCGGATGCGTTCTTGTCATAGGTCAACTTGTAGGAACGGGAGAATTCGATGTCGTCCACGAGATTGCCGACGTTGTTGTCGGGCAGGGTCTCAACATCTTTGAACCCTTCGAGGCTCTTGAACATGAATACCGTGTTCTTCTGTCCTTCGGGCACCTGGTAATAGCCTTCGTACGTCTCCCACTGGCTGCCATGATCGCGGGGATCGGTGTTGGATACCTTTGTGGTGATGGTGGTGGACTTCCCGCCCACCTTGTCGCCATGGCCGTTAGAGGTGACGCGGGTCATCTCCACAGGCGTCGCGTGGGCCGTGTCGGAGCCCACGAGGACCTGCATCTTGTCGGCATGGGAGGATTGGCGGCTGGCGTGCTTGAGCCGGATCTTGTACAGTACTCCGCCGTTGCCGGTGGACACGTTCTGGTAGATGCTGGTGTTGTCCTGTTGGGCGACGATCTCCGCATACGTGTTCTTGGTGTTGCGATCCTGCTGCAATTCGACCCTTGAACCGTTCTCGGTACTGGACCATGCGAACCTGGAAGAGTCGAAACCGGGGATCTGCCCGATCTTTCCGTACTTGGAAAGATCGGTGTTGGACATGTTGTACCAAAGCGTGCCGTCATCCGATTTGAGGAACGTGCGCAGATCGGCATAGGTTCCCTGCTCGTTCTCCTGAATGTCGGAGAACGAGGGGTAGGAGAAATCGCCATTAGCGAGGGAACCGTACCGGACGTTCTCGTCCGCGACGGTCTTCACGCCGCCCGTGGCACTGGTTTTGGCGGGTTTGACGGTGGCGGTGTCGTTCGGGGTCTGGCCGGTCGCCTCGTCGGAGTTCCTGTCGTAGTCGAGTTTGTACGCCTGGGTGAACACGATGTTGTCGAGCAGGTTGCCGCTGGTCGTGTTCACGCCGGATACCTGCCTGAACGTGAACCGGGTGACGGACTGGCCTGCGGGGATCGTGTAGTAGCCGACGTAGTGGCTGAAGTCGTCCTTGCTGGACTGGTTGCCGAACGGGTTGGTCGAGTGCGTGGCGATGGTGGTGGACTTCTCGCCGATCTTGTCGCCGTACTTGTTCGAGCTGGTGCGGGTCATTTCGACGGGCTGCTCGTGGCCGGGCGCGCCTACCATGACCTGCATCTGGTCGAGGTGGATTCTGTAGCGGCTCGCGTGGTCGAGCTCGATCCTGTAGAGCGTGCCGGGCGTGGTGGCGATGTCCTGGTAGATCGCGGTGCCTTTCTGGCTTGCGCACAGTTCGCCCATCTGGGTGGTTTCGCCGGTGGCCTTCTGGAGTTCGACGGCGTTCGCGCGCTGTTCGGACATGGCGCCCTGTGTCTGGGTGCTGGACCAGCCGAATCTGGTCGTGTCCAGTCCGCCGGGGATGTCGGACCATTTGGCGAGGTCGCCTCCCTGTCCGTTGCTGATCCACTGGCTGCGGTTGCGGTCGATGCCGGTGAAGTAGTGTTGCAGGCTCTTCATGCTCGGGTATTCGAAGTCGCCGTTGACGAGCTCCCTTGGATACGTCGTGGCGGCCGATGCCGTCAGGCTCGTGATGGTCTTGCCGATGTCGGGCATGCGGATCTCGTCCGCGTTCGCGGTGCCCGCCATCAGGAGCCCGCCGCCCATCAGGATGCCCGCCGACACGATGCCGGCGACCATCCGTTTCAGCCATGTGCGCATTATCGTTTTTCCTTCCCCCATCCCTCGCAATGTCTTCCGACGGATGAGCCAAGACCCGTACGAACCCCTCGTGGAGGGCCGGATAAAAAAGAATCATTCGGTGATGAGAGGCCGATAGGGGACGCGACCCCGCCCCCTATCGGCGGAACCCCGGCCTGGAGGGCCGGGACATGTGTCAGGCGGCCGGATTGCCGCCGTCATGCGTGAGCATCAGCGCGTCGCGGCGGTTGCGCGCGCCGCGCACGGCCATGGTGCCGCCGATCGCGAACAGGGGCATGGCGCAGGCCAGCCAGAACGCGAACGCGAGCACGCCGCCGGTCTGCGGCAGTTGGGTCAGATTCGCGACGTTCTTGACCTGGACGGTGTTGTTGTCCAGCCTGCTGGTCAGGTTCGGCACGGTGCCGGTGCCCCTGTACTGGATGCTGGTGCCCGCGTCGTCGATGGTGACGGTGAACGTCGGTTTCGCGTAGCTGGCGTAGCCGGCCGGCTCCCGGGTTTCGGTGACCGTGTACGTGCCGTAGCCGAGCCCCTTGAACCGGATGAGGCCCCTCTGGCTCGCGTCGTCCCTGTTGTCGACCGTCCCGTCATGGTTTGAGTCGCCGGTGATGAACACGCTGGCGGAATCCTGGTCGGCCGCGTCCGACCATTTGCCGGTGTTCTGGTCGAGCTTCATCCATTTGCCGTTGCGCTGGATCTGGAACCGGGCGCCGTCGAGCAGCGTGTTCACGTTGCCCGCGTCCACCTTCTTCAACGTGAAGTCGTAGGCCTTGATGTCGACCTTGTCCTGGTCGGTGATCGTGGTGAACCGGATGCCGTCGGTGAACGTGCCGTACGTGTGGACGGTGTTGTTCGCCGGATCGGTGACGCTGGCCTTGTCGACGGTTATACGGTAGGTGATGACGATCGTCCTGTTGGAGTATTTGTCGAGAAGGTTCCTGCCGTCGATGCCCCAGCCGCCGGCCGGAATCGCGAGATCCGGGTCTGCGGGCTTGTTGTCCGCGGTCTTCAGGGTCGGGTCGCCGGGGATGCTTTTCGCGTTGTTCTGCGTGGTCCCGTCGTAGACGATCGCGTCGGCCGTGATGTCGGTCTGCGGCGCGTTCTTCAACCGGACGCTCAGCGAGCCCTTCACGTACGTCTGGCCCTTCGGCTGGTCGATGAGCTTGAACTTGACGGCGGAGGCGGCCTGCTTGTTCGGCACGGTCACCTCGACCGTGTTGGTGACGGTGTCGCCGACGGTCACGCCGACCGGATCGGAGGCGGTGCCGTCCTTGCCTACCGTGGTGCCGTCGCGCGACACCTGGACCTTCTTGTCGACCCTCACGCTCTTCGACTTGACGACCGCAGTGCCGAGGGTCCGCCACTGCGGGTCCTTCGCGTCGTTCTTCATGATGTTCGCGTTGCCGGATTTCGTGCCGACCATAATCGGGTTGCCCGCGCTGTCCGTGATGTAGTAGAGGCCCTCGGCGGGCACGTTGATCGTCAGCGTGGACTGGGTGGTCGTCAGGTTCGCGCCGCCCTGGATGGCGGCCGGCTTCTTCGAGGACTGGGACAGGGCCTTGCTGATGTTGCGCAACTGCCTGGCCTGGGAGTCCATCTTGATGTTGGCGATGTTGCCCGCGTCATCATAGCCGTACACCTTGCCGATGTCGTCGGCCGTGCTTGGATCGTACGCGTTGGCGATGCCGATCGCGTCGGCCGCCCATGCGTTGGATGCCGTGTCGCCGCGCACGCCGAGGCTGCTGATCCGCGTGCCGTTCAGGATCTGGTCCGTGTACGTGCCGATCCGGTACACGTTGAACGTGTGTCCGGCCAGGCTTGCTCCGTCTGCGCCTTGCAGTGTGATGGTCGTGCCGGCCGCCATTGCGGATGGGGCCAGTGCCAGGCCGGCCAGCATGCTCGCGGTCGCGCAGACCATTGCCGTCACGATCATTGGCATGCGCCGTGTCGTTTGGTTGTCTCTCATTCCAGTGTTTTCCTTTCCTTGTTTGCACGTCCTGTCGAGGACGGGAAGCGACCCTACTGGTAGATGCGGCATGGTTGGCATCCAACGGGTCAAATCCGGCGACTTTCACCGCGGACGGCCTGTATTTGCCCGGCTTCAGACCGAACCCGCTTATCGGCTTCGGCGTACGGCTGATGGGAATGGTCGTCTTCGTTTCCTTCAATGTACATGCAAAATCGGTTGATTCCAACATTTTCTCGGTATTTACCAAAGTTTTTGAATAAAAAAATAGGGATGCCTTTCGGCATCCCTTGTTGATGTCATGCTATAGGAGCCGGTTTGCAGGAGGGTCCCGCATGGCATCAAGATTCAACGTGGGGTTTGGCGGGATATTTGCATCTCCCTCCAAACCTTCGATGGGGTCAGGCGTTTCGCGGCTGATCGGATGACGCTTCGCTGTCATCGGCTTCCGGGGTCTCGTCCGTGGCCTTGCCCTTCGGCTTGCGGACAGCGACCGTGATTCCCAATGCTCCGCCGATGATAGCGAGGATGCCGATGAGCCAGCCAACCCAGCCGATTCCCACGCCGGTGGAGGCGAGCGGGTTCGCGCCGTTCACCGTCGGCTTGGAAGTCGTGCCGTCATTGTTGTTCTGGCTTTTGTTTCCGGCATTGTCACCAGGGTTGGTGGTGGCTCCGCCATCATCCTTGCCTTGGTATTCGAACGTCCAAGTGACGGTCGTGCCGTCCTTGGAAGCGGCGAACACCAGCTTCGAATCGGATGCGGTCTTGTCAAGCTTCCAATCGGACGGGACGTTCGAGATCTTCACCTCGGCGCCCGTGGCGACCCTGTAGGTGCCGGATTTCGTCGGGTCGAAGCTCGGGAGCGGTTTCCCGTCGACGGTCGCGGTCACGCCCTTCAATGCGTCCACGCCCGTGGCGGGCTTGTCCGGATCGGTCGTGGAATCGTATGTGAACGTCCACGTGACGACGGTGACGTCGCCCTTCTTGATGTCGTAGGACAGGGTGCCGGGTTTCGCGTCAAGATTCTTATAGCTCGCCCAACCGTCGGGCAGGCCGGAGAGTTTCACCTCCGCGCCGTCGGGAACGGTCCATGTGCCGGTCTTCGTCGGGGCGAACCCGTCGACCGGTTTCCCGTCGGCCGTGGCGGTCACCCCCGCCAGTTCGCTTGGATCGGCCTTGTCCCCGGTGCTCGGCGTGGTGGTTCCGTCATCGTACTTGAACGTCCAGGTGACGGTCACATCATCCTTCGTGCAGGTGAAGGTGAGCGTGCCGGTCTTCGAATCCGCCTTATGGTCGAGCTTCCATCCGTCGGGCACGTCGCCGATCTTCACCTCCGCGTCGTCGGGCACGGTGTATGTGCCGTCCTTCACCGGATTGAAGTCCGTGACGGCGGTGCCATTGGCGGTGGCGGTCACGCCCTTCAGCTCGCCCGGATCGGCTTTGCTGCTCGCATCCTGTGAGGCGGTGTGCAGCGTGTATGCGACGGTGCCGCCGCTCTTGCCCTTGATCGTGACCCGGTATGCCATGTCGCCGGAGGACGGCTTGTCCTTCGCGATCTTTCCGTCGACGAGCCAGCCGGTGGCGTTCGTGTCGATCTCGAGCGGCGCGCCCATCGGCTTCAGCAGTCCCGTGTTCGAGGTGGGGATCTTGCCTGCGACCGTGTCGAGTGCCGATTCCTTGACGCCGTAATAGTCGGTGGTGGATGGGTCGAACCCGTCGATGCCCAGGGCGGATGCGATCTCGTCCTTGTGATTGTTGAGGAACGCCTTCTCTGCGGTGCTGAACTTGTCGAGCGGATTCGGAGCCGTCGAACGGGCCGAAATCGACGAGGACGGGTTCCCCGATACCTGATCCGCGAAAGCGGTGGGCAACACGATCATGGGGCTTACGGACAGGGCCAGGCCAAGCGCTACGGCGACAATCCGTTTTTGTTTCATCATGTTCTTTCCTTTTCTTGTTTTTTTGCCCGACATTTCACGCCGAGTCAGAAAAAATAATGGAAGGCTTGCGACCGCATCAGGTCGCAAGCCGTTGCTATTAGAAGCTGCGTCCGCGCTGGCGCCGACGTGCAACGAGTCCGAGAACCGCTCCCATAGCCATCAACACCATCGACAGGAACGCTACGGTTCCGCCGCCGACGCCCGTGGAGGCGAGTCCGAGAGCATTGTTCCCGTTGCCGCCGAATGGTTTGCGGGTGACATGCACCTTGTAGGTGGTCTTGACCAATCCGTCACCGGATGTGACAGTAATGGTGGCGTCCGCACCCTTCTTCTCGGTGCTGACGGTCATGCCGCTTGCCTTGTCGTACTGCGGGGAGACCATCCATTCGTCCGGATCGTTCACGGATGCGTTGTACTCGTGTCTGGCCGGGTCGAAGCCCTTGACGGCCGTACCGTCCACGAGGATGCCTGTGAGCTGCGCCTTGTGCGTGGCCGCCGTGATGTAGGTGACGGTGTACGTGTGTTGCGCGAAGGTCGAACCGTCCGGCGCGAGCACGTTGACCGTGTACGTGTAGGTCATGCCCTCATGTGCGACGGTGACGGTCGCGGATTGCCCGTTCTTCGGCTCATAGGCGAATGTTCCACCCTCGGGAATCTCGTAGGAACCCTTGTCTGATACGACGTATTTGCCGTCCTTGCCGGTGTAGCCGTGCGATGCAAGATTGGTGTCCTGCTGGCTTTCCGGGTCCACCGTGGAATCCTGCTTCGCTGGGTCTGCCGGCTTGAATTCGGTGACGGCGGTTTTCACCGGCCTGGTCACTGTCAGGCTGTAGGTGCGGCTTACGCCGGTTGCGGTGTCGGTGACGATCCATTCCTGGCGGGTGGATTGCGCGTTCTGCGTGATGTTGCCGCCCTTGATGGTGACTCCGTCAGGCGCTTCGGGCAGCACATACGGGCTTGGATCCTTCTCCCCCAGTGCGAGCACGTAGTCGAGCCGGTTCGGATCCCAGTTGTCGATGAGCTGGCCCTTCGTGTTCTCGCCGGTCTTGTTCACGTACAGTCCGGTGAGTTTCGCAGGGGAATCTGCTTTCAGGTCGGCCGGCTGGAATTTCACGTTAACCGTGTAGTCGGCTCCGTTCACGTTCACCTTGAGCACGCGGGAGGCTCCCTCTCCGAGCGCGAGCGTCGGCTTGGATGCCTGGGCGTCGACACCGTGGGTGAGGCCCAGCGTGTAGCTGTCGCCGACCGCATCGGCCGGTAGGGTCAGCGTGTATTCATGGGTGCTGGGGTTGAATTTCGCATTGAAGTCTTTGGCCCCGTCGTATACGGTGGTTTCGCCTTTGGCGTTGGTGCGGGTCACGGTCAGGCCGGTAAAGCTCTTGTCCTGGGCTCGATCCGCGGTGACATCCACTTCCACCGGCACGGTGACGCTTTTCTTGCTGGCGTCATCCTGGATGGTGACTTCGCCGGAAGCTGTTCCGGTGAGGCGTACGAACTTGCTGGCGGTGTCGCCGGTTCCCTTATCGACAACCTGCACGTCTTTGCCCCATTGGATGGGCAGTGTGGTCTTGATGCCGGTGAGGGTCACCGTGTCCGTGCTGGGCTTGTTGGATTCGTCCAATGTCGGACCGGCGTAATCCGCATGGTATTTTCCGTCATCAGACTTGGTGAGTTCCGTTTCGGTGCCGTCCACGGTCACCGGGTTGCCCGAGGTGTAGGCGAACGGCAGTGTCACGTTGAATGCCGGAGTGTTCTTCGTCGCGTCGGCGGCCTGCTTGTAGACGGCGGTGCCGGATACGTTCAGCTGGCCCAGCTTGTCGCCGGATTCCACGGTGACGTTCTGGTAGACGGGTGTCAGCGTGATGGTGGTTGCTCCGTTGGTGACGGTGATGTCGCCCGGGTAGGAGGCGCTTTGGTCCAGGACCGCGGATGCGGTGTCGCCTTTCACGCCGAGGGGGTATGTCTTCTTGCCGTCAACGGTGGCGTTCCATGGTTGGGTCGGCTGGTCGTCGACGATTTTGTCGACGATTTCATAATCCGTGACGGTCAACGTGAACTTGGGCGCGGAATCGGCGGCGCTGGTGTAGACGACGGGGCCGCTGATTTTCCCGTCCGTAGGTTTCTGGCTGGTGGTCAGAGTGATCTGGGACTTGTCCGTGCCGGACACGATCACCTGGTTTTGGAACTTGCCTTTGACCTTGGGGACGGTTGCCGTGTAATCGCCTTTGCCGTCCTTCGTGAAGTCGACTGGCGTGCCTGCCACGGTGGTCGTGTATTTGACTTCCTGCGTGGCTTGGGCGGCGCTGGTGTCGGTGTTGCCGTTCGCGGTGTTTTCGTCGGCGGTGGCCGTCATGACGCCGGGCCCCGCCATGCCGAGGGTCAATGCCGCGACGGTGGCGATGGTGCCCGCATTGCGCAGACCGCTGCTGTTACGTTTGGTCATTTCGAGGGTTCTCCTTGCCTGAGTTTTCTCAAACAGTTCCCACTGTAACCTCAGGGTTTGTAATTAACCGGTTTTTTATTGAAAATAACCGATTTTCTTCCGTTGCCGCATGGCCCGGCATCGACGGCAACGGAAGAAACTTCAGCCAACCGTCGCATCGTCCGCGGTCCAACCCATCAGCTTCAAAGCATCAGACACGTGGCTTCCGGCGCATTCGAGATCCTTGAACGTCTGACGTACGAGCTCCCGGACCTGCGGGTCGTCGAAATGCTGGCAGTCCAGCATGGTGCGTGCCAGTTCCGACGTGTTCATCGCATAATCATGCACCAGTCCCAGCATGTCTCGCTTCTGGTCCTCAGTCAGCTGCTCGTCTTCCAAGTCCGGTTCGCCGTAGTCGAATTCGTCCACTTCGCCCGGTGCGTACTGGAATCCGACCGGAGGTGTCGGCATGTCCGGTTCATGCCCTTCGCGCTGCCTGTCCAGCCATGCGTTCCAGAACTCCTCCCCCTCCTCGCGCGTCACGTTTTCGGGAAGGTTGTCCAAGAAGGTGTCTCGGATTGTTTGTGTGGTGATGTCTGCCATTTGTTTTTTCTCCAATCGGTTTTTTCTGATGGCGTTTTTTTGATTCGATGTTCTTGCGATGTCCGGGGGGCTATTCCGCCCGATGCGGCCGAGCCGAGAGTCCGCCGATGATGCTTTGGACGACGGTCGTGACCGGGGCCGGATCGCGTGGATCGGGGTTTCCCCCCGGCCGTGTCTGCGGCAGGCTTTTCGTCGCCCCGTCCCTCGGGCCGCCCAGCATCGGGTGACGGGACAATTCCAACGCACGCTGCACCGCCTGCGTGGCGGGACGGCCACGGCCCAATGATTTGAGCAGAGAGCGTCGGAACTGCCACATCTCGTCGGGGTCGGAAATCTGGTTCTCCTCCATCAGCCGGGTGATGGTCGCCTCCGATGGCATCGACTGCCGTCGTTTCCTTCTCACGGCGAGGTTGATATCCCCCACCGTCATCCATTCGCCGTGAGGATGCAATGCGTAGAATTCCCGTACCGCGGCGTTGGCCTCGTCGAACGACACCGATCTGGACAGCTCCTCGTAGAAGCATTGGGCCTGCGCGTCGCTGATTGGCGCGTTCCCGTGATGTACGTTGATGCGGCGCAGCACCTGCAGAGCTTCGTTAAAGTTCATCGAATTCCTCCTCTCGCGGATGGGCTTCGTCCCAGGCGGCGGCCCGCGCTTGGACTTCCGCATTGTGCATGTCGTTCAGCATGCTCTTCGGCAGCCTGCCGTTCGTCGGCAGGTTCTCCGGGTGTAGCGCGATGTTGTTGGGGTCGCGCCCCATTTTCAGGTTTTGGATGTCCCGTTCGAGCCAACGCCTGTATGTGGCATCCCAGTTGGCGCTGCGGTGTTCGGGTTTCTCCTGCGTGTAGTAGGCGACGAACAGGGTGACTTCGCGGATCAGGTTGACTCCCGCCTTGGCCGTGGCGATGCGCAGTTCGGGCGAGGGCTTCCAGTCGGGAGCCAACACGGTCTGACGGGTCGCGGGCTTCTTCTCTTTTTTCGGAACTTTTCTCTTCTTCGAAGAAACCGCGGACGGTTTCTTCTGAATCGGAGAGGTTTCCTCAACCCTGCTGGAACTCTGAGAAGCTTCGAAAGAAACATTCTCGTTTTCAGGCTCTGAGGCGGACTCGTCCGCCGATTTTTCGTTTTTCTCCGATTCTGGATTTTGAGGGGATAGAGAGGAGTAGATATCCTCTGTTCCTCTGTTCCTCTGTTCCCCTGTTCCCCTGTTCCGGGCGTGGAAATCTCGATGGGGTCTCGCGACACTCTCGCGACAGTCTCGCGAATCTGGGTCTGAACCGTTGGAATCATTGGGTTCTGCCATCTCATGAGACGGATACCTCGACTTGCCTGGCTTATCGATTCTCTGGTGCCTTGACCATGTCGCAATCTCCAGATATGGGGTGCCGTCGAACTCGTAGCGATATATCAATCCAGCTTCAGAAAGACTCGCGAGGGCTCGCGACACTCTCGCGACAGTCTCGCGAGGGTCTTTGATGAGATCAGCCGCGAACAGGTCTCCGATGATGTCGTAGTCGATATCCTTGCCTACCCCGTTATCATCCACGTAACTCCATAGACCTATGAAAACCAGTCTGGCGTCCCAGTTGAGATTCGCTATATCCCGGCTGCGCCAGAACTCCGGCTTGATGCTCCTGATGCGCATGGCTCTCTTTTCTTCCGAAGAACCCGGTCAGACGGTCTTGAATAGGGGAACGTTCTTGTTCATCTCGGCGAGGGCTCTTGCATAATCGCAGAGGCCGAACATGTCCGTTAGTCCCAGTGCCTTGCCTACGATGTCGAGTTCGTTGCTGTCCCATATGGTGTGCTGGTTGAGTCTGCGGCCCGTTGCCTCTCGCGTGGTTCCTAGATCTTTGGCGAGTTGTTTCACCTGGTAGTTCTGGGTTGCCATGCGAGCGAGGATCGCTTGGGAGATGATTTCGTTTGATGACATGCGATAAAAAACCTTTCGTATCTCATGGGAGATATTAGGGGTTGATTTGAATAGTGTCAATCTCTATGGAGATACGGCGTGTTTTATAGCATGAAAAAAGTTCTCTCAAGAGATAGAATGACAACATGGTACGGAATGACAGACTTAAGAAGACCGGGGAAAGCACCAAGCTCATAGCGGAGTTCGTTGAAGAACGTCGGCGGGCAAAGAGTCTGACTCAAAAGCAGATTGCTTCGGCCTTGGGCGAGAAGACGAGCCAATCCTACGTATCCGTCCGATTGCGCGGAAAAGCTGCATGGACGATGGATGACCTTGATGCCATTGCACCTCTCATTGATTTTGACAATGCCATCGAATTGATCGGAAACCTAGCCCGAAAACGAGCTGCCGAGGAAAACGGTCCCGGGCTGCTTGCCCGTCAGTTCGTAGCCATCATGGATGGGGACAACGTCGTTCAGATTATTGATGGGCCATCCTCTTCCATTCCGGTCTCCGGACTTCCCCATGACACATCAGTCGATACGGGCGTTACCTCCGATAAGAGAGGCACGGGTCCTGTTCCTCGTGCACGTTCGGTTAAACCCTCGTCTCTATCCGATGAAGAGCGTAAGCGGATCGTTTTGGAGAAACTACGTAGGGGCGACGTGTCCCTAGCGGCGAACAAGGATCCGCATAAGCTCGCGGAAATGGAAGGCGGTGACGGCCGCTAGTGACGACTGCTTGCCCCCGTTCTGTCAGAGTATCCTCTTCTCGAACCGATTCGATAGGAGGATATTCAACCGTGCTGACGGCCGCACCATTCGACCGCCACATGCCCATCAACCGTGGCATGACCTATGAACAGATGCTCGATGCCGTGGAAACCCAGCCAGTCCACGTCATCGAAGCTACGCTTGATGATGACACTTCAGGCCTCTACTGTGAGGCTGTCCAGACCATAATCATCGACGAGCACATGACCGACGTGCAGAAACGATGCTCTCTCACCCATGAATTGTTCCACTGGCTGCACGCCGATGATTCGCATGCGGAATACGGGAAAAGCCATGCCGAATGGCGTGTGCGCCGTGAAACCGCCATGTTTCTGATCGACCCGGCGGACTATGTGCAGGCCGAACGGGAATATGATGGCGAGATCTATCAGATGTCCTGTGAGATGGATGTCACGGTATTCCTTTTGGAGGACTACCGTCGGATTTTGGAATATAGCCAGCCATTGCATAGCTGAGGAGAGATAAATCATGGGACATCTGGACCCGTTCCTGCAAGACCTCAATGGTATCGGAATCATCGCCATGATGGTAGGCATCAGTGCAGTGATAGTCCGCGTGGTTTTCTGCAAGACCATGCGGGACAGAATCTATACGGGCGTGGGGGGATTAATATCCGCGATCGTCATGTCGCTGGGTATTGATTATGCGATACGGCCATTCGCCGGTACTGGTGAATCGACTGCGACGAATGGACTGGGGTTCGTCCAGCTCATGATAGGTGTGGTTATCGCGCTTATCGGAGGTGCCGTTTTGCGCGGCATCCTGAGTCTTGACGATGGCGAACCACAGCCGACAAGCAATTCCCTCATTATGGACACGCAGACGGAGCTGAACCGTCTTGCACCCCGATACGGGCTGGTGGCCGCCATGAGCAACGAGGACTCCTATTATGGCTGGTTCGTGATAGACCACGACAACGGCGGCTCCCCCGACCCGTTGTATGAGGCCAGTCTCAACGCGAACCTGCAACAGGAACGCCAGCTCGGGAAACTGTACGGCGATCCGGGTTCCGGCTTGGACTATTCCGCTTTCGGAAACACGGCCGTACAGGCCGGCCAGCAGGGCGAATCCGCATTGGCCAGAATCATCGCCTACATGCGGCTCAACGTCATCTCCTTCTGGTCCCTGTACGGGCTCAACGAGAACCGCCAGCCCATCAACGCGGACATCGACTGCGTGCTGGTCGGCATAGACCCGCAACAGCAGGTGCATGCCTGGTTCGTGGACGCGAAGAACTACAAGGGCGGCAGCGACACCAAATACGTGAACCTGGATCCACGAAACCTGGTGCGCATGAGCATCAGCCGTCGAGCCCTCATCAAAGGCTCGGACGGAACACCCGTGGTCAAGATGAGCGAGAACATGGCAACCCAACGCGATAATTGGGCGTCCACGCTCGAAACCTATCACGTGGCAGCCCAATGGATGGTCTGCATGGTACCGGGCGGACATAACGGCAACCCGGATGTCAGCGAAGCCGTCTGGCCGGGCAATGTTCGTGTCGTGACGCCTGGACAGTTGGTTGCGGAAATCCAATCCCTGAGCCTGCTGCCGGTGGACAATATTCCGCCACGTGTCATCAGACTGTTCACCTCGGCAGTCAAACAACAGGCTCCTGCGCCAGCAGCGCCGGTGACGAACACTGTGCCGATGCCTGTGACCTCACCTGTTCCAGCCCCCATCCCCCAGCCGGCAATAACGAACAACTGCCCCAAATGCGGTCAGCCATTGAACGGACAAACCAACTTCTGCCCCAACTGTGGCACACCGCTCAACGCCTAATCAGGAGGTCAAGCATGGCTGCATGCCATTGAGTTGACGCTCCCCACGGCGGGGCGTCTTCCTTCTTTTTTTCTTGTTGATTTGACGAACTGTAGTCTGTAGGCTACAATATTGGTATGTTGAGATTCAAGAGGACGAGCGAATTCCTTGAATGGCTACGCAAACTAAAAGACAGAGACGCAAAAGCCAAAATCGAAGCACACCTTGACTACTGCGAGCTAAAAGGCTCCCTTCTGGGAGATACCAAACCCGTAGGAGACTCCATATACGAGATGCGCTTTCACTTCGGACCCGGATACCGAATCTACTACGCAAGAAGCGAATCAGAAATCTATCTGCTGCTCATCGGCGGAGATAAAAGAAAACAACAGGCAGATATCAAAAAAGCCAAGAAACTATTCAGGGAATACTCCGAATAGGAGGAGAAAAAATGACAAAGAAATACCAAGACTACGACACCAGCGAATTCCTTGAAACCGAAGACGACATCGCCCGCTACCTCAATGCCGTAGCAGAATACAATGATCCTGAAATGTTCCAAACCGCACTCGGAAAAGTAGCAAAAGCACGAGGAATGTCCAGCATTGCCAAAGAGGCGAACGTGTCCAGAGAAAGCCTGTACCGAAGCCTCAGTGCCGAGGGTAATCCCTCGTTCCAAACCATCTCTAAAGTACTGGCTTCAATGGGGCTTCGACTGACTATACAGCCAGCTGAAGCCTGATATGTTCACCAGGTCGGCGGTGGAGCGCATCGACTAACGTTCTCCTGTTCTCATGACCACGATCATGCTGGGGAATGGTGCCGCTTCACCGGCCTGCCCATTCACCTCATACTTCAAACGTCCGGGCAGAAACCGGACTTCCGCACGGTGCAGGATATGGTTCTGGAACCATCTGGTGTCCGTGCGGGCGGGAACCAATAGGACTACGAGAGTGTCCGGTTTGCTGGCTTCCTGGGAGGCTTTGCGTATCCAATCACCGATGTTCCGCCCGTAGGGAGGATTGCAGAAAACCGTCTCTCCCTCCCATGAGTGTTCTAGGCCACTGTTTTCGACTGTGTAGTGGTGTTCGCATTTTGCGTTCTGGTCGTTTGAGGCGGCATCGAGAGTGAAGTGGAATTCCTCGTCCAGCTGGTCGGACAAGGATTGCGGGGTCTCCCAATCGTCCTTGTTCGAGGTCATCGCAGCCGCACCCGCCTTGTAGAAGTTGCTTGCCATTACCGTTTTTGTTTTGGCGAGAAAGCCTCGTCATCTTCAGTGTCGCGGATGAATCGCCTCCGCTTGTCTTTGGTTGTCTATGTAGCGTTCGACTATACTTTCGCTGTTCCTTCCCACGGTTTCGCAATAGTATCCGGCGGACCATAGCTTGTGGCGCTTTCCCCAGTAGTAGCGTTTGAGATGATCGGGGTGCTTGCTCCACAGTTCACGTGTGGTGAGCTGTTTGATTCGGCTGACTGTCCCGCTGATGGTCATGTCGGGTGGGATGCTGACGAGCATATGCACGTGGTTGCCGTCGCCCGTGTTGATTCGATGGATTGCGAACCGTGAGCGTCGTTCGGCGTCGCGGATGCTGTCGAGCACGTCCGCCTCTATTCCTGCGAGAGCGTGTTTGCGGTATTTCGTGACCAGCACGATATGGTATCTGGTCCGCACTTTCGCGGAAGCCTTTGGCTTGTATTCGTCGGGTTCCATGTCGCACACCTCTATGCTATAATCATGCTAACAACAGTTTAGCAGATTCGGAGGTGTTAGCATGACGGTCAGTCTCATCGGCTCGCCACGCAGAACCTCCGAAGAGGCGAGACTGGACAAGAACCGAAGAATCAAGGAATCCATCAAGGCGACCAAAGCCAAGAGGAAAACCCAGACCTGTTCCACGTTCGACCTGAAAATAGTGGGCAACAAACTCTCCAGCACCCAACGCGAGGCACTGGTTCGCGTGTTCTTGGAAGCCAAATGGCTATGGAACGAATGCATCGCCAGCGGAGACCCGTTCTCCTACAAGCCAAGAAAAAACGTCCTCGTGAAAACCAAGGACGACACGATGGACGAACGCGAATACCGCGTGCTCGGCTCCCAGATGAAGCAGTCCCTCGTCAAGACCATCCGATCCAACATCAAAACACTCGCAACCCTCAAGAAACAAGGCCGCAAGACCGGAACGGTCGGGTTCACGAGCAAGGTCAAGTCGCTCGGACTCCCACAACCGGAGACCACGTACCGCATACGCGGACAGAAGGCGAGGATACAGAACATCCCCGGCTGGGTCCGGGTGCGCGGCGTCGGACAATTGGAGGGATGGGAACAGGCAAAGGCCGTTCTCACCAGCGAAGCGGACGGGTGGCATCTGCATGTCACCTGCTACATGGACAAGGAGGAACACCGCAAGCGACGTGAAGCCAAGAGACTAGCGCCGGTGAAGAACACCATCATCGGACTGGACATGGGCGTGAAGACCGCCATCACATGTTCGGACGGAACGGAATACGACGTCATGGTTGGAGAAACCGACCGCCTCAAACGGGAACAGCGAAAACTGAACCGCAAGAAGAAGGGGTCGAACAACCGGCAACGCAATCGCATGAGAATCCGTCGGGCATATACGAAACAGCAGAATCGACTGAACGATGCCGCCAACAAGACAGCGGCGGAACTGCTGCGCAATGAGACCATCTTCATGCAGGATGAACAGGTCAAAGCATGGCACCGCCGTTATGGCCGAAAAATACAGCACAGCATCCTCGGCCGCGTCAAAAACAGACTGACCCGCCACGCGGGACAGGTGGTGGTGCTCTCCAAGTGGGAGCCGACCACGCAACTGTGCCCTGTCTGCGGGACGAAAACCAGAATCCCGCTGGGACGGCGCATATACAAGTGCGCCGACTGTGGTTATACGGCCCCAAGAGACGTCAAAGCCGCTCAGACCATGGTCTGGCTTGGACAATCCGAATATTCGGACAAAATACCCTTGGAACGAGGGGAATACAAGCCTGTGGAGAGCGCATCGGAGTCATACGTGGACAATCTGCGTATGTTCTCCATGCGTTCGGCGAAGCAGGAAACCGTGACGGCTTCAGCCTCACGGTAGTTCATAATTTGCTCTTTTCGTTAAGGATTGATGGTTTGGTATCCAGTTGGGCGGATTCGAATTTTTCCGCAGCTTCTCTCTGAGAGGGAAACGAGTATCTGGTGCGGGTTTTGCAGTATGGGCAGCCGACCCGCCACCATGTTTTCGTATGAGTGATCGGGCTGACGGCTTTCCGATATTCGCCTTTCATCCCGCAGTTAGGGCATAGTAGCGTCGTGTCGAACACGTCAACGTATTTGTCGCCCATGCGATCCAATGTCCGTTGCATGGCCAGGGTGTCCACGAGCTTCGAGTCGAAGCCGAGCCTTTTGACCTGCTCCGCGCTCCAATGTGCTAGGTACCGGAGGATCTGCTGTTCGATACCGTATTGCGAATAGTGGTAACGTTTGCCGGTTTTCAGTTCGATGAAATCGTCTTCGTGGGCGAAGTCTCCGGCGCAGAACCGTTCGACGGCTTCCTCTCTGCTTTTGCTGGGGAAAATATTACAGGCGATGCACCGTTGGTTCGAACAGGAGCAGAAGTACGGGTGGCACCAGAAGCCGTCCATTTGTCCGTCACGTTCGCCACCGTGTATGAACCCGAGGGGAAGGAACGTGTCGCAGTCATGCGGTTCCGCATGACCAGTGGAGCAAAGCGGGCACGGATACTGTTCGCGCATTATCTTCGCTTCGGCTTTCCTCATGCTACGTTCCGCGGCATCCACCGCATCCTGCTCCGCCAGACGTTTGGCGATAGGCTCGTTGATCTGGCGAACGATATCGACGGGCAAACCGGTCTGCTTGGCGACGGATTCCACCGTGGAACGACGCGACTGGAGCAGGTCGGCTGCTCGTTCGGCTCGACTGTGATATCGGGGCATGGTCAGACAGGGTCTTTTGCCAGATGGAAGGCGACTGCGATGATTGCGGCCAGCATGATGCTGAGGCTGATAAGGATTGGATGTTTCAAGATTCTTTCCTTTTGCTAGTTTTCAAGAATGATTTGCGTGCCACTGAAGAATGCGAGACGGTCTGCTTCACGGATTTTCTTCGGATCGGTCACATCCCGCATGAACTGTTCCCTGAAGCGCCGGTATTCGGCATCGTATCCGGAACCAGTGTTCTTCTTCTTTTGTGCCGGTTTCTGTTTCGGTGTCGGCCGACCTTTCTTGGAGGAGAGTCGTTCTCGGCGCCGCTTGTCTGCTTCGACCACACGGTTGATCTGTCTGGCACAGGAGACAACCGTTTTCCTGTCCCCTACCAGATGAGCGGATACGGCTTTACGCCGCAGTCGTCCGATATTCCGGCAAGCGTCAGCCGACAGTCCCGGCAACAGTTCGAACTCGTTTAGATACAGGATTCCACCCAGAAGAGTGAACGGTGCAATGCTCTCATTGGCTTCCGGCATCAGCATCTTCCTCCTCTTCAAGTCCAGTCAGCACTCCTGCATAGGCGTCTTCGATTTGCTGGCACCACTGTTCCATCGTCGTATCCAAGGAAATGAACATGGTCGGAGTGAACCCGCCGGTCATGTATTCATCAACGACTCGTCCCGCCAGGTCAAGGTCATACAGTTTGATTTCACCGATCAGCCTATTGTCCCGGAAGAAAGCCAAACGTCGTTGCGAATATTCCACCACACTCATGCCGCTGATAGCCCAGCCGTTCAACCCGTTACAGGAACAGGCCAGAGTGTGTTCGTTCTCCTCGACAATCTTCCAATCATCCTTTTCGACGATTGTTTTTAATGGTTCGTAGAATTTGCTCAAATTTTCTCCTTAATGACATTCCGGGGCACAGCCACTCGTCTGTGGCGCAGTCCCATCCGTTTTCAATGAGTTCGTCATGGTTTCCCATTGCTGTTTTCCCGCATTTGCTGCAGGTCAGATGCCAGTGTTGCGGACAGTAGTGGTTTTCGTCTCCATCCAATTGCCATCCGTCGGAACTGGCGTCATCGTCTGCGTCGTCTTTGTCTGTGTAATAAGCGCTGCCGTCTTCGGGGTCGTATTGTTCATCGCATTCGTCGCAGTGGATTGCGACGAATTTCTTCTCGTTGAAACTCATAGCGTCCCCTGTTCTTGCGTCATGTCTCGGATGGCGTCCTCGAGCAGGCTTCTCGCGGCCTTGCATCCTTGAATGTATGCGCGGGATGGTTCCGTTCGGGCGTGGGCGTCGCTTGCATGTTCGAGTTTGATTTCGCTGGAGATTCGTTTCCCTGCTTCGGTTTCCGTTTTGGCCAGCAGTTGGCGATCATGCTCGGTAAGCCAGGCGTCAAACAGTTCGGCTACGTTGGAGAATTGCGGGTTTGCCGACATTGACGTCCTCCCGGTGTTAAAACACCGGGATTCCAACACGTTATCGTGTTGAGGTTTCGCACGTCATGGTGGAAGCGTTCTTCCCGCGATAAGCGGGTTGGACGGCTGATTCCGTTTCGGCGTGCTCGGCTTCGTCCAAGCCGATGAGATGGTCTAATCCCCGTTTGAGGATGTTGTTGGCCGCGTTCAAGTCGGCGTTCATGCTCATGTGGCATTGCTTGCACTCGAAGTCCGCTTGGCTTTCGCGGTTTCGACTGTCGCAATAACCGCATTCACTGCATGTCTGCGACGTGTACGCGGGGTTGACGAGTATAAGCCGGTTCTGTCCGGTCAGCCGGGTCTTGTATTCGAGTTTTTCGACTATACCGGCGAGACCGGCGGAGCGTAGGGCATGGTTGAGGCCGCGTTTCGCCGACTGGCCGTTATGCAGGTACGCGCCCGGTCGGTCTGGGTCGGGTTTCGCCTTGGCTTTGCGGCTCATGTCTTGCAGGTTGAGGTCTTCCAATACGATGAGGTCGTATTCGCGGACGAGCATGCTGGTGGTCTTGTGCTGCCAGTCGTCTATGATGCGGTGCGCCTTCGCGTACAGTCGGCTGATTTCCCGACCGGTACGCTCATAGGTGTGGCTCGGATTGCGACGGTATTCCCTCACCGTCTTGCCCGACATGTTGACCCGTCGCGCCTGAGCCTTCTGACGGCGGCATATTTCACGGTCGATACGCTCCAACCGCTGCTTGGGAAGGTCGAGGAAACGATTGTCGGACGTGGCGAGCGTATGCACGCAACCCCTGTCCAAGCCGACCATGGCCCCCGTGCGTTCTCGGCCTATCGGCAACGGGTCGTTGACGAACACGAGCGTTCGTTTCGTCCAGTTCACCCCGACGCTCGTATAGTCGCGGATGGGCTGGCTGACGCGGACACGGATATGGATGCTGTAACGGCATGATTGCCCGTCCAGACGGCATGCGCCCGGATTCTGTCCGGTGATGACGACTTCGCCGTGATTCCGGTTCAACTGACGGTAGTTCGCGTTCGCGCCCTTGTTGTGCCAGCAGACGAAATACAGGTCGTCATGACGGGATTTGAAACGGGGCATCATGCCCGGATTCCGATGCTTTTTCTTCAACGTCCGACGACGCTTGTTCGCACTCCACCAGTCCGTGTTCTCTATCCGGTTCGGGGATTGCAAAACCATCGCGGGCATGGCCGTAAGCCATGAGCATTCCAATCGCGCCTGACGGTCGGAACGCATGTCCGGCCTCCCGTTCAACGGGACGGCCGTCTGGGATTCCCTGTCCCACTTGGTGCGACGGGAGCGCAGCTGATTGTATCTGCAACGCCATCCGTCGCACAGCCAGCGCATCACGATGTCCGGGTTGGCCGAATACAGGGGGACCTGCTGCCCGTCTGAGGTCGCACTCATGCCGAGATACGGTGCGGCACCCCGCACCTGCACTCGTTCTATCACGACCTTCTGGGACATGATTCCGATTATATCATTACGCGCGTATAATGAAAGAAGACTTAGACCGAAAGGAGGGGGGGCGGTTCCTCCCGGCATTGAAATACCGGGCATCCCCGCCCGGAAACTGGTGAAGATGACAAGGCAGCCTTCCAGCTCATGACAGTTTCGGCCAACAAGGTTGGTCAGTTCGACGAGTCGCCGGTCATCTTCGGTCTCGAACCTGTCGTAAGCGTCATGCAAAGCGGTTTGAATATCAGAATAGATGCAGGAACACTTGCTGGTCAGATTGTCTTCATCCGATTCTTCCAAGTGGAAGATGGAACGCATGCGTCCAGACATCGTGACGGCCGCAACATGTTCCTCTTCCTGGCTGGGCTGACGGTAGGCGTGAGCGCGATAACCTTTGATGAATGCTTGTCTGAGGCTGTTACTTCCAAGGCCTGCATCCTTCAAGGCATTCAATGCTTCCTGCTGCAGGTCGATTTTCTCGGACACGATTAGGCTCCTTCTTCGATGTGGGCTGATGGATGCGAATCCGTTTGAATCAATGCGAATTCGAGTTCCACGCCAGGGTTGCGTCGCAGATAGGATTGCACGGATTCCACTCCGGCGACGATGCACGCGGCCTCACCACGTCGAACATCATGGCGCCCGTTCTGGTTGGCGATACCGGTCGCATACTCGTGAAGCCGAGTCAGCACGTCAACGTCAACGGGGGTTGTTCTGGTGTCCTTGCTGTAGTCCGTGTGTTGCCGGATCCAATCCAACAACGTCCAGTTGTCTCCCCATAGCATCAACGTTCCGGGATTTGGGTAAGCGTCATCGCCGGTGCCTTTGATCCGAATGATTTGTTTGAAGTTTCGTACTGGTTCACTCATTGTTTTCTGGTTTCTTGATTCCGGTCACGGCTTGCACGGTGACGTATCCGTCCGTGTCGAAGTAGTCGACCATGGCGTTGTTGTTCTGATACGTGTACTGGTCGCCGACTTGCTGGCAGAGTTTCTTTGCGTTGCGGACTTTTGGAGTTTCGATGACGCAGGCTTGCTCTTCTACGGTCAGCTGTTCGTTGTTCTGGATTTTCTGGTTGATTCGCCGTGCTGTTTCATCCCATTCGTCGGAGGAGGCGCTTCCTCCATGAGCTTCGATGATTCCTCGTCCGGCCCTGTGTTCCGGGCCGATGATCCGGTCTTCGGAATCCGCAGCCATATATTCGGCGTGGGTCGGCACGTATGTGGAGGATTCGCCTTCCGGCAGTTGGATGGTGAATCGGGCTCTCCAACTTGCGGAACCTGTACTTGTTCGGACTCCGATCTTCCAATCTTTTGGAAGTTGACCGTTCTTCTGCAATGCTTTGATGTCCGCGCGCATGAGTTTCGCGTTTTCCGCCGGACTGCGACTGGCATCGTATTTGCCGCCGGTGATGGCGGTGGATCCCATGTAGCCTTCCGACTTCACGGAGGGCTTGATGATCGGCTCATCAACGGTCGCCGAGCTTTTCGCTAACAATTTGGAGGCACGCTGAATCATATCGTTGGAGGGAAATCCCGCATTCTTGTTCTCGTTGGCGAATGTGCCATCGCTGTTTCTGCGCTGTTGTTTCGCTTGCGCTGACTTAATGGACATGATTTCGTTCTTTCTATTCAGATGACGGGATTCGCGGGAACGCTCGTTGGATTGCCTGCTGCGACATACTGCCCATAGTCCGGGTCGTCTTTGCAGAGTGTCCAGTCTCCGCTGCCGTCATCGTGGTAGGTCATGTGTGATTTCACGCCTTGTTCGATGAGACATCCATGGGAGCAGGTGTTGAGACGGTTTTGTTCGGGTAGTTTCATATAGCCGTCGAGGCTGTTGCGGTCTGCTTCGGGGACGGAGCACGAAGTCTCCTATTCCGTTTTGGATGTCTTGGATGCTTGTGTTGGCTGCGTGGCTCATTGGTGGGTCTTCCTTCAATTCTCTATGTGGATATATTCAGTATAACAGGCATATATCGTAGAAGAAAATCCCAATGAAAGATATTCACGGTTTAAGGCAGGCGCCTGGTGCCGAGAAAGCCGAACCGACGTCCGCAGATTCTCCAGCCTCTATCCACTTTAGGCATTCTCGAAAGCCTCCTGATCGAACTTGGTATCCACGTGGACGGTCCATCCGCTGCTGATCACCTCATTGCAATAGTGCTTGCGGGATGCGACCACCTGGGATTGCAGGTACCTGTTGTCCCTCAGCTGTTCCGCAGTGGGGTTGCCGAACAGTGGCGTCGGTATTCTTTTCGACCCGGTCTCCGTGACGAAGTACAGGTTGAGCACCGTGTCGTCTTTTACGCGGCGCATAAAGTCGCCGAGTTTTTCGGTCTTGTCTTCAGACAATGGATCTCCTTGCTGTTCCATACTTTATGTAGATATATTCAGTTTAACAGGCATAACAGAATTGTTTCAGAAAAAAAAGAGAAGGTGCGGCTCACCCAAAAAGTCCACAAGGGGAAGCCGCACCATAGGAGAATCCGAGGAAAAACAGGATTACCACCGAGAGGATTCGGGTCGAGAGAACGTAGGCCCTCATCCTGATATCTCAACCTACCGTAGTGTTTCCGAAACAACAGGCAATATATTGAAACAATCAGATAATTCCTAGTTTTCTTCGGAATGGCTTAATTTTCTTTCGCCTGGCATTGCTGCAGGAATCCAATCGTCTCGCTTTTCTCCCAGCTGCTCATGGAAAGTCCATACTTGTCTTTGATGTAGACGCGCTTGGCTATGTAGGAGCACTGGTAGCCGCTGTTGCTTGGCAGCCAGACGGATGGGGTGGATGCGGCCCATCGTCCGACGGACTTCTTGGGGACACCGCTCCCGTACAGGTTGATGCCCTCGCTTTTCGCATTGTTGGCATCCCCTTGGCTGGCAAGCAGCACGTCCGGATCGTTTGCGTATTTCACGCGATCGTTTTTCCTTGAGTTCTTCCACAGGCCGGAGGCCCATGCGTCGTTCAAGGCGACCACATGGTCGATCTGCACTGCGGTGCTGTCTCCGCTGACGGTCTTCCCATTCTTCACGACGCTCTTCCGGAAGTTGATGGTCTGGCCCGTATAGGGGTCATGCAGTGTCCCGGATTGCACCTTGCAATTGGAGTCCATGACCGGATTGGTCAGGTCACGGTTGAGAATGTAGTCGCGGGTGGTTCCGTATCCGCAAAGCTGGTCGCTGTTCTGCCAGTCCCCGAAATCCTCGGCGCGATTGTAGCCCTTCGTATGGGGTGTTTCGGTCGGGAGGTTCCGGGCGGCTGTGATGGCTTCGGACACGCTCATGGGGCTTGCCGCGGAAGCTGGCAGTCCGCTCGCTCCCATATCCGTGTTCGTGGAATCCTTTTCTCCGGTGTTCCCCGAGGAGGCCAGACCGTCTTTGATCTGGCCTTCGATTTTCGACAGGTCCGGTTTTTTCAGCCCCAAGCCGATGTTTGTTTTCTGCATGGAGTCTTCGCCCGGAAGTATCTGACTGATGCTGGTTATTGCAGGCAACCCGAATTGTGGGGCGACCGTGGCCCATACTCCGGTTTGGATGATGACGATGATGGTTATGAGCACGATGGCCAAGCCGCCAAGGATGCCGGCGACGGTTATGCCGGTCTTGTTTTTTCTCGATGCCACGACGGTTTCCTCTTCTAGAACAGTCCGCTGATGATGGTCCAGACGACCGCGATGCCGAATAGGATGACGATGATCGCTCCGAACAGGTCGGCGTTGCTGTTGACGAATTCCGCAAATGGGGGAAGTTCTGGTTTCTTGTCATTGGCCATGATGGTCTCCTTAGTTGTTTTGGCTGTCGGATGCCGTACCGTCCGACGATGTGCCGTCTGAGGTGTTGTCCGACGTGCCGTTGCCCGATGATGCCTTGGAACCGTCGGCAGTGGAATCGTCGGACTGGGTGTCCTGCGATGTGGTCCCGGCGGAATCGGTGCCGCCGGTCTCGTCGTCGGAGTTCGCCGAGGTCACGTCGCTTTTGCTCAGTGCGTTCGCATAGGGGCTCAACGTCCTGACGCTGCCATCCGCTCCCCAGTCGATGATCTTCGCGTTGCCGGATGTAGGGTTCTTGACCAGTACGGTGATGTTCGTCTTGACGGTCGAGCCGCCGGTGTTGTCCGAAGATGACGTGTCGCTTCCCTTATCGGAACTGTCTTGCATCGCGGCATACGGTTCGAATGTGATGCTGATCGACGCCGCAGCATAGGGAGGCGTGTCACTGGATTGTTCCTTTGGTACGGATTGCCCGTTCTTGTCGCACTCCACAAGCCAGTTGATGCTCACGTTTTTGAATGTTCCGATGGCTGCTGGCTGGTAGGCGTGCTCGCTGTTCGGATCCCCGACCAGCACGGTGAACGCGTTGCTGTCTTTCCCGATGTAGGCTTTCGCCCAAGCGTTGACGACGTTCTGGAAGCTGGACGCCTGGTCGATGCGAGAGTATCCGGATGGCGTATAGGATTGGGCTCCGCCAGCGCCGCTTGCTTTCAACGGCAGCACTGTTGGCTCTCCCACGGCGGTGGCCACGTTGTTCTTCCATGAAATGAGCTGGGTTACGTCGCGGGTGGATCCGTCGGACAGGTCGGTCAGGGAGAACTGGTGGCTCCACCAGTCGGTATGTTCCTTTCCTGTTCCGGTGTCCTCGTCACTGGATCCGACTTTTGTCGCCGAATCCCATAACAGGTTCGTGGTCCCGTAACGGAATGGTCCTTTGTTTGTGTCCAACCATTTGTTGACGGACGCCAAGGCTGCCTGTTTCCCTGGTTTGTCTACGCTGATCTCCTTGTATTTCGCGCTCAACATGGAACCCATGTCCTGCAGCGTGCTGATTGCGTGAATGCTGATGACGGGAGCGACGATTCCGGCGATCATGAACACGGTGATGAAAACTTTCCACCAGCGGGTGTTTCGCATGGCGCGTTTGATTGCCGTCAGTTCGACTTCGTTCTTCCGTTTGTCTTCGGTGATGTCCATTGGAGATTCAACGGATGCTTTTCGTGCCACTTCGTCTCCTTGAGAATCTGAACGTGTTATCTAGTGTCAGACTATCCGGAGTCTCAGCGTGAAAGCGGTGGAAGTCGGGAAAAGAAAAAAGAGACTCGGATACTGCCGAGTCTCTTTTTGTGTCAGCGGGTCTGCGCGTATTTTCTGGCCAGCTCCATGTCAAGTCCTCCGTTGACGAAGCATTGTTCCACCGCAGCGTTAAGAAGAGCCTGCGTGGTCATGTTCGTCTCGACCGACTTGATTCGCAGCGCGAGATAGTTTTCATCCGTCAGGTTCGTGCCGAGCCTCCGGTCGAACGAATACACGGGCTTCCTCCGGCCGGCCCTCCCGGATGCTTCATTCGTTTTCGTCTCATGATCTTCCGGGATTGCTTCAGAGACTGCTTTCTGCTCGGGAGCCTCGACCGTCATCTTCGGTTCGGGGGGTTCGGATAGGAGAGGCCGACGCCCCATGTCGCGAGTGTCCTGCAGGCCGCGTCCGAAAGCGCTGTTGATATTCTTTACCATGTTTCAACTCCTACTCGATGCCGAACTGTTTGACGAGGTCAATGAGCTCTTGGGTGACGGAAGCGTAATCCCTGTTGTCTATCTGGTTGGTTCCGTACAGATTCTTGATGGCTTCCCTCTCGTGGATGACCGTTTCGAATCGTGTTGCCTCCAGCTCATCCAATTGTTTCACTGCGTCACGCGCGAGTTTGGTTCGCGCTTTCACTCGCGTGAGCAGGATGATGCCGTTTCTGGCGGCCGCATAGGTTTTCCCTGCATGGCTCAAATCGCTGATGGACGGCTGGCAGGGGATGATTGACACGTCGGCCGCCTGGAGTGCCGTCTGCACCGTTCCCGCATCGGATGGAGGCGTGTCGATGATGACCCATCCTTTGTAGCGTTCGCGAATCCTGTCGGGCATTCCGAGGATCACGTCATTGGTTTGGATCACGTCGAAACCCAGCTTGTAGGGTTTGTGCGGAGTCCCGTTGGCTTCGTCTTCTTTGCGACGACGATCGTCCTCAATTCGCACGTATTCGTCCCAGAGCGTCGCACCACCGGTGTTGTCGGCGTCCAGAACCGTGACGTGTTCGCCGCGTCGGGCGAGGCATCCGGCGATAAGCATGGCTGTCGTCGTTTTTCCGACGCCGCCTTTGATGTCGGCGACCGCGACAAGAATCGTGCTTTTCAGCATGCTGTTTTCTCCTCTGTTCACGTTTTCCGCCGCCAAGGTGGAGGCGTGGGACGCGCTTTTTTTATGTGGCCACATTCAGTGTAGCAGAGGCGCATTTTTTTGTGGAACCAGCTCTCCCAATCAACAGGAAAACAACACAATGCGGGAATGATCAGGCAGAAAAAACACTTCCGCATTCATCTGCCAAACCATTCCCGCATTCCCACAGTTCTTTGCGAAAATTTTAGGATGCCGTAAACAACAGCCTCTCCAAAAACGCTTTGAGCAACACGCCCAAATCCGGGAGCTGACTAGCGATCCCCTGCATCCATTCACGGATGGGAATGCCCATCGCCTCCAGGACGCCGCTGATGACCCACACGAAGAACAGGCCCGCGCATATCCTCGCCGCAACGGACAACATTCTCATCGAACGTCCCATGATCTTCATGAAGACGCTGCCGCCGCCGACCGCCAACAGGAGCAGGGTCAGCACGGCTCCCGTTGGCGTGAACATCCAAGCGAACAGGACGGTGAGAAAATCGGCGGCTCCCTGCCCAGCCGTCTGAGTAACAGTGCCGGTGTCCATCAGAATGCATCTCCATCCGTTTCGAACTCATCAGACGTTTTCTGGCGAGGTGGGTTCTTCGGCGCGTTGAGGTTCGCATGGTATTTCGCCGCTGCTTCCTTGACCTCTCCCGTGATACGCGCGCTCTCCAATGCGTCGGCGGCTTCCTGCTCGCTCATGTGGCCCTGTTGCCGGAAGTTGTGCATCATGCTGTTCTCCACCACCCCGAACGCCTTGTCTCCATCGGAGTTGAGACTTCCGTCCTCGGAGTGCATCTCGTTCAATGATTCATCGAGATCGAACGGATTGTCTTCGACCGGAGCAATCGGAGTCATGACCGTCGTGGGCCTGTTGCCCAGGCTTAGGATTTCGTTGCGGCTCTTCTCCGCTCTGGCTCCCAGTGCGCCGATTCCGACCTTGGCTCCATGCCAGAGGTCACGGTTGGTGGCGAGCTTACCCAATGCGACTGCACCTGCCGGCAGTGTGATCGGGTTGGATGTGAGTGCGGCAGCGGCGATACCGGTCGCCGCGACTTTGGCGCCACGCTTGACCACGTCACGCAACGGTTGGGATTGCATGACACCTAGGGCTGCCTTGCCTGTCGCGCCCAACAGCATAGCTCCTCCGCCCAGGCCGCGTGCGGTCTGATTAAGCAGGCTTGCACCTTTTGCCATGGTACGGGCGCGGCCGAGCGATGCGCCGGGATGGCGGGCCATATAGTTCTTGACGCGATCATCGTAGGACATGCCGCCCGTCATGAACGCCTGAGCTCTGTCGGCTCGGTTGGTGAAACGTGCGGCGACTCCTGCGAGGGACCCGCGTACGGTGCCTTCGTTCATGCGCCCCCATCTATAACTGAGGGAGTCTGCTCCGCGGGCTGTGATCGCATCGTATTCTTTCGTGTTGCGTCCGTACAGGTTGCGGCCGCCGCCGTCGAGGTCAAGATTCTTCCTCTCCGAATCGAGCATGGAGTCGAGTTTGCTTTCGCCGGCGGTGGGACCGAACATCCTGTGGCGCGGTCCGGCGTTGCGACTGGACATGCCGCCGTGGTTTCGGCTTGTGAGGAGCCGTCTCATGAGGAGACCGCTGCCTATTCCTCCGCCGATTCTCCTGAGGCCGGCCAGTACTCCGCCTGCCATGGCTCCACCGGTGGCGATTCCCATCATCGCTTTGAAACTGAACGGGTTGCCGACTTTGAGCACGCTGGTGCAGAACAGGCTGATGGCCGCGATTGCAAGCACCGGACTGAAACCGCTGATCACGTTGTACATGAAGCTGCTGCTCATTTCGGAACAGAACTTCAACATAAGCTGGCAGATGAATGTGGCGATGGCTCCCAAAGCCGAATACAATCCACCGGTCATGCTCAGGTTGCACGTGTATTTCACCCAGTTCTTCAACACGTTCTTCGGAGCTTCGCCTATGGGGAAAGCTCTCACGAGGAACGCTACGACGAGGAACAGCACCATCAGGACGAGCATGAGCTTGGTCATGATGAGGATGACGCTGAGCAATCCCCAGACGATCATGTTGCAGATGCCACCGAGCACGGAACCGAATGCACCCAGATTGTCAGGCGCTGAATTGCCGTACAGGTTGTCCAGGGTGATTCGCATCGCTCCTTCTCCGGTCGAAGAATCCTGCGTGTTACCAAGGTTGGCTTCACGCCAGGTTCCGCCGACGTTGGGGATATCGAAACGCCAGCCCAGGTTCGCGGCATCGGCGATGTCCGTGTTCTGGACGTTGCCGCTCGAATCACGGAAGTCATTGTCGTTGTGGAAGGCCTGATACTGGTCGCCTTTGAATTGCTTTGTGCCCAAAGCCACATTGCACAATTGGAGTATGTTCTGGTCTACCTTGACATCGTCCCCGTAGAAGTGGGCCCCGTTCCCGCCTGAGATGTCGCTGAATCCATCCTTCTTCAATCTGACGGTGAGCTTCCCGTTTTTGATGGCTCCTGTATCCTTGTCCCCCATGTTTTTGACGAGGATGTTCCAGCCGTCACGGCCGTACACCTTCCCACTGCCGTCGATACCGCAGGTCTCCCAAAAGATCCCCGCTCTGGTCAGTCGAACATATTTATCCCGGTCGTTCTGCTCCTTTTCCTTGTCATTGACGGAACTGTCCTGAGGGTCGATCCAACCGTGTTCGCTGAACAACCATTCCGCTGTGCTGGAATCGATACTCAAACCGGTTGCCGCATTCGTCAATGTCATTTGCACCGCAGGATCGGTGTTCGTGTTCATGTCAAGCACATGGCAGTACGCTTGCTGTGCGTTGTCGGCCACACCTGACGGCGTGTTCGGCCCCGCTGACGGATTACCCCATTGCATCGTCACCCACGATCGGAGAGCCGTTTCCTCCCACATGCGGTTCACGGCCTTGGTGATAGAGGATGTGTCTCCCCCGTTGCCGCTGGTCGCGGTGTCGTACTGCTGGTGCATGGCATACAGGTAATCCTGGCAGTTCGTATTACGGTTGAGTGCTTTGTTGCTGAACGCCATCATGTTCGATTCGCCGTCGTTCAACCCGTCCAGATCAAGTCCGACGGTGAGCTTGTTGACTGCGCCGTTGATGGTGTTGACGACCCACCAGGGACTGCCGGTCGCCGGTTCGGTCGCATTCTCCGCGGTTTTCGAGGCTCCTGTCCCCAACACGATGAGAGCCGCAAGACACAATACCGTGGCAAGCAGTCGTTTGCTCGCCTCTTTCGTGGTCCCGATGTCGAATCCCGCCGCGAGAAGCCATACGACGATGGCGGTCACCATCAACGCCGCGGGAATGCCGCCGGCCATGACACTGTCGATAAGGTTCGCCGTGGCGTGGTCGACCGACGCTCCGGCGGTCTTCAATGGGGTGAAGCTTGCCGCGAACTGGCTTAGCGACAAGGCGCACGACCAGCAGAGCTGCGTGATCTGCATCAGCATGTTCGGCAGGATGTCCCTCGTCGTATGGCTGATCATGGCGGGCACGTTGGCGATGAAACCAAGGATGCCGCTCGATGGTTCGATGCGGCTGGTTATGCTGCCGACATTGCTTCCCCATCGGCCGGACGGAAGACATGTCGTGTAATCGACTTGGGTGCTTGTGGTCGTAGCGCATGCCGGCGCACTCGCACCGCCATCGTTCTCGACCATGGCGAATGCTTGGGAGGGCAGTACGGCCACTGTCATCAGAACGACGAGCAGAACAATGAACAGCATGTTCCGTCGCGCTTTCATCCTGACCGGGAGGCTGGGCTGCATCTGGGTTGAAGCGCTCACAGTATCCACATCTCCTTCAGACTGCTTAGATGCTCTGGCTGATTCGAATTGGGGTAGAAAACCTCTCCGGCGATGTTCCGGCTCTGCAATCTCCTGAGGAGTCTTTTCCATCGGACCTGCTGGGTCCGGTCTTTGACTTGGCCGACCATGAGGAATGGTGCGGCGACCAAGCCGATGAGAATGAACACCACGCCGAATGTGATGCCGATGATCGGGGCGAGCATAAGACAGATCAACAGTCCTATAACACCGCCGATGATTGTCGAGAACACGGTCTTGGATCGGGCTTCCGTGCTTTTCGTGATCATGAACGTGTTCTTACGTTCGATTGATGCGGTGGATGAGACCTCGGTGATGTCATCCATGGTTTCCCTTGGATGCAATTGTCTTTGCTCGCCCATGAATATGTTCCCCGATCAGATTCCGAGGTAGTCTTTGCCCTGACTGCCCACGGCGTTGACGATCCAGTCAAGAGCTGTCAGCAATGCCGGGATGGTTATGGTCGGGCCAGCGAAGATGAAGATGACGGCGAGAACGACGATGACTCGTGTGACGCTTGGACAGAACATGGAGACCAGCTGGTTGCTTCGCCCCATCGCCTTGCTGATTCCTCCCAGGATAAGCCCCAAGGCCAAGATCACTGCGGCAGCGGCGCCCACCTTGGTGATGAGCTGTCCGGCGGTCGAGTTGAGGATGCCGTCGAACATGGCGTGATAGCTTCCGACAAGATTGCTGGAAGCGGCGATTTCTATGGTGTTGCCCATTATTGGATTCCCTTCGAATTTGGTTTGAAGGAACCCTCCTGCGTTTCCCGAGTGTATCAACGGAATCGGTTGATAACGATAGGTTTTCGGTTTTTAACAAAGTTTCTTGCATTCTCAGACAACACGGAGGACGCAGATTAAGAAAAACCCATCCGGCGTCAATGGAAGCCGGATGGGTTGGCATGTTTTTTTGCGGTCCTACTTGTCGCCGGGGCGATAACCGTCGTCGAAGTCTTTCACGCTCACGATGAACGCCGGCTGGATCTGTTCCATGTTTCTGGTTCTTACAGCGGCATGGTATTTGGGGAGGTTCGTCACCGCTCCTCCAGTCCACCCATCCAATCCCTCATTGTCGGTCAGACGTGCCGCGGTCAGCGTGGCTATGCGCGGAATCGACGTGTTGTAGCTGATGAACGTCGTGTACCCCAGGAACGAATCCAACAACGTGTCGGACAACTGGGTCGGGTATTGGGTGGCAAACACGAGAATCAATCCGAACGAACGCCCCTGCTCCCTCAGATTCTTCAACACGTCGTCCGACCCGTTCGCCAGCAGGCTCAGCTCGTCGCAGACGAGCATCGTGTGTTTGCCAAGCGTTAACCAGTCCTTGCAGTGTGCGAACACCGTGTTCCAGAACCGGTACATGAGCCACGAGCCCAGAATCTTGTCCATGAGTTCGGGAAGCGAGTGGCCATTGTGCGGGGCGAGCACGATGTGATAGTCGCCCGGGTGATCCAATATCCACTTCCATGTGACGGTGCTGCGTCGCGGTGTGAACATGTGTTCGATGGCGAGGAACTGGTTGACCTTGTTCACCGAGGCGTTGGTACGCTGCAGTATTTCACGATCGCTTCGCGCCGCCTGCCCCTTCTGATCCGGTCGTCCGTACAGTTGTTCTGCGGCACGCGCGGCCAACGTCATGTCTATTCCGAGAGGATCGTCCTTCAACTCCAATGCGAGAGCCCTGCATACCTGTCCAAGCGCTCTGGCTGATCCGGTTTGACCATCCGACCCACACAATGCGACCACGGCCCAGCCGATGGGTGACTGCTGTTGCCTGAGTTGACCGGCCCCGGGATACTGTTGCTCGAGTTGTCTGCATCTTCTTAGGATGTCCCCTGGCTTGTGTTGGTCGTATCGGCTTGCGGCCACGCCGATGGTCATGGATTGGGTGATGATGTTTTGGGAGTCGTTCTGAATGTCGCCGGCATTGAATGCGTATCTCATGGTTTTGGCGACGCTTTCCGCCGTCTCCTGGGCGTTCCTTCCCTCCTGCATTCCGAGCAAATCGAGACCGATGCTGGAAGGGTCGGTGAGGTATATGACACGTGGATGGGAGTCAATCCCCTGCGTTTGCCGATACCGGTCCAGCACTTCCACTCCGGTGTCGTCCTTCATCCAGAAGTGGATGAGTCGTGAATCCGTCCCCCACACGTCACGGCCGGTATCATTGCGATGGCTGATGGCCCATTGGCTGATGCCGTGGGTCAGAACGGTTTTTCCTGATCCGGCTTCACCGCTGATTGCGATTCCGCCATAGAGCTGTGTCGGATCCAAGTATCCGGGACGTCCGGAATCGTCCAATCCGATCAGGACGCCTCCATGGGACAATGGTTCGGGCACCGGGTGAAGGTCCTGTTTCACCGCCGTGGATTTCTGCACCGGCATGAACAGTGTGGTCGTGGTCATTGGGCTGAAGATCAAAGTGGTGCGTTGCGGGCCATATCCCGTCGCATACACTCGTTTGTCTTTCATGCCGAGTTTTGTTTCGGTGTCACTGAGATTCGCCTTGCGTTTGCGGCGAAGCCACCAGTATCGGCGTGGGCGTTGGAGAATATCATCCCATAGAGTGTTCCTCCACCATCTGATTCCAGCTGCAACAGTGAAGGCAAGAGGAATGATCCACAACCATGACGGTATCGGCAACAGCATCAAAGAGCAGTACGCCAACAGTCCCAGACATGCGAATTTGTAGTGCGGCGGTACTCGGAAGTACATTCGAGTGCTGTTGTCGTCGTTCAGCATGGCTTTCGCGTTTGCGGAGAGTAGTCCACTCAAAACCCAAGGCACCAGCAGCATCGCCGCTACCGTTCCCGCCAGCCAGAAGAATGTGGCAAGACGAATCGGAGTGATGACGGACAATACCATCGTCAACAGGGTGACAGCCAAGGTCACGATGAGTCCGCCCAACTTTGGGTAGCTGGGATGACTGCTCATGTTGGAGAGCAGCGGGAACATGGCCTGTCCAGCCCGTTGTGCGAGTTCTGCGTTCCGGCGGCTGTCGGCGCATGCTGCGGTGACTCGCGCGCAGAGCGTGTGTGCTGCGACAAATTCGTTGCCGTCCTCGACGGTGGAATGCTCGTCGGCAACCCAATCTCGAATTCGGGCCTGTTCGAAATATCCTTGCCTGCGGAGCGTTACGCTGACATAACTGTCTGCCGGCATCAATGCTTCGACGCTTTTCCGAATGCCGGCGGAATCGGTGCGCATCTTCTCCATCGTCGCCTTTGAATTCAAGCGGGCCCGCCATGGCACAAGAGAGTGAGCTGATCTGCCGATTCCTTCCGGCAGTTCGGGTTCGCCGTTCCCTGGCAGTGGGCTGATGGAAAAGCCGGCGAGATCACCCGCCTTGCGTATGCCTTCGCCATCGCCATGCACATATTCACGGACCGGCTCGTTTCCCACTCTGACGAGCAGCAGCGTGCAGTCCTCCAGATTTCCTGGGACATCATCCGCGATGGATCTCAACTGGTCGCCATCGAGTTGGCTGATGCTGCGAGTCACCTCGTACCATGCTTTTTCTTTTTCGCTCATATCCGATGCCCTCCTGTCAATTCGATTGTTCTGCGGTTGCCGGTTCGGTGGAGTAGAGCATGGCCAAGGGGAATCCTTCCGGCAAGTCGAACTTGGTCAGCTTCTCTCTTTCCAACAGTTGATATAGCCATGTGGTCATGCGGACCGTCGCATCCTTGTCTGCCAACGCCCATCCCAAATCCGCATACCCGTCCTTGACGGTGCTCTGGTCGCCGATGGTTTCCCTCATCCGTCGTATGGTCTTCACCGCAATGTATTTGGAAACGTCGAACATGATCGCATCCAATTGCCAGAGTCGTATTTTTTTCAAAGCCGGATTGCGTTGCAGGTTGACCATGAGGAACGGGACCACCAGCGAACGGCGTCCTGTTTCGCAAAGCGTCCGTATCTTCTGCAATGCACGGTAGCGTTCGGTCTTGGCTTCCTCCAAACGCTGCTGGTTGGTTGCGAAATTTTCAGGAAGAGAGTTCAACGCTTTCACCTCCGATATACCCGTAGAATCCTCCCCGGTATGCTTCCGGCTTCCGCCATCCACTGACATCCCAGCCCCATTGGTGTCTGATTGTTTCATCCATGACCGTCCATCCCCAGTCACGGATTGTCGTCACAGGTTTTGTTGATGGGGTGCATCGGCTCCAGTCCGGTGAGAACATGCTGCGTTCGACGTTCAGCATGTCCCGGTATGTTCCGATCCCGCCGGTCGGGTTGCCTTGCTCGTCGAACCAGTCGTCCCATAACGCGAATCCCATACGCGACGCCACGGATGGGTCGCCGACCAACATCTCGTCGGCATGGCTTGCCGTTTCGATGATGCTGCCCAATGCCGGGTACTGCCATTGGCTGGTGTCGCGTATGAGCAGCCAGATACAGATGAGTCCACGTCGTTGCATCGGCGAGTAGGCGAGCAGCTTCGACCAATTGGAGATTTTCTGGCTCATGTTATTTGGGTGGACCTGCACTTCGATTCCCGCAAGCACGTTGTTCGATGCGAGTGCGGTGATGTCCGTCGAACAGCTGTGAGGCAGTCCGGCTTCGCTGACCGCCTGCGGGTCGATGAGCCGGAACGCTCCCCAACCGTCGCCGCCGACGAGTTTGATGTCCGGATTGACACCGAGATGCAGTCCGACGTGCGCCGCATACGTATTGTGGCGCACGTGGCGTCTCATTCCGATCAACTGCTTGTCCGAAAGCATTCTACGAAGCCAAGTTGCTGAATTAAACAGGCCGAGCGTGTTTCGGATGAGTTTCTTGTCGGAGCTCAACGACAACCAGGTTTGCGGGATTATCTGCCCGGAAAATCTTTCGTAAGGACTGAAGCCGATGTCGATGACTCCCAGCCGACACAACGCGCCGTACAGGTTCGGTTCGTCGCGATGGAATTCGGGAGCTCCTTTCACGGAGAGTCCCGCCCGAAGCTGGTCGACGGTGCATGTCCTCCATGAAAGCAATGCGCCGATGATGCTCGTAACCAATTCACTGTTTGCCTTGACCATGCTTTCCGCGAACAATCGGTTCGGGACGATCCACTGATGACGTTGCGCCAACACTCCGGGGTGTTCGTTGTTCGCCACGTCGCTTCCGCGAATCCAATCGGCGTCGCTACCCATCGGCCATAGAGCACGGTCATCGGGATTCGGTGTGAGTGAGAGATCAACCACGATGGAACCACCCTTTTTTCTTTTTCACTTCGAACTTGGCCGGTTCGAATCCCTTATCGGGCAGAACCCATTCAAGGGTCTGCTCTCTCGCCAAGTCCAGATTCGAGTCAGCCCAATTCGATTTACCGGATGCGATCAGATTGCCGGCCTCGACCGTCTGGTACTCGACTCCGAGAAAAATCCCGTATCTTGAATAATCAAGTGGCCGGTAGTCTGTCATTCCGACCGGGACCGTGTCTTTTATTCCGATACATTCTCGGGGCAAACCGTAACGGGGAAACGCGCTGAGCAGATTCAACGCATCTCCTTGCGTTTGCACGCCGGCCTTGACGATGACCAGGCAAAGGTCGCCGGCAAGAACGTAGGGGACGACCATTCCTCCGGCGGCTGTGGTGCTGTCCTGCAGATCGTCTGCGCTGATACGGTCGAGATCCAGGACGACGAAGTCCCAGAGCTTGCGTGCTTCCTCGATGTATGCGCGGTAGTGGTCCCACGACACCATCGCACCGGCCGGTGGAGCGAACGAAACATCGTAACCGATGTTGAACATTCGTCCCGAATTGGCGCCGTATTGTGCCGCCATGCCGGGACGCCAGTCGGCTATGGTGCGCGCCGGCATACGCTGCCCAGGGTCGAAGAAGGAACGTTGCGATGACTGTCTCATGTTGCCGTCGATAAGGAGGGGGCGTAGTCCTTTTTCTCTTGCCCGCTCGCATAATCTGCGTGAGGAAACCGTCTTTCCCACGCCTCCAGTGTTCGATGTGACAATGATCATGGGTGCCGTCTGGCGGGTCCTGTTCAGGATGATATCGCCTACCAGACGCTTGTCGATTGTCTGTATCCGCCAGAACTCGTGGACGAAATCCGTGATGCTTCGGTCCATGAAATATTCGGGGAGGGCCTGCGCTCCGATGGGTATCTGTCCGCGGTCGATCCAGTAGATTGTCCAGCCTGCATCGGCGACCGGCATCCAGTTTCCCGGGAGGTTCGTGAACACGATTCCCTGACGGCCTGGACGCACCGGGTGCCTTGTCAGGAAGTCTGCCTGGGCTGCGAAATCCTCTCCTGCGGGCACCCTCCAACGCTGTTCGGGGACCTTGGATCGCAGCACGTCGAGGATGCCTCCATGTCCGATTATCAGACTTGCCATCTTTTCTCCAAGTTCCTTTGAACTGTTTTTTGCTTGTTCCGGGGGTTTGCTCCGGAAAGAGACCATTTTTGACGAAACAACACTGATTTAGTTTTATTGACTGTTTTTTGTTTTTGTTGCTTGTTCGTCAATCGTCCTGTCTGTTCATTTCTTGATATTACGTCATATCTTGTTATGTGCCGAATATTTGTTGAAATTAACCATTCAGGATGATGACTTTGCTGATGTATGGGTTGTTGCGGTTCGTTGCTTTGTTGCGTTTTCGTTCCGTAGGTTCGTTGCTTTGTTGGCAATGTTGCGGTTCGTTGCTCTGGTTTTACCCTGCTGTGATGTGGTAATGGTGTCTTGGTGTTTGTGTGATGTGTTGCGGGTTGGCTTCTTTCTCTTGTTCTTGGATTGTCTTTTTCTTATTTCTTCTTCTCTTCTTTTTTTCTGACTTTTCTTGGTTGCCTGTCTGCTCTTTTGTTTTTGTCCGTGATTTTTCTGGTCCGCTAGTTTGCATGAGAAACGGCGGCCGCGCGGCGCCGCGCCGAAGTCAAAACGGTTAATTTCAATATTTTTTCGGTTATTCGTTGTTTGCTCGGATACAGTCGTTGAAGACGGTTCACTCGAACGGTCCTGCCTTGACGAAGGGAGTTAACGATGGCAGATTTTCCATGGAACAACAATTTCGGCACCCCGACCCCAGCCCCAGCGCCGGTCGACGATTCCGAGCCGGTGAACGAAGCCGGGCAAGCGGACGATTCTGAGAACTGGTCGGCATCGGACGAGGATTCTCAGCCTGACGTCCAGCCGGAAGAGACGGATTCCGTCGATGAGACAACGCCCGACCGTGAGGAAGAAACCTCCGTCAAGGGTGCCAAGACCACGCGGCGCAAGACCGCGAAGAAAAACTCGTCCTTCCCTCATTTGGAAGCCGCCTCGTACGCGAAGATCAAGGACATGCTCGACGTTCTTTCCGATGACCGTACCGCGAACATCGCCAAGATTCTGTGCGAGACCAGCAAGACCGACGCTCCGGTTCTGCTTGAGGTGTTGACGGAAACCAAGACGCGGAAGCGGGTCGCCGAATTCTCCAAGTTCGTCAAGGAACTGGCTGGCGCTCAACCGTCCGACCTGAAGATGAGGCTTGCTTTCGCGTTCATGGAAGACAAGACTCTGTCCAAGACTCTGTTCGCTGTTTTGAATGCCGCCGAACCGGATCGTGGTTTCGGCCGCGCGTCCGGTGAGCCGATGAAGGATGTCAATGCGGTGGCTGAACACTGGGGTGACGGCGTCGATCTCAGTGTGGTTGAGAAGCTGAAAATCTGACGGCCGGCATCTCGGGATGCTTGAACGGTTGGATACGAACATGGATCCGTATCCAACCGTTTTTTATTATTCCGCGATGAGCTGCACACGGTTCTCCGCCTTTGGCGGCATCCCGTATGGTCTGATCACGAGGCCCGCCCTCGTCAACGAGAATACCCAGATTTTCTGAATCTGGTTGAGCTTTGTGAGGCTGACGGTGAGGTGCTTGGTGGACACCGTCTCCGTGCTCGTACCGGGGACGATCTTGTATAGATTATTTCGACTGATATACAGTTCCTTCTGCTCCGGACAGTAGAGCGTCGCGAACACCAGCAGATCCAAGGACAGGCTTCCGCCACTGGTTCCGACGACGGCGGAAAGAGGAATCTCCTTCGGTTCGCGCGACATCAATCGGACGTATTCCCAAGTGAAGGTAATGGTTTTTTCGTTCCAGCTTTCGCCTTGGACGATGTTCGTCTCTTCGATCGGTTTTATTTCTTTGCCGTCCCTTGAAGTGAACGTGATGTCCTGATAGCCGATGATGCTGGTGACCGTATTCTGTCGGCCGCAGCCTCCCGTCAGCATGCCCATTCTGCGGGCCACTTGCCGTACGTCCTTGCCGATGGTCAGCGTCCTGGTCTTGCCGTTGTAATCCGCGTTTTGTGTGTTGATGAACGTCGTGAACAGGATGCTTAGGAGTCGAGGCGTCCTGCCGAATGCGAGCGGATGTTCGTTGCCGCGCACGTATGGGATGAGCGGGTATGCCTCTTCCGCGACGTAAAGAATTCCGAATCCTGTGGCTATGCCGTTGTCCATCCCGACGCTTCTCAGCCTGTGTATTTTGTTGGGCATCCCGACTCTTCCCCTGTTTTTGCTTTTTCGGTTGATACCAACAATTTTACGGTTTTTCATACGCGACATGCCAACATACCCAGTAAGGCAGATGCTTGTTTTATACCGTCGAACCGAAGACCTACCGGCCTTCCTTCCTGGGACTGAGGTTCAGACACTGCAGCCGGTAATGAATTCTGCAGGACACCAGTTTCGGGTCGAGTTTCCCATACGCATTCCGGGCCATGTCGATATACAGTCGACACCCCGGATCTGACAAAGCGAAATCACCGACACTCCAACCCAATGGTTCCTCCTCGTGAGACTTATGCCTCGCCATCAGAAAAAACAACCTCCGATTCACACCGATTCGCCTCCGGATTCGACGGCCGACGCGCCGTCCAAGTTGGTCAAAAAAAGGCGGGCATGCTGGAGGCGTTGGGGTCGTCACCCGGCATGCCCGCCGGTCGTGGCCCTTATTTATTCCACTGCGGGTCGTTCGGGAATGAGATGGGCGAGCCGCCCCACATCTGCCTGTCTGAATTGATCATCGCTTCGGTGTATCCGTCGTCCATGAGACTCTGGGTCCTGAGGTCGAGGTCGGGCTTATAGTGCTTGGTGGCTGGCGGTATCACGCCCATCATGTCCCCGCTGTTGAATCGGAGGACTTCCTTGTCGGCCTCCTCGCCGGCGATCAGCACGTCGATGTTGTTGAGCAATGTCATCGCGCTTTTTGTATGCGGGATGTCCCCTCTTCCGATGCTTCCTGTGAAGGTGATTTTGCATTCCCGGAGAAATTTGATGTGTTCGTCGATGTGTTCCAAGAGGTTTGGGGGTGTCGCTTCGACGAGGTACGGTCCGATGTTCGGCTCTGCCGTGAAGGTCATGTTGGCTCCTGTTTTTTTTGATATCAACCGATTACGTTTTGCCGTTTTGGGGGAACCGCAATCGCCGTCTTCGGCATCACTTGTGGTGGCCCTGAGATAATTGCGTTGGGGTTCCGCTGTTTTCTCGGTGTGTATCTTTTGTTTTTTTATGTGGACGCGTTCAGCATATCGCGACACTCCGAAGATTCACCCCCCTCCCCTTAATTCTATTTTACTTGTTATACTGAATACGTCCACATAAATCGAAAGAAAACAACGACAACCAATGGAAGAACACGACAAACGCTTCTGGCGAAACATGACATTCGCCCAGCTCAGAAACCGACGTGTACGAGTCTCCGCATACGGCGGCGACATGATCCTCGAATTCCAACTCGCTCCCGGAACCGGGCACACGCTCGGAGCCCGGCAATACACTGTCAACGGCTTCGACATCGGCGAACTGTTCCACGAAGGCCATGACGGATTCATGGAACTCACCCGACAGAAAGCACCCGTCAGCATCAAGCTGCTCCCCGACGAACCCGAATACAAGATCATCGAAGACATTACCGGCGTGCAACCCGGAGACGTCTTCGTGCAAACGAACGGGAACAAATATCCAGTACAGGAAATCACCGATGACGGCCATTGTCTAGTCCTGATTGACTCCAACACCTATCGGATTGATGACGCCGCATTCGACCATGCTTTGCGACCGGCACCCGCACGAATTCCGGATCGTCCCGGACTGTGGGAGGACAAGTCAGGCGGCCTGTACACCGTGTGGAAAAACGGTCAGGAGCTTTGGATCATGCAGATACGTGAGTCCGATGGGCGTTGGATGAACGGCCCTGCGCTGCTAATCGGCAAGACGGGAGAAAACGTCAACGATTCAACGACGAAGGACCTGTCCTCGAAAGCTCCATTCCGATTCCACGATGGAGAACTGTGAGGGGAGAGAATGCAAGCCGTCACCAACATTTTCGACCAACTACGTCTCTCGCCGCCTATTCCTGGACCGCTGCACAAGAGAACGGTTGATGCTGCGGATCTTGGCACCACCGCCGAGGTTCTTGCCGCGGCGAAAGCCCTATATCGGCTCGTCGAAGGTCGTCGCGGCCGTCAGATTCTCGACTTCGGGCAACTCCCGAAACGAGATCAGAACCGGTACATCAGCGAAGTGTTCAAAGCCTTCAACGATGCGCGAAAGGAAATGAAGTGCGGTTCCTAACGAAAATCCTGAACCACTTCTGCCGAGGGTGCGGAACCCTCCTGTCGGCAGATGAGAGACAGGCCGGACTCTGCTCTTCCTGCTGGTTCGAAAAGGAGAAGAAGCAGTCCCTTGATGACAAGGACTGGCGGGAGGAACTGCTTCGAGAGCTCGACGGATATCAGCCGATGGGACGGCCCGGCAAGAGACCGTAATTCAGAACGACAAGGAAACCGATGAGTATTTTTTTCATACAAGAAAAATCAGTTGACGGTTGGAAGCCCGCCTGGCATCGGAGTCTCATGCCTTCTTTCGAGAGCAAAAGACAAGCCATGTGCACCGTCCGAAGATATGTCGCGCAACACGACCGAACGAGGCCAAGCATGTTTCGGATTCTCCAGATGAAGGTCTGATATGACGGTGCTACGCATCGACAATGACGACGGATCATGCCGGCTGGAGATACCCGGGGCCAATCGCCGCTGGTCCCTAATCCTGTTGAGGGTTCCCAGCTTTAACGGGTTCAGCGCATACGTGACACCACAGGACGGAAAGCTCGACGAGAACACTCCGAAAACATCCGTGTCAGACATCAGCGACCTGATTTCCGTACGCGACTTCATCGATGAAACCATCGCACAACACAATCAAGGACCAATCAGTGGCAGAAGAACAAACCCACTTTGAAATCATCGAATGCGAGAACCACATGCCCGTGGCGATTCGTCAATTCGATTCAGAGGAAGAGGCCATGGAATACCTGAACATGCGCCTCAAATCAGAACATCCATCCCATCCATCCGAACGCCATGAGGCACAGGAATCCGAGGGGACGACGGCGCAGGGGCTGCATGAATTCTCAGAACAGCTCCGCATCCAATCCGTTTTGCGCATGCTGGAAATGAACGCAAGAGGAGAATTCAACGCCTTCGAACGCATCGAACTGTATGCCGCGCTCAACAATCAAAGAACAAGAAAAGCTCTTGGAATCACCGTCGAATCCTCTCCTCGCAAACAGAACCGCCAAAGGATTAACACGCAATGACATCAGGGAAAAAGCTCGATCGGGAAACCGTCAATTACCTTCGTGCGCTGCCTGAAATCGTGCGCAGAGTGCAAGGCGGACGAATCTACTACACGAACTCCTTCAGGGCGCAAGCGACGGCACGCTATGCCATGGGAGACCGGCCCGTCGACATCTTCCGCGACAACGGGATAGGGCCCGAAGTGATCGGGTACAAGCGCATCGAACGCTGTATCGCCCGGTGGAGAGAAAACCCGGACGAATTATCCGCAGTCGATAGTCGGACGGCACGTCTGGAGCGCATCGAGGAAGAAATCAAATACCTCGAGCAGCAGGCGAAGAAAATCCGACTGGCCGAGGACAAGGAGGCGAGCAAGCAATGAACGATCCGTTTAACCAGGAACTACCACACAAGGATGAAGCAGAACGCACCGTATTGGGTGCGATGCTCCAATCCCGTACCGCCATTGACGAGGCGCGTCAGAAAATCACGGAAAACGACTTCTACCAGCCGAACAACAAAACGATTTATCGTCTGATCTGCGACCTGTCCGATCAACATGGCGACGTTGACGCCACACTGCTTTGTACAACATTGACCGAGCGGAAAATGCTTGATCGTGTTGGCGGCCTGAACTACGTCGGCAAGCTCATCGATTATGCTCCGACCACGTCGAATGTCGGCATCTATGCCGACATGGTCAAAGACGCGGCGAAACGACGCGACATCATCGCCATCGGCACCCGCATAGCGCAAATGGGTCATGCGAACGATGCCGACACCGACAGTATCATCGGCAACGCCTTGGACGAGGCGTTCCATATCGGAGAAGACGATTCCAATACCGATTACAAGGACATCTATACGGTTTCCACCGACATGCTTGACCATCTCGACAAGATTCAGAAGGAGGAAATCACCGAAGGAGTCCACACCGGATTCAGGGACATCGATGACGTGACCCACGGTCTGCAACCAGGGCAGATGATCGTCGTCGCCGGACGCCCGGCCATGGGAAAGTCCACGTTGGGAATGGACTTCGCACGGAATGCGGCCATTCATGACGACCAATGCACAGTCGTCTTCAGCTTGGAAATGAGCCGTGAGGAAATCGCGCAACGCCTGTTCTCCGCCGAGACGAACATTCCGTTGAATGTTTTCCGCGACCCGTCTCAGATGACCGACGAACGATGGCGAACCGTAAACGGTTTTTGGCAGAAGCTCGAGGACAAGCCATTGTATATCGATGATTCCGCGAATCTTAAGGTCCCTGATATTCGAGCGAAATGCCGCAGGTTGAAGGAGACGAAAGACCTGAAACTCGTGGTCGTCGACTATCTGCAGCTCATGTCCAGCGGGCGCATGACCGAGAACCGTCAGCAGGAGGTAAGCGACTTCAGCCGCCAGTTCAAACTGTTGGCCAAAGAGCTGCAGGTGCCGGTCGTGATCCTCAGCCAGCTGAACCGCAACGTGGAAATGCGCGCCGACAAAGTGCCTCAAATGAGTGACCTGCGCGAATCCGGCTCCATCGAACAGGATGCCGACGTGGTGTTCCTCGTACACCGTCCCGACGCCTATGACAAGGAAGACCGGCCCGGCGAGGCCGACATCATCATGGCCAAGCATCGCAACGGCCCGACCGAGACTTTCCACCTTGCTTTCCTTGGAAGCAACAGCAAGTTCAAGGACATGCCGCAGGACTATACGACCGGAATCTGACCCACAGAAGAAAAAAGGAAAACCCAATCATGGACGCGAAAATCACCGCCAAAGTGGAAACCATCACCCCGGAAATAGCGAAAACCATGCTCGGCGAAAACGTCAACAACCGGCGCATCAGCCGAGACAACGTCAACCTGTTCGCCCGCGAAATTCGCAACGGCGAATGGCGGTTCAACGGTGAGGCCATCAAATTCGGCAAAGACGGGCGACTGCTGGACAGCCAGCATCGTCTGCTCGCCGTCATCGCCGCCGACAAGCCGTTGACCACGCTCGTCATCCGAGGGTTGGAAGACGAAACCCAGCAGACCATGGACAGCGGAAAAACCCGCACCTTGGGCGACGTGCTCACCTTGCGCGGAGAAAAGAACTCCACGCAGCTCGCCTCACTGGCCCGCGCCGTGTATCTGGCCGACCAGCTGGGCATGGAGGCCGCCGCTCAGAACGATCTGAAACCCACACGCGGTGAGATTATCTCGTTCATCGACCAGACCCCGCAACTGGCGGACGTGCTCACCGCATCACGCGCGTTCCGCAGCCAATCCGGGGACATGCTGACCAGCAGCATGTTCGCCTCGCTCTGGTGGACGTTCGCGCACATCGACACGGATGCGGCCAACAGGTTCTTCACGAGCCTCGCCAGCGGCGCGAACCTGCAAGCCGACGATCCGATCCTCATACTGCGAAACACGTTGATGGCTCAGCCTCACAAGGCCGGCCGTTCCACCCGCGACAACCGTGTACGCATCGCCGCATTGACCATCAAGGCGTGGAACAAGTGGCGTAAGGGCAAGCCTCTCCGCCAGTTAAAGTTCTCAGCCGGAGAATCGTTCCCTACGCCACTCTGACCGGTTATCCACAATCCACAACAACTGTCCACATAAAAAACAATCAAAAAAGGAACCATCATGGCATACAACAAACGCTACCGCGTCTCCCACACATTCGAAAACGGGACCCGATTCATCGGCACCATCGGGATAAGGAACGCAACCCCGGATTTCCCCGAAAACATCGAAGGCCGTATGATCGTGGAATCGGTTAACGGACGATTCCAAGGCGTCTTCAAACTTGTCAACGGGACTGTCGGCCGCGTTTCTGGCGTAGTACTTCCACCTCAGCCAAAAAATTGGATCTTCGAGCCACAAGGTGCAGACAAGTATCTGCAAAACGAGACCGGGCCGAACGTGGAAATGCCTCGCACCGAACTCGACATCGCATCCAACCGGGAACCCCAGTATGACAGTGTCCTCAGCGACGGGACTCCCGACGATGCGGAATTGTTGAGTCTCATCGCCTGACCGGAGCGAGAAAAAATGGCACAGATACCATCCGGATTCACGTTCAACGACGACATCACCGAAGACGCAAGCGAAAGATTCCCGCCGCCCGCATTGGGCTCCACCAGCATCAACTGGAATGACGCCGGCAGCGTATACGACGCGATTCAACAGGTCAGCGAACAGTTCAAACAAGCGTTCGCCGACCTCATCGACCAGTCCGCAAAAGGCACTGACAATAGCGTGGAATCACGCCTGTTCTTCACCATCGCCGCCTACAGCGCCATGAACGAACTGCACGACATGACCGCCCCCATACTCTCCAGCACGCTCATGAACCAGCATCCCGACTGGGTGCCGGTCATCAACGGCTGCGAAAGCAACGAGGAACTGATGGAAGCCTGGCCGGACGTGAAAACCGTGCATGACGCGCAAATCCAAGCGAACAAAACCGGACGACCGGTACGAGTCCATTTGAAGGACGCCGACGTGGACGCGATCATCTCAGTACAACCGATAAAAGAGGAGGACTTCCATGCTGAACGAGCGGCCTGAAGGCAAAGACAAATTCGGATATGTGCTTATCGGATTGCTTGTCGCCTTCGTTATAATCCTAGTAACTTCGGCTGTCATCTGGAATTCAAATCATCCTGAGAAAGTCCAAGAAAACTTTGAAAAAATCGACACCCAGCAAGCAGAAGAGAAGAAGGGCGCCAAGCTCGGCCCCTACACCATCCAGTTGAAGGACAAAAAAGTAGTGGACTGCGTAGGTGGAGCCCTATATACCTATAGCGGGATAAATGTTATACCAACCTGCGATTGGGATCACCCAAGACAGCTGGCCCCTGATGAGAAAGCCAACAGACAAGCCGCATACGTGACCCTAGGAAACGGCGAACAGGTTCCCTGTGCAGGCAACAGTTACATCGAATGCGGCTGGCAGTTGAAAGACGAACAATGAGCTTCACCAGCCTCACATCGCATGTAATCCTGCTAATGCTCGTCAGCTGGATGGGCGCCGAACTATTGGCCTCTGGGAATCGGATGATCCGTAGGGTGTTCGGGAAGCTCAGCGTACTGCTCGGCATGTATGCGTTGACATGCCTGCTGATAGAGTGTGGTTTCTAGTGGTATTTTCTACCGCTGGTAGCCTTGACCCTCGGTGTCGTGGATACGACCCGTGGGGTAGCCGCACTCTTCGCGGCGTGTCCACCGGTGGGGTGGAATCGTTCGTCGTGTTCCCGTAGGAGCATGGCGAGGATCTGTCTGCGGCCGATCCGACGCCATCCGTCCTCGCGGGAACGTCTCGCGAGTATGTTGTGGCTGGCGTTGATGTCGGCTTGTGACCGGTATCCGCAGCATGTGCAGCGGAAGTGTTCCTGCGTTGGCCGGTTGCGTGGGTTCACGTAGCCGCAGCTGGGGCATTCCTGGCTGGTGTACGCGGGGTTGACCTTGGTGACGGTGATCCCCTTGTTGTCCTCCAGGTCCTTGAGCTTGGCTTTGACGGCGTTTCGTCCGGCCCGGCTGATGATCCTGTTCATCTTCTTTGATAGGCCGCCGTTGCGGAAGTCGAGTTCCTCGACGACGATCTCGCGGATCTCCTGCCGGGAGAGGAGGTTAAGGATCCGGTTGACCTCGTTGCGCGTGTAGTCGCGGATACGCTTGTTGAGGTTGCGGTAGCGGCGTGACTGCCTGTAGCGTATCCCGCTTTTCGCCAGGGCATGCGTCAGGGCGGTGAGTTCCTTGTCGCGTTGCTGAAGCCACGTGTAGAGTTTGAGCCCGTGCAGTTGTCCCTGGCTGGTGGCGAACAGGCTCTTCAACCCCCAGTCCATGCCGATGACCATGCCGGACGAACGCTTACGGGCTTTCGCTTTGACGGTCATCAGGTGCAGGTCGATAGAACCGTCCCTGTTGATTCGGGCCTGCAGGTGGTTGGCTGCCTGTTCGTCGCCGTGGAGGGTGTTCTCGTTCATGCGGGGGTCGACGGTCAGCGGGATGCGGACGGGGTGCCCCTTGTCCAGGGTGGACACGACGGCCCAGTATTGGAAGTGAAACGCGTTCACGGGGGTTCCGACGCGTGCGATCTTGCCGTCCATGCTCATGGTCCGGCAGCGCCTCATATCCGGGAAGGGGACTCGTTCGCGCAGATGTTTGATGATGCGCCGCGCCATCTTGTGTGCGTCATCGGCGACGGACTCCCACCATGCGTGACGCAGGTTGATCCGGTGTAGCGCATGCTTCAAATCGGGGCTGAGGGTGGAGCCGTTGACGGTCTTCCTGAACTCGTCCTCACGTAACGCGATCCATGAGTCCAATGCGGCGCGCGCCTGACGGTCCACGGAATCCCACTGGCGTTGCGACAGCATGTCAGGGAAGCCTTTGGAGTCGATCCAACGCGGCAGGACGCCGGATTGGACGAACGGGCGCGTCCAACAGGACATCGCCAACGTGAGTCCGGCCCGCCATACGGGAAGCAGGGCACGCAAGGCTTCAACCTTGCCTTGGTTCATGGGGGATTTCGCCTGATACGCGTGGTAGGCCATGCTAGTCTTGCTCGCCATCAGACCCTCCCTCCTCCAACAGTCGGACTATCCGTTGGGCCCGCTCCGCACGACGTCGCCCGTACAGGCGGGCGGAAAACGAGTAGATGATCGATACGAGGTCCTGTATCAGGTCCGTCCGGTCATCCGCAGCTTCGTTGACCACGAGGATGCGCCGGCCGGTCTGTTCGGCGAACAGGCGGAACCATTCGAACCCGAACCGAGTCAGCCGGTCCTTGTGTTCGACGATCAGGGTCCCCCAGTCGTCACGCTTCAACAGGGCGGTTAGCTTGCGCCTCTTGTCGTTCACGCCGGACCCGACCTCAGCCACGGAGGCCACGACCCGGTACCCGTTGGCGACAGCCCAATCCTCCATGCGCTTCTGCTGGGCAGGCAATTGGGTCTTGCGTTTCGACGGGTCGGACACGCGCGCGTAAATGACGGCATCCCTCTCCGAGGCCTTCGTATCGTCGGGCACGATGATCGCACCCATCTCATCCTGGTATGCGCCCGGAATCCGCCCTGCCTTGTAACGGTTCCACGCGGCACGATACTGGATGTCGTGACGCTTCGCATACTCGGATAGTTTCATGACATCCAGTATAACACAGAATACCACAGAATACTATACTTTAAGTGACTAGTCGTAAGACGTATCCAACCTGGCCCATGGGCATGCCCCGTTCATCGGTCTGCCGGTCAGCGGAATCATGCTGTGCGTCGCGGTTCTGTATGCGATTCGACATATCGGCGGATACAGGAAAGGACAATGATGGTTGACTATTCCGATTGGTTGAATTCTCTGCCTAGGGAATTCCATCTGAATACTGGGTGGTTTCTGGTCATTGCAATCGTCTCCGTATCCGTCATGTTTCTGATACTCGCTCGCTGCAGAGACCTCACCGATAGCTTAGGTTGGGAAAAATGCCAAGCATGCATCACAAGCCTCATCATCGCCGCCTGGGCAATTGGACTGCTTTGGTTGTCAACTACAACCGGAACGGAGCCACAGTACTTGACGTTCACGGAAAAGACGGAACGGACGTTCAATGTCAGTCATCTGCGTTGCGAAAATATCGGCGGATGCCCATCCAAGAAGCTGCCGGAAGATAGAACCGAGGCCACGTGGCTGCAGGGCAACAGGTATGTCAAGGGGTGGATACTTGTGGACGGCAACAAAGTCGGTCTCGTTGGATCCAATGGAATCCTATTAACGGTTAAGGAATCGTAA